CGATGTGGAGCGGGAGACCGGATACATTTGTATTTATCGTATACGAGTGGAGCTCCAGCCAATGCGGCTCACGATATTACTGCACAGATTGATTTGTTTTAGACCGGCGGGCATTTCAAACCGGCACTTTTTCAAAGTAAAATTGAGTGTATGATTTAAGCGAATGACTCATACAATCAATAGTAATGCCAAATATAGCAGTGTTGAACGAAAAAATCGTAACTATACCTGATATATACAAGTTCAACATAAGTAAGACTAGTCCTTTTCTTTGCTTCAACTGCGATAAGCCAGTTCATTTTAGGCAATCAAGAAATGCTGATAATAACTATACAGAGCATTTCTATCACCCTAATAATGTAAAAGAGACCCATATTGAGTGTGAAAGAAATACATTGGAAAGAGTGCGTGATAATGATACTTGGCACAATAAACTATCTGGGTTAATAGAGCAGGAAAATAGAGAGGTTGTTAGAAAGAATGATGCTGTAAAACACATCGTTGATGCGTATGATAGTCTAAATGATATGGGTATAGAGTTTCAGAATTCGCCTATTTCGGTTGAGGCTATTCAGAGTAGAGATGCAACTACGCATTTGGATTGGATCTTCAATGTAGAAAATCAGTATATACGAAAGGTTCAGATTGGTAATAAAATCGTATGTGAAATACCACACGACAACTGGGAAAAGGCGGTTAAGGCTGTAAAAAACACTGTCTATCTGTACACTGGTCGTAAGGAATGGATTTTACTTGAAGATAGAGAGAACTATCATATTGAAATAGATAAGAAACGAAGAAATGTATGGATAGGCAAACCCTGTTCGTTTCAGAAAATACACGATGATACTTGCCTACAAAATATGCTTACTGAAGAGGGTTTAGCACACTTTCAAGGTATTACTAAAGAGTTAGAGAAGGTTCGTATCATTTACGCAAGATGTAAAAAATCAATGTATCTACTTGATGGTATTCACAGAAGATATGTGAATAAGCATCAGTTTGAACCGAACGAAATTCTTGCTATAAAGTCAGTAGCAGGTAGTGGAAAGACTACGACTCTACTTGAACTTTCTAAGATACACAATACTAAAAAGATATTATACCTTGCCTTCAATAAGGCACTTATTACAGATATTGGTGCTAAGATTAAGAAACAAGGTATAAAAAACTTACACCCACAGACATTTCATTCATTAGCAAGAGGGGCATTTATATCTGTAAAGAAAAGAGAACCTGATATTACAGAACTAAAACCACAGACTATTCATAATACTATACCTTGGTTCAAAGGTAAGCCATTTGCTATTAGAAAGTATTATGTAGAGTTGTATAAGAAGTTTTGCGGTAATCCTTATATCAAAACAACACAAGAATATTCAGATAAGATTATTGGTAAAGATACACCATTACTCAATTCATTATGGAGTAAAACTATGCTAAATCAACTACTTACATTTGAAAGTCTATTGAAGTTGTGTCTGATTAATAGATGGCTAAAAGAGTACATAGATGCAACATACGATATGATTATGATTGATGAGACGCAAGACTTTGATATTATGATGTTGAATATGTTATTGGCTGATACGACTATACCTAAAATATTTGTTGGAGATCCAAAACAATCAATCTATCAATGGCGTGGATGTATTAACGGCTTTAATCATTTACCTCCTACTGCTCTTATAGTAGAGTTTTACTCAACATTTCGTATTGGAGACCCAGCGTGTGAAATCATTAGAACAAAGTTCAAGGATTGCTGGATGATTTCAAAGAGTAATCATAATACAGTTCTTACTGATGATATAGAAAGCATTAAGGATGAAAAATACACATATCTATGTAGGAGTTGGCAACATCTACTTGGATTAGCACAAACTACTAAGGATATATGGATTTGTAACTATGAAGAGCAATGCGATAAGATGAGAAAACTACATACAGTGCTTTCTACATTTGGCGGTAATATTGATGACGAAGAATTCTCAGATGATTTGCCTAAGTTTCTAAGGTCTATTACAAAAGATGCACTTGAAAAGATTATATCTACAATAGAAGAAAACATAACAAGTAAAGCAGAAGCCAAAGTCAAGTTCTATACCATACACGCCTATAAGGGATTGGAAGATGATAATGTTAGAATAGCAGATGACAATGATGATATAGGAAACGAAGAAGGTAATAATTTATATTATGTAGCACTTACAAGAGGTATGAAAAATATCATTGAAGATATGTAATAGTTATTTATAAACCTTTGGTTCTCTTCTTCTTGTTTGCGTTAGTTTCAATAGTGTATCACTACGAAATGCGTGTAAGAAATAGTTATTATAGTTTTCCCTCTTTACTTTAGCGATACTTTTTTGGACTATCTTTTTTATATCATCAAATGATATTGGCGATGCTTTCCCATTCTCTCTTACTTTTAGTGCCGGTTTGAAATGCCCGCCGGTCTAAAAAGGTGCCGGTTTGAAATTTTCATTGGTCTAATATGTTATTTGTGATATCAAATCCAGGCTCTCCAGCTTGCAAAGTAGGATTTTTACTATACCAGTTTGCACCTGTATCTCTTCGGAGCTTGGAACCTCACGTTTGTCGGAGGACAGTTACTCATTCTTATTAAACAGCACAGACAACTGTATTGGCATTTCCTGCGTCGATGACAGCAGTTCCGTCATTACCATCCAAAATNCATATGTCGCCAGTAGCAGAACCGTCATAAATCGCATCATGTACCTGGCACTTTCCATAAGGACATACACAGATTGCTGTGAGACTCGCATCAAGGTATCCGTTCATAGAATCCTTGTAGTTTGAAGTAGCAAATCCTCGGAGATTGGCTGTTCTTCGCGATTTTTCTGTAAACATAGAAGCATCGCGTGTTTGCGAAACATATACTTTCGTCTTTCGTACATCAATCGGAACCCATGGCAGATTGAGTGGATTCACTTCCACGGAAACGGGGTCTCTGGATAGGTACGACCATCCAAGCAAAAGAAACAGAATACCGATGGCACCCGTGTTGATATTAAACCAACTCATTATACCTTTCTAGTATATCTTCTTCGGCGTGTTCTGCGACCGAATCCACGTACAGATTTTCCGATGTTGGAAAGAGCAACGTGTTTCATCGTAGGTTTGGTTGTTAAATGACCCTTTGCTGCCAGCATTTCTATCGCACGCTGTTTTTGAGTCTTGNCCTTCAATGGCATTTGTATTATTATAACACTCAGTTTTGAGCAGTTATAAAAGTACAAGCTTTACTTAAACTATTTAAGCAGTTTCTGGCTTCTTGAAGTGGACTTTCAAGAATGATTGGAGGTTCAAGTAGGTAACCTCATCCTTGTCGCTGACTCGCAAGAGTTTTCCTAAGGCAGCATTTGGAAGAATGCGGCGCTTGAAAGTGGGGTCAAAGCAGGAATGAGATTTGACGTACTCACTGATGAACTTGGTGACCTCAGTTTGAGAACGCTTAGAACCGGCTGGGAGTCCCATGAAGGCAGAGAGCTCATCAGTCAATGGGCGTTGAACCAAGAAGGCATTGTTTGCACGTCTTGCCTCCCAAGCCTTTCGCTCCTCAGGAGTCATGTCGGCTGGGTTCTTGCGCTTCTTCTTCTTGGAGTCTCGTTGCTCTCGCTTGGATTGCTTAGCAGCCTCTTGGACGGCTCGGACAGCATCACGGACTTTGGCGCTGAACTCAGAAGACAAGGTCTTCAACTTCTCGGAGAGAGAAGCGAGTAAAGCGTCAGAGGATTGTGAAACAGCAGGAGCGGTTTCAACAATCGCTGGAGTTGCTGCTGGAGCAGCGGTAGTTGGAACTACAATTTCGGCTTTTGCCTTTGATACCTTCTTGGTAGCAGTTTTAGTAGCAGCAGGGGTTGCGGCTACTGGAGCAGGGGTGGTAGCTTCAGCAGCTACNGCTTTCTTGGTGGTCTTCTTGTCGCTGGCCATCTTGTTTGTCTTTACGGAAGCAATTGTTGCACTCATTTCTAACGCGGTTGTTATACTTGTTATGCTCCGCGGTCATGTAAATAGGTTTTTCATACGCGGTATAGGGCGGACATAATCCAAAAAATAACGATGTAGGGGTCTCGCGGGAGTGTGACCATTTTCATCAGCGTAAAAAGTCCATAAAAAAGAGACTGAACGGGGGTGGCGTTTCGAAAGCAGCGGGAGTACGACATACACATTCCATAGAGGCCCCTCTTGACGATTCCTGCATTTTTCTTACCGCTGAAATCATCTTGTAANATACGAAAGACCANATTCAAGTGATAGCTCCGTATGTCCAGAAACATTCGGGGATGGACGTCCACAAAACCATTGTCCACGAAGGACTGGCAGATGATATTCCATCTCTCTTCTAATCGTTCACCGAATATATCGGAGTCGGGAGGAACGGGCAGTCTGTGTCGCAACCGGAGTCCCCATATTTCTCGGAGTCGCTTGCGAGTATCTTGTGAAAGAGGATTTTTAGTATATGGATTGGTAGGTGTGAACGATTTGCGGCACCATACCCAGATGGAAGAAAACTCAAATGCCCAGAGTTTGTCATTGTCCTCGAACGAAAAGTATTCCAGTGGATGTATCTTTTCTTTTTCCAGGAATGTTATCGGGTCTTCGTCGTTGACTATTCCTGCTCTGTGTACTACGCCCTTTCCTGCAAGTTTCAAACGTTTTCTAAGCAACCACCCACGAAAAATGGACTGAAACCGTGTCAGAGGTAACAGACGGTGAGCATTAACCTCTTTCCATATCTTGACATTCTTCGCTTTGGAATGTCTACCGCAGAACCGAATACCAAAGAGTGCGTTGGCTTTACATTGTTCTGTGGATTTCTTGTTCTTCACAGCATCACATCTCATTATTTGAATAAGTATAGATTCTTGAAAACCGTAAAAACGGAAAGTCCTTTTTTCAGTGTATCGGATAGTACAACCAACAAAATGGCAACGAACGCAATCATCAACGTGAACAACATCGATATGGGAAAAGTGACCTTTGCTGAAATTCGCACTAACAAAGCTGGCGGAAAAAGTGTAGCAATCAAGTACAACGGACAAAATCTTCAACTTCGCATTCCAAAGTTGACTTATATGGCAGGTGTCAATGTAAGAACAGATGAAAACAGTGGCAACCGCAGTTACAGTATTCCAGCCTCATTTACTGGATGTGACACTTATGCAAAAGAACGAGACAACTCGGGAACCGAGGTAGGAAATCTCTACAACTTCTTGCTAGACCTCCAAGAAAAGGTAATCAAGACCGCTGTTGAGAAAAGTGTATCCTGGTTCTCTAAGGCGAGAAAAGAAGAGGTCTTGCGAGACAGCTTCAAGCAAATCCTATCTCCCTCCGTGGAAAAGGTAAATGGTGAGTGGGTTCCAAATGGTAAATATCCTCCAAGCTTTCGTATGAAGATTCCAGTCTACGATGGACAGGTCTCCATGGAAGCAGTTGACAACACTGGCAAGCCAATCGCATTGACCGAGAGCAATCTTGAACAAGTGTTTCCAAAGCGAGTAGAAGCAAGACTCGTGGCCAGTCCTACCGTCTATGTATCCGCTCTTGGATTCGGTGTAACTTGGCGAGTGACCTACGCTCAAGTCTTCCCAACTCAACGAGTGACTGCCGCTCAAATCTTCATGGACGATATTGAAGAAGAAGTGTCATCTACTCCTGTTCCTCTCTCTCAGGTTCAGGAAGAACAGGCTCCTCAAGAGGAGGAAGCTCAAGAGGAGGAAGAGACTCCTGCTGCTCCTGTTCCACCACCAGCTCCTGCGAAAAATCGACGACGAGTGGTTGCAGCTTAAGCCAAACACATGTTTCTAGTGGTGGCATGTGAATCGTAAAATCATCATCAATAAACACCACTTTTTCCTTTTGGGGGAAGTCCAGAGGAAATGTTTCGTTCTGCGATTCATGGATTCTTGAAAACGATTTTTTACCACATACCTTGCAGTGATAGTATCTTGGCATGCTAATCAACATGGCAGGAGTGACCACACGAAACGGTCCGTCCAAACACTGTTCCAAAAATGTCATAGGATTTTTCAACCAACCCTCTGAGATGAAACGATTGTACACCGACTCGGGAAGAATGCTCCATAGACTTTCGTCGGTCACTTTCCATCCACTTTCTTGCAGAAGCGTTCCGAACTCGGATTCCTCAAACCAGAGGAGTCGCATATTTGCCTGATTTTTTAAATCGTGCTCCGCCAGCCCAACTCTGTCAAAATCTTCGTCGTACAACCAGTATACGTTTGCATGCGTGTATTGAGGGTCTCGTGAACCGCGATACACTTCGCGTCCATCCATATTCCACAGATCGGATACGACATCAATATCGTGCTCTTTGATGTCCGGTGAAATATCAGAATATACTACTTTCGGATTCAGTATAGAAAACATTATTTATACATAAGATTAATCAAAACTTACCACAACGCGTACATCATGACGACGTACAGATTTCGTTGCTGATCGTGAGAGTTCGTGTCTTTTTCTGCGTCCATCTTCCACCGTCTTGGGCTGAATATGAGTAGAAGATGCCTCCATATCTGCATGAACCTCATCATAGTGCTCTTCAAGATAATCCAGAATCTCGTCCTGAATCGCCCACTCAAAGAAATTGAGCTGACCAACAGTTGTACTTGTATCCTTGAACTGAATACGCTTCCAACGGCAGAAAGGATCGAACATCTTCTTGCTATACGCCTTCAGATTGGATTTGTAAGTAAGGTACACAATCACGTGCCGATTCCCATTTTTTGTGAGATAGGAAATATTGTGCTTCTTAGCATAGTTGGTAACCAACCAATCTATGAGACGCAAACTGATATTGGACTCTCCACTTAATATTTTTCTTACACGTTCAAAATGTTCTGGCTGCGCATAGAATGTCTCTAAGCGATGTAATACCCATTCTTCTTTACTTTGGATTGTAGTTTCCATAGTTGTTTTATACGTATCCGTTGAAAATGGGTTTTCTTGAACGAGGAATAACAGAGGTAATGATAGAACAGCTGAAAGAATGGCTGTTGAATAACAAACCATATACTCGTCTCAATACCAGAATAAAACACTTTGTTCTGTTCTGCAAAACACTCGAACCCGGACTCTCTTACAATGCTATTAAACGTGAAGTGGTCAAGAACGTGGATGTTCTCATGAAAGGCGAAGTGGGCAGACACTGGATGAGAGACCGGTGTTTTGAACGAGTCATTCGGCTTTATGGAGCCAATGACCAACGTACGTCTGCTTGGCACGCGAAACGTAGTGAAATGGTGACCGCTTCTGAGATACACTATCTTTTCACAACACCTGCTGCTCGTCTTGAGGTGATGATGCGAAAGATTGTTCCTCAGCCCAACGGTTCCGGTGGAAACTCAAATGCTCTCATCTGGGGAACACGATTTGAGCCCATAGCAAAAAAGCTGTATGAGGAAAGAACCAACTGTCATATAATCGACGTGTCGTGTGCTCAACACCCGATATACCCATTTCTTGGAGCATCGCCGGATGGTCTCATAGTGCCGAACGACGCAAAGGATATGAATCGATACGGACGTCTCGTAGAGTTCAAGTGTCCCATTTCAAGAGCGCCGAAGGATGAGATACCGATTGGGTATCAGTACCAGATGCAGCTTCAAATGGAGTGTACGGGAATAGATGAATGCGAGTACGTGGAGTTTCGGTTCAAGCAGGTATTCTATAACGAGTGGGAATCGTTCAAGGACATCAAAGGATTCTTTAGTGTCTCGCCTTCTGGAAAGGTAGTGTACGATGCCTATCAAGAAGAGGAGGATACGCAAACAATATTCTGGATACTCGTATCCATCAAAGAGGATTTTGTTAAAAGGGACCCGGAGTGGATGCCGAAGCACATTGATGCTGTCAAGCAGTTCTGGGACGAGGTTCTTTATCACCGCGAACACGGAACCGTTCCGGAAAAGCCATCACTTCCCTCACTTGATATATGATTTGTATTGGTTGACCTGCCAGGGCGACTGAACGCCTTCAATGGGTCCCATGTCGTAGCGAGCAGGAACCATGTGGTTGGTGGTTTGCATGTAGGACGAGTCGGATACGGCAATTGTTTTTGCAATCTGTCTCGTGTCCAGAAACTCAGGTTGAAACTTCTCAACAGAGAATCCGCTTATTACATGGAATATCACGAACAGGCCGAAGAGAAGGGCTCCAAAAAGTAGCAGTTGCTTGTTCATTATTATTGAACCTCCGAAAAAAACGAATCACTTACAATCTAAAAGATTTGTATATAACAACATGGAAGAGAAAGCACTTGATACACTTAAAGTTATGTTTGGCCGTCGCAAGTTGGACACCAAAACCGAACGAATAACGATAGACGGACTTGAAAACGTCAACCTCTATACGATGGGGAGCGCTCTCGTTGTCTTCAGTCAGAAGGACAAGGTGCTTGAAAGAGATATTGAAAAGTTCTTGGCCGCAGCACGGGATAACGAATACAACAACAGAATCGTAATCGTTGCTCTTTCACCACCTTCAGAAAATGTGCTCAAGGTGGTCAAGGGGTACGCAAAGGACAGGATTGAGTTCTTTCATATTCGTCAGCTTCAGTTTGATATCACTACTCATCGCATGGCCATGCCTCATCGTATTCTCAACGAAGACGAGAAAACAAAGGTATTCAATGACTACAAGGTTTCCTCTCCGGAAACACAGCTGCCCTGGATAGATTCTCAGGATATTATGGCGAAGTGGATAGGCGCCATTCCGGGAGACATCATTGAGGTCACTCGCCACAGCGATACCGTAGGAAAAGCGTTCTATTATCGCTACTGTGCGGAAGATGTAAATGTAGCATAAGAATAATATGGACGACCTGGAATCCACCTACCAAACACAGTACGCCCTCTACGAAGAAGCGATTGCTTCTCCCAATCCCGATGCTGCAAAAATAAAACAACTGAACATTCAGATTGCAAAAACACTGAATGCCATGATTGAAACTCTGACGAATGTCAACAAAGAAACAGCCAGCATAAAAGTNTACCGAGATGAGCTCATTCAGCGCCTTCGTCAGATACAGTGGGAGTACAACGGTCTGATTCAAAACACGGACAATCTGGAAACACTTCGCAGAATCCGTGAGTCAGAACAGAAGAAGGCCGACGGGTCTTTTTACATTTACTTTTATGGGTTCGTTGCTGCCTGTATAGCTCTGGTGATTGCCATTCTGATGAAACAAGAATCCCTTGCAATCAGTTTCTTTCCAGGACCTACACCATTGCTGCCACAGCCATCAGCACCCCTATTATAGCAACCTTGATGTAGTAAGGACTGTAATCCGTTGCCTTTTCACTGTTTGCCTTTCTTTTCTTTTCCGATAGGTACTTGTCCTGAATCTCGGGACCCTTTGTCTGAATCATCTGCGACTCCTTATGAAGTTTTTCTAACGAAGCTTGGTCAGGAGGATTGAATCCAGCAATAAATTGATTGTTACTGTCCACGTTCGCCTGCATGCTGTTTAGTGTTTTTTCCACCGCTGTTTGGGCAACTGCTCGCGCCTGGTCATACGACGGGTCGCCAAACGTCTTGAACTTGACGTAGTTTGTGTTGTAAATATCAAGCGTCTTCAAAAAATCGTCCGAAGACATGTATGATTGCTGTGCCATTATCTTGTTGCTCATAAACAAAAATGCCTGTCCGTTCCTATCTTGAATCATCACCAACACCCCACTACAAACTTACCACCGATGCTTCTCAGCATACTCGTTATATTCGTTTAGCAGCCACCATCGCTCCTTATCTAGGTAAAGGAGCCAATCCTGCTCCAACCCTCGGATGGAAGTCCAATGAGGTTTCTGCCGGTGCTCGTTTAATGGCTCCTATTTTCGGCACATACAAAGCTTTTATTCCAAACCGTTAAGTAATAGAATGAGCAGCGACCAAGTGGCTCAACACGATACCATTCAATCGGAATACGCTGCTTACAACAGTGCCAAGTCCGAAATCAAGAAAACCATCGACGTTCTGAAACCCCTCCGACCTCCCACTGCGCCTGCCTCCGATTTGGCCATCGAGCGACAGAGCATCANGGCGATTGCTGCGAGGAACCTACATGTTATTCAGATTGCCCTTCTGACCGTGCTCATATGTCTTCTTGAATATGTCGTGGTCGGTGCGCCCTTCGTTCACGGGCTCGCTTTCTTAACCATGTGTGTCGGCATTGCAGTTGGAATCTATCTTTCAGATATATAATGAGTGGTATGACTGCCGACCAAGAGGCAAAAACGATTAGTGCGACCTACCAAAAGAAATACGACGACCTCACCAATCAACTCGCAATCCAACAGAAGTCCATCGAAACCATGAACAATATTCAGGACAAGATTGGAGGCATCAAAGATGACCTCATCTTTTCTGTATCGACTTTCAAAAAGCAGATTGCTGATATTCAGAACCAAATCAATATCGACAACCATGAACAGGAAAAGAAAGTCAGTCAGGTGATGGAGTGGATTGACACCATCATAAATATACTGGTCATTCTTGCCCTCGTGGTTGCAATCGTATCAGTGGGACGCAGATTGTATTATAGATACGCGCTTCCTTCACAAACAGAGATTATCAATAGAAGTTAATGGAAGTAGAGGATAATCGCACTGTTGCCGATTTTCAGAAAAAAACATTTTGCGGACATCCCCGACCGCACGTAGTGAAGGTCCTCCTTCAGAACGTACAACTCGGACACGCGGACTATGCCTGTTACTGGACACTGGAGCTCCTATGCTCGGGTCTCGTTCACACGCTCTGGATGGCATTTTTCAATGCCGCAGCCATCCACATCAACCGTGCTCAGCCCAACGTATTTTTATACCTGGCAGATACCTACGAACGATATGCTCCAATTGAGTTCGGATACACGGTCTCAAACATGACCTCCATTCGCAACCATCCAGATGTTCGCCGTATCGTTTGCGAGGTCGCTGCCACTCTCTCGCTCTGTAGAAAGAACAAGCTGCCGTCTCTTCCTACCATCAAGCCCGAACACGACTTCGACCCCATCACCATTCAGGAACACCTGAAAGCGCCCTCCAGTATTTTTGGAAAACTTGCTCTTCGTCCCAACGACCCCATCACAGTTGCTGTGCCCGTCAACGAAATATGCTACTGTTTAAGACCTGATGTACGTGACGTGACACGCACTCTTTATTGGATGTCCTGGATACTCGCCTTTTGTAGAGAGCACAAAAAACAGACCAAGGAGAACCTGCTTTTCTCAAATCGCGGAGACGACTATGGCGCAGGAGGAACACATCCGGTCTGGCTATTCTGGGAATGTATACAAAAACAGTCTCAGCACTACAATCGGAACTACATTGATACGCTTCACAAAATGTACGGTCTGCGTTGGTCTGCTTCGGATGCGAAATCGCGACAACCGCTGGTTGTTGCTGCTGTCGTCATTCTGTGCGAGGGAACAAGCATGGATACTACGCCAGTCTCCGGAAATACGTTGGCGGTTTCCAATGTTCTCAATGGAATGCCGGCGTGGATGGACGCGATAATACGAATGAAAAAGAGTTTTTCGTAAAACGAATTAGAATGAATAAATAACCATTCCATCAATGACTCAATATATTCCAGTTATTTCTGCCTCGGCAGTAGCGTCGATTATCGGGCTCAACAAATACAGGCCTGTGGAGCAGGCGATGTACGAAGTGCTTATCAAGGACAAAGAAATCAAGGAGAGGATTTATCGGATTCAAAGAGAGACCAATCGCAAGTCCATTATGAGCTTTAAAAATATGGTTCTTGCGGATCAGAATGTTAAGGACGTTGTAACAAGTTCTCTTACTTCCTGCAACGGACTTGAAGATTTGACACCTGTACTGAAGCAAGCAGAGACATCTGCTTCCGCTGTTCTTGCTCTCAAATATGAGAACATCCCTGCCTCTCTTCATGCTGTTTTAAAAAATGAGGTAAGTGGTCAGATTGCGAGACAGCGAGGGTCAGCAAATGAAGATGGTATTCTTGACCAGTATGAAAAGGATAATAATGTACAGGTCATTGAACGCAATACCAAATCTTTGAAAAAGACGTATTACAACTTCACTCTTTCAGGAAGAACGGATGGCTACGTCGCTTCGCTGAACCGAATCGTGGATTCCAAGGACAGAGTGCGCTTCATTGCAGAGCCGCCTATTTATGACGAGGTTCAGATGAGAGTGTATATGGACATGGGCGGTATACCCGAGGCAGAGCTGATTGAACGCTTTCCCAACGCTCCTACACGAACGACCATCTTTCAAAACGACCCCGTCAAATGGAAGGCGATTGAGGATGCAGTTGCCTATGCTGCCAACATCTTACAAAAGGCTGCTGTGGATGAGGAAGAACTAAAACGAATAGTTTTCGCAAACACGGTGGAGTTAAAGTAATGGAAATAGTAATCGAAACAACTGTTCCTTCGGATTTAAACCCAGGAAAAACATACGAAACCACCTATATCTACATCGGACTTCGTAGATACGACACTGTGAATCAGAAGATTCAAACAATCACACGAGAAAATGGCAAGTTCTTCTTTGATGAAATGGAGCACACGCCCGACCTTTTCTCACGTGGCTACCACACCGAGCTTGTGAGAATAACGGAGTATTCGCAGAACCCAAGAATCTGGAGAGAAGAGGTCAACGATTGCGTATATCTCTATCGGCAAATCGGGTCGGCATAAGACAAATGGACCTTCTATCTTTTGGAATAGCGGTCGTAGTATGTATCGGTATGCTTCACCTGACTGCTTTTTGGGTAGTCAAGCAGATGCATCCGGTCGAGCCCGAACCCGAGCCAGTTTTCACGCAACCCACACCAGTTATAGTAAATGAACCTAAACCGAATGAAGAACATGTACCGACTGAAACCCCTAGTACGGAAAGGGAACTCAGCGTTATTATCCCAACAGTACCTGAAGATACCCCAGTACAGCGGGACACCGGGGTGGATATACCTAACGCATGATAGAGACGGAATCGGACATGCTTTTTACACGGACATGAAAGACACTCACATGGAACCATTACCCATCATCATGGATGAACGCGTATGTTCCGACACCATTCTGCGTGTGGTAAAACTTTCCAAGGATGTATTTTTGGCATATGATATTTTTGTTCTCAACGGAACCGATTATCATGGACGCAAGACCTATCAAGAACGTAAGGATATGCTCTCTCAGATTCTTGAACTGTTTCACAACACTTCCCTGACTGCACTCATCCACGTGGATGATGCGCCCGTTGGATGCGTTATTCGCGGACACGAGTATTATGATACGATTCCGGGAAGTATCGGTATTTTTTTAGAGTGTGAGAGTAAATGAGTGGCACATGTGGAATGATGGGCGGCCGTCGTCGCAAAACAAGAAAAATGAAAGGAGGAAATGGATACGGAGTGACTACCAATGCGAGTGACGTCATCGCACCAGGAGCACTTGCGTATGTTCCAAATAACACATCAGGAGGACCTGTTACTCCAGGACCTACTGGTGGTCGTCGTAGAAAATCAAAGAAGAGCTTGAAGAAGTCCAAGAAGTCTCGTCGTAGAAAGAGCATGCGAGGCGGAGGCTCCATCAGCGGAGTCGGTGCTTCGTTCGCAGGAACCGGGTCCCGTGGAATCGCCGATTATGTGGGATATGCTTCCAACCTTCCACCAGCGGGCTTTCCTATTCCAACCGGAACACGATAAACAGCATCTGCAAAAACATATGGCATATACGCGGGGTCGTTCGTCGTTATGAACGGTCCTCCATTCGACATACAGTGTAGATACATTCGCTGCATTTCAAACCGAAGTTCAGTGTATTCTATCCACTTGTTCCAGGAGTTGTAGGCTCCCATTCCTGTGGACACGACGGTCATAGGACTGGCCTGCTTCAAGAATACGAAAAATAAAGTTATCAATGGCATGAGAATCATCTCACTGATAAGGTTAATCGTTTTTGCCCACGACTCGGGTGAGCATTCTTTCTTTAGTTGTATATATCGCTCAGCCTTCTCGAACGGAGTCATCTGCTTCTATTACTAATCCGTCCTCTGGAAATTCTGTTTCCTTAAACGACTTAGAATCGATGTAGACAACCTTGCCATCCGGCACGAGCATTTCAATCAAGGATGGACGAATCACGTTTCCTGGAACCAAGAACTTGCCAAAGGTACGGGTCAAGTCGGTCTCTGTTTCCTTATTCCCAACCCATATCCAAGGTATCTTGACAGGTGCGAAAGGGTCGCCTTCATAATCCGTAATATATTCGCCTTCATACTGAACACGTATTCTCTTATGTTCACCATCTTCCCACTCCTCTAAATAGAAGGCATTTTCTGGAATAGGAATGTTTCGGTAGGTAGGGTCGTATTCATGTTCGTCTGACACAAAATATACACGAGTGGGTCTGCCATCTTCATTGTTGCTTGCCCAAAAAGTTGCTGCAAATGTATTTAACATTCTGTATAGGATTGTAAGATACCGAAGTATCTCAAAAAGATAGTTCATTTATAAAAGTGTATCCAGTTCGCTTTAGATGGCATTGGACTGTTCCGGAAGGTCACCCTCGCGAGCATTCTTGTCCACAAACTTTTCACGCACGAACATATCATCGAGTCTCAATCCAAGAGCAATGGATGTTCCCAATGCCGTGATGATGAAAGGAATAGCAACCAAGAACCAGGAAACAACGCCGAGTCCCATTCCGCAGAATAAGTCAAGAACGATGACAGTTGCAATACCGAAGACTGCTTTGATTGCTAGGGTCACGAACATCCCGTTTGCTAAGTCCAATCCAAGTTGAACGACCAAGAAGACTAAATATAAAAGGGCAGGGGGACAGAGGTCCTCGATAAAACGCATATTAATGTATTACACTTCATTAAGATAAAATGACGGACAACACCATTCGCATTATTAAAGAAATGACATTCTGCACTNNCGACCAAGCACAGTTAGCTCTTGAAAAATACGGAGACGTATTCAAAGCTATCGAGCATCTTCTTCCCGATTCCGGTCAAAAGAAAAGACCAAGAAATGATGATACTGCGATTGAGGACCCGGAACAGCGCGAACGTTGTAAGCGAGGACGAGAGCTTCAGGACAAGATTAACGCCGTATTTTCAGTCGCCCATTCGAAATTGAAAAGTTCTGAGTCGGCTGAACAATCTGAGGAAGCTTTGCCTGTCCCGGAACAGTCTGCTCCTGCTGCCGAGAATAGGACTGAATAACCACCGGATTTTCTCTTGAAAAAGACTCCACCAATCCTGCTATTTTTGTAGCTTCTGTAAAAATATTCATTGCCTCAATATGTTCTTTACACTTTTGTGACCTTGCAGAATACACTTCTGGGTCATCAAGTGCCACTATCGGTTCCATCCACTCCTCCGGCTTGTCCCGGTCAGCAGCGATTCCTGCATCGCCTATCCACTCCTCCACTCCTTCCGTGCTTCCTCCTTGATATCTTGATTTGGCATTCGGCTTGGAGTATATCACTGGTATTCCATTGAGCATGGCTTCCACTGCTATACGGCCGAAACTTTCGTAATAGCTCGGCATCAGAAGAATATGTGTTCGCTTGAGAATGTTGCGAATATCGTCATCGAATCCAATCCATTCTACATTGGGAGGCGCTTCAGGAACACGCAGCTCTCCATAGTACGGAAGGACGCCGAGAAACTTGCGCTCCGGCATTCGTTTGGCAAGCTCAATGAACTGAGAACATCCCTTGTTCTGATTGGCATTGACAAGTGTGATACAGTCCCCCTTGAACGGTTCCAAAATCTCAATCTGGTGCCTGTGCATGAGAGGACGCACAACCTCTGTCCTCACTATGTTGGACGGCCACGGTGCAATGTTCTTGCGATAGTTGGTCTCCATGACACGGTTGATAAACATGAGCATCTCATTCCATTTGGTATTGTAGTTGCCAGTAATCGCAGTGTAGTTTCCGTCAAAATGACAGGTTGCGATAATCGGACGGTGGTATCCTCGCGAGTTGATTTTGCGCACATCAGGAAGAATAGGGGAGTGCGGACATATCCATACATCGCTGGATTCCATTACGGAAGAACCTGCAGTGAAATGAAGAAACCGAAAGCCGCGATATATGCTTCCATTGTATCCCTCTTTGAGACGTGAGATTATCAGAAACGCAATCTGATGACCGCGATTCTGTAGTTCTGTTGCTAAATCTATATCATGCAAAAAGGCGCCGCACATGTCCGGCATGCGATTTGCAAAGAAAACGACTTTCATTATATTTAAGCATTAACTCTGTTTGTTTGAACGAGACGAGTGGCATCACCTCCGCGAGTCCAGGCCTCGACCCAGTTGCTGGGATTCTTGTACTCCGCTGCCTTGACGGGAATGAGGGGGTCGTAGTAGTTTGGAATGGCCTTGTCCATGATGGAGTTGGATTCCTTGCGATTACGAATGATGGCAGAGTGAATCAGTTTGGATTCGTCATCCACTGCTGTGGGCTCGCCTCCTCCAAGATTGGGGGTCGTGGCGAATGGTCTGGCCCAGAGCTGTTTGTGTCCCTTCTGTCTCCATGCTCCTGGAACACCCCAGCGCAGGTCAGTATTCTCATCTACTTTACATCCCTTTCCTGGCATTCCAAGACCTCCTTTGGCAATCATGCCCGGTTGGTCGGCCATTGCGACAGCAGGATTGAGAGTGTCGGAACATCCTGCATCAACATCAAGCGTTTGACGGCTTCGGTATGCAGTATCTTTGAAACTTTGAGCGGAACTTTCGTAGTTGTCTGACTTGATTCGTGTCGGTGCAAAAAACCAATCGGCGGTATTGGTGGTTGACATGCTTACAAGTAATCCAGAAATATTCGTGTAAAACGGACGCCGGAAACACAATATAAAATACAAGCAATGGCGCATGTACTTCAACCATGCGACTGGTACGAACACGACAATAAAGGCCAGTATGTCATAGATGTTTTCGGGCGTCTTGATGATGAATCAGTGGCCTGCCTTCGTATCATAGGATTCAAGCCCTATTTCTACGTGAAGGGACCACGGCCAGAAAGAGGCGCATCAGAGGTGGAACGATACGATGTGATGGCAGGATTCAATGACCTCAAGACCACCAAGGTATGGAAAGTGGAATGCAACTCCCTCAAGGACTTTCGAGAACAGATAAAAACAGTGAAGGGCCAGCTCTACGAGAGCAATCTTCCTCCATTCTTTCGCATGTTTCACCAACGACACATCGGACCCGGTTCGCCAATCAAGTTTGATGGACGAGCACTTTCCATTCCATGCGACCCAGAATCCGAAGAACCCACGTATAACATTGACGCATTCTTTGAGTGCTCGTATACGAGAATAGAGCCATCTGAAGAGTCTATCGGTATGCTGGTGGCATCTTATGATTTGGAAATGTATTCCGAATCAGGTCTGTTTCCACAAGCCGACAAGGGCGACCCAATCGTTCAAATCGGTATCAGCTATCGGTGGTCGGACGATATGCTCAATCCTGTCAAACGGGTGGTATTCGTGAACGGAACCGTAGCAGAATCCGAGGACCCTGAAATAGATTTCATAGAATGCGAAAGCGAAGAGGACATGCTTCTCAAGTTTGCTTACGAGATTCGTGAAATGAATCCGGACATTATGTGTGGATACAATACCTTTGGTTTTGATGACGCTTATATTGAGGACCGGTGTAAGCAGTTGGGAATACATGAGGAGATAAACTTCTGCAGGTCGCCTCCAATGAAAATGTATAAGAACGACCAGTGGGTCGTCAAGTTCTCCGAAACCAAGAAGTTTGAGCTGGCATCTGGCAAGTACGATTTGCGATTTCTTATGATGCGGGGCAGAATGTGTCTGGACCTGCTTCTCAATATGAGACGCGAACACTCGCTGGACTCTTTCAAACTGGACTCGGTTGCTTCCGTGTTTCTGCGGGACAAGGTTATTAAATACGAGAACGGATGTATTCATACAAAGAGCACACGGGGTCTGCGAAATGGAAACTTTATACGATTTGATATTGTTGGGAATACAAGCGACCCATATCGTGATGGAGAGAAGTTTACCGTGTATGATGTTACACCCAAATCTTTCAAGGTTGATTGCGACGGACTGTTTGAGGAACTTACAGAAAAGGAGAGGGGCAATCTCCAGTGGACCTTCTCAAAGGACGACATTGACCACCACGACCTCTTTCGCCTACACAAAGGAACAGCAGAGGATAGAGCCGTGATAGCCAAGTACTGTATTCAGGATTGCGACCTAGTGCTGACTCTCATGGCAAAACTGGACACGATTGTCAATGCGCGTGGTATGGCAGATGTATGTAAGGTGCCGATGGAATATGTACTGAGAAGAGGTCAGGGAATCAAAATCTTCTCTGCAGTGGTCTACTATGCTTCTCAACGAAACCAGATAATCCAGACACAGACGGGAGGATATTCCGAGGACGATGCAGGATATGAAGGCGCTGTCGTCATCTCACCAAAAATAGGAATGTATCTCGACCAGCCCATCTCTGTTCTGGATTTCAACTCTCTGTATCCGACGAACATGATTTCCTACAACATCAGTCCTGATACTCTCGTCTGCGAACGGACGTACGATTCCGAAGGACACAAACTGAGTCATTACGGATGCTCGGTTGAAAAGATGCAGGAACTGGAAGAGCAGGGATATGTTCTGGACGATATTGAATATGACAACAAAGATGATGAGGGTAAAATCATGAGTAGAACAAAGTGTACCTATCTTCAACCAAAAGCCGACAAGCCTCTTACAGTTGGCGTTCTGCCGAAGACACTGGATATCATGTTGAAGAAACGAAAAGAGTTCAAAAACAAGATGGAGGACCCTGCGTATGACGAAGGACAGAGGGCGGTCTACAATGGTTTGCAACTGGCTTACAAGGTCATTGCCAACTCAATCTACGGTCAGGCGGGTTCAAGAACATCTCCTATTCGTAAGCTCTGTGTTGCTGCATCTACAACCGCTGCCGGAAGAAAGCAGTTGTATTTCGCGAAAAGCGTGGTAGAGAAAGAGTTTCATGCCGAGGTTATCTACGGAGATACGGATTCCATCTTCATCAAGTTTCCATCTCAGGACCTAGCAGAGTGTATCAAGCTTGGTATCCAGGCAGGAAACCGAATAACCGAGCTGTGTAGAAAGCCATACAAGATTGCGTATGAAAAGACACTGTTTCCGTTCATTCTCTTCTGTCGCAAACGGTATGTCGGAATGCTATACGAAGAGGACCCGAATGCGAAACCGAAACGCAAGGAAATGGGCATCGTCCTCAAACGGCGGGACAACGCTCCGATTGTAAAAGATGTCTTTGGAGGCGCACTGGATATTCTGCTAAAGGATGGAGATGTCAAGAAGGCTCAGGCGTTTGTGAATGATATATTGAAACGAGTATTGGAGAATCGGATACCGCTTGAAAAGTTCATTGTAACCAAGTCTCTAAGAGATGATTATAAGAATCCGGACCAAATCGCACACCGCGTACTAGCAGATAGAATGGCGAAACGAGACCCGGGGACAGCGCCAAAAGTAGGCGACCGTATACCATATATTTATGTATCGGAAAACAAGAAAGCCTCTAAGCAGGGCGACCGAATAGAGCATCTTGATTATGTGAGGGCACACAACCTGACGCCGGATACTGCGTTCTACATAACCAACCAGATTCAGAATCCCGTGGCTCAGCTGTTTGCTCTGTGTATTGATAAGCTGGATGGATACAAGCCGAGAAAATATGAACTGAAAAAGGTTATAGAGGACGAGGAAGAAAGAACACTTGCTATTCTGGACCTCAAGGAGAGGGAGTTGGATAGCATAATGTTTATGGACAGTCCTGCTCTTTCCAAACAGAGCACATTGACATCTTGGCTTACACAAAAGAAATAGAGTATCATCTAATGGAACAGGTTGCGCAACTTTTTCAACGCATGTTGGAAACCGAACAGACGATGTTGGAAAACTTACGGTATTTAAATCAACGATGCAAAGAGCATCTTATCAGTCTGCATTATAGAAACGCATCGGCTATGATAATACTGATTTCATCGATGAACCAGCCGGTTACGATGACCCTCAGTTTGCCAGAGAGCTTTCTTTCTCCCGTGGAAGTGTTTCCTACTATGTCGCAAATCAATAACGCAGTATCGCGTGGTATACGATGCACGAACATAACGTGCGCAATCTGTCAGGAGAATGTGGAGGTTGCAACACAAATCGATCACTGCAATCACAAGTTTCACGAGGACTGTATTACCAACTGGTTCTCGCGGTCTGTAAGATGTCCTGTTTGCAGATGGGATATTCGTAATCAGGATGAGCCTACTGATGAGGAGATGTCTGAAGGAGAGGATCATCTTTAACCCACAACTTTTGTCGCAATATATTTCCAACTTCTACAGAACACTCACTCGGTAATGTGAAAGAGGGCAGAGCGTCCGATTCACCGTATTGAAGATGTTGCATCATTCTGCGAACATCGTGTTTGAATCTTTTTGACATGGAAGCAACGTTCATGTCTGGAAAGAGGGTCTCGAGCTCGATTGCCTTCGGAGGATAGCACCGCAGGACCTCCACCTTTTCATTTGATTTCATTATTCTTGGCACTTCGTTGCAGGTCATGATAACTGGTATTTTTCTATCAGGACCCGTCATCCATTCTGCCAGTTTTCTCTGAGCGTGAGGGTCGGACCCATCTATCTCGTCCAAAATCAAGCAGGTCTGTTTTCGGTCTCCACGTATCATCGATGCAATACTGTATCCGTGGCGACATGATTGGATTAGCTTTGCTACGTCTTCGTGGCTTCTCATGGACTGACTTGCATTTATCTCAAGGGGGTCCATGTTGCAGGTGCGGGCAGATGCCAGCGCCATGGTGGTCTTTCCTATCCCAGGGGAACCGTGAAGAAGGATTACAGTGGGAAATGTTTTCGCGGAGAGATATGATTTCAATCTGGATTTGATATCAATGTGGCCAACTACATCGTCCAAGTATTCGGGTCGTCTTATTTCGCTCCACATACCTTTAGTTCGTGTTTAGACAGAAAATGCTTACTGTTTACAAAGTAATGGATGTCGCAAGGCACTTTTTAAACACGTATTTCAAGGATACGTCGTTTCCGCTCATTCAACATCATGCAGATTCCTACAACGACTTTATTGAAAAAAGCGTTCCAGGATTCATTAAGGCATCCAATCCTTTTGAACTTGAGCTTCCCAAAGACGGTCGGTTCGTTCGTGTATACATCGGAGGAAAGCAGGGAGAGCGCATATCCTTTCACTCGCCCGTAGACGAGGTAGGAAATGCCATCACCCCTCACATGTGTAGACTTGACAACCTTACCTATTCTCTTTCTTTGAGAGCGGATATTGAAATAGAGTATGTGTATACCGAGTCCAAAAAAACCGAGACCAAGGAGTTCAAAGACATTCTCATTGGCGAGATTCCTCTGATGTTGCGCAGTAAGAAATGTTATTTGACGGGAGTGGATGGATACACGATTGGGGAATGCAAATACGAACTCGGAGGATATTTCGTCATTGACGGTTCTGAAAAAGTGCTTCTTAGTCAGGAGCTTCTTGGAACGAACATGTTCTATGCTGGCGTGCGTAAGGCAAATACGACTCAATCTCCAAATGCAAAAAGCTTGGTGGAAAAGGAAGAGGCTCTTGAAATAGGTGACGCAAAGTTTGAAGAGGAAGACGAGTATTATGTAGGATTCCGTTCTCTTTCGGAAGACGGGTCTCGTGGTCCATATTCTCACTTTCTTACCGTTCCATCGGAGAACAGATACAATCCTGACGATTCCGAAACTCTTGGCCGCACCAAACGTCTCGCAATGGTAAATGTGCGCGGATTTGACCAGGCGGTTCCTCTTTTGAGTTTGTTTCGGGCTCTGGGAGTTGCATCGGACAAGGACCTCTACGATATGGTTTTGATAGGTGTTCCGGATAAGGACCGTGTTGCTTACGATGATGTTTTTACACAACTCGTCCTCAGTCATGAAACGTTCTTGAGAAGCAATGAAACAAATGATTTAGAACTTCTTGCATCCCAATCACATACCAAATCCAAGTCGGAGATAGTCAAAATAGTTCATACCTACCTCTTCTCTCACACAGAAGGAGACTTGACATGCAAGGCATATTTACTCGCACACATGTTGCGTATGACACTCGATGTCATTCTTGGACGCGCTTCGTCTTCGGATAGGGACAATTTCAACTTCAAACGCTTTGACACTTCTGGAGACCTTTGCTTTCAGGAGTTCCGTCGTATCTATCGTGAAATAGGGAAGGATATGATTTTGAAGATGGACCGTTCCATTCAATACGAACAAGCAAGATTTGCAGGAACCAACCTTTCCACTCTCATTGAGCCCGCACGTATTGGCTACTACTGGAGGGACTTCACCATGCTTTCCGAGTTCAAAAAGTCGTTCAAGGGAATGTGGGGAGGAAAAAGCGGTATATCGCAAGAACTGTCTCGTTCCTCTTATGCAGGTGTTATTTCTCATCTTCGTAAGACTAGTCTTCAAATCGACAAAACTGCTTCCACCGCTCCTCCTCGTAGGTTGTATGGAAGTCAGTGGGGTCTTACCTGTCCGACCGACTCTCCCGATGGCTCCGATATAGGATACATTAAAGGACTGACTATTCTCGCACAAATATCCACAGCTTTTCCGTCGCAGGTGGTGAAGGACGTTTTGAGGGCCAGTTCGAAACAGATTTGTGAGTTGAAAGATATTCATCCTGCTACCTGGCAGCCCGAATGGACACGCATCATCGTCAACTCCGATATTTTTGGCGTCTGTATGGGAGATACAGAAGGCCTTCACAAAAAGATGGTGGAAGCCAGACGGTCGGGCGTCATTGGAAAATCGGTCTCACTTGCTTGGAATCGGGGAACAAACACATACACTATTTCTTGCGATGCTGGCAGACCGATTAGACCAGTCTATCACGAGGGGACGACCGCAGACGCAATACGCTCGGCCTCTTCTTGGAAAGATATTTCGAAATACTTGGACTACATCGATTCCCAGGAAACTGATACGCTTCTTATCTCCATGACTCCGTTTCATCCTACTCTACCCAGTGAAATTCATATGTCCTTTAACCTATCCGCTCTTGCCAATCTCGTTCCATACTCCGACCACAATCCTGGAACGCGTAATGCTTTTTCTATTGCTCAACAAAAGCAGGCCTCGTCTTGGTACCATACCAATTTCAATAAGCGTTTTGATACCATTGCCCTTCTGCTCGGCTCTCCTCAGCGTCCCATTTCACAGACATGGATTTATCGTGAAATAATGGGCAAGGGCGGATGTCTGCCCTACGGAATCAATGCGATTGTCGCGATTGCAACCTACGGAGGATTCAATCAGGAGGACTCGGTCATTCTCAATGCGAACAGTCTGAAACGCGGCCTGTACCGAACATTCTATTTCCACAGCTACGATGTGTCGGAGGACATGCTAGACCCACAAATCCAGTCGCACACCGAATTTGGAAATCCTGTATCAAATGTCCTCTATCAAGACGTGAAACGCAAGGAAGGATGGAACTATGAAAAATTGGATGCTGACGGTATCATTCGTGTGAACTCGCTGGTGGATGACGATACCATTCTTGTCGGTATTCTCTCTCCGGTCTACAACATTGATGGACAGATTAAGGCATATCGTGATATTTCCTTAGAGCCCAAACGAGGCCAGCGAGGAAGAGTGGATGCAGTCTACAAATATGCAACCAAGGACGGTCTCAAAGGAGTCAAGATTCGTATCGTCGAAGAACGCTCGCCCATTCTTGGAGATAAGTTCTCGTCTCGACACAGTCAGAAAGGAACAGTCGGTATGATTCTGAACGAAATAGATATGCCATTCACCTCCAAAGGAATACGTCCCGACATCATCTTCAATCCTCATGCTCTTCCTACTCGTATGACAGTTGGCCAGTTCGTGGAATCGCTCAGCAACAAGCTTGCTCTTGACCTCGGATGTCTCATGGATGCCACCCCCTTCACTGTTTCCGAGCGGCTGATTGATGTCAAGACCGCCCTGAGAAATAGAGGATTCGAACCGCAGGGTCATGAGATTATGTACAACGGAATGACCGGCGAGATGATAGAGGTGGATATTTTCCAGGGACCCGTCTATTACCAAGCTCTGAAGCAGATGGTAGAGGACAAAATCAACTACCGGGACACCGGACCCAAGACACTCCTGACACACCAACCCACGCAGGGTCGTTCGGACGGCGGAGGTCTGCGTATAGGTGAAATGGAACGCGATGCTCTTATCTCTCACGGTATGTCCAAGTTCTTGAACGAAAGCTTGATGGAGCGGTCCGACAAGGCCGAGGTCCAGTTTGACCTTGAGACCGGACACCTGGATACGAGCAAAAATACGCTTACCATTCCATATGCGATGTCGCTCTTCACTCGAGAGCTGGAGTCCATGCACATTGATGTAAAACTAAAGGTAGAATAAAGTCTCGCCTATTTACAGGTAACAAACATGTATAAGGTAGGCAATATGTCAGACCATATTTACGTAATAAAACGAGACGGCTCAAAACAGCCAGTGTCCTTTGACAAGATTTTGGAACGTATCCAGGCGCTTGCGAAAGGACTCGAGCATGTCAATCCCGATATTGTTGCACAAAAGGTCTGTAGTCAAATCCAAGACGGTATCAAAACATCAGAACTGGACGAGTTTGCTGCTGACACCTGTGCGATGATGCAGGCTCGTTATCATCCAAACTATGGAAAGCTTGCTGCTCGTATTGTAATAGATAACCATCAGAAGCTCACTCCTTCCACTCTTTTGGAGACGGTAGAATCTCTCTATCATGGAAAGCCTTCGTTAGTAACTGAAAAGTATCATGAGTTGGTGTGCAAACATGCTTCGAAATACGAAGAAATGATTGACTACGCTCGGGACTTCATGTTCGACTACTTTGGATTCAAGACTCTTCAGAAGGGATATCTTCTTGGATGTGAACGACCCCAGCACATGTGGATGCGTGTAGCGATTCAGCTTCATGAAAATAATATGGCGCTAGTCAAGGAGACATACGACGCTCTTTCAAAGGGCATGTTTATTCATGCGACTCCAACTCTCTACAACTCGGGAACAGCCACTCCTCAACTTTCTTCCTGTTTCTTGGTCCATATGGAATCGGACTCCATTCAAGGCATCTATCGCACATTAGGCGAGTGTGCGCAGATTTCCAAATGGGCGGGTGGAATCGGCCTTTCTATTCACAACATTCGTGCTCGCAACGCAACCATCAACGGAACCAATGGAAAGGCAACGGGCATTGTACCAATGTTGAAAGTGTTCAATGATACGGCAAAGTATGTGAATCAGGGAGGAAAACGAAACGGTTCCTTTGCCATCTATCTTGAGCCATGGCATGCGGACATTGAAGATTTCTTGCGTCTCAAACTCAATACCGGAAACGAGGACGAACGAGCACGCGACCTTTTCTATGGTCTCTGGATTTCTGACCTTTTCATGAAACGAGTAGAAGAGGACGGTGTCTGGTCTCTTATGTCTCCTGACGAGTGTCCCGGTCTTTCGGATTCTTGGGGAACAGAGTTTGAAAAGCTGTATACCTCTTACGAAGCGGAGGGCAAGTATCACAAACAGGTCCAAGCAAAGAAGATTTGGCAAATGATTTTGGATGCTCAGATTCAGACCGGTACACCTTATCTTTTGTACAAGGATGCCTGTAATGCCAAGTCAAATCAACAGAACCTTGGAACAATCAAGTCGAGCAATCTCTGTACCGAAATCGTAGAGTTTACCTCTCCTGACGAAACAGCAGTCTGTAATCTCGGGTCTCTTGCATTGCCTCGTTTCATTGTGGATGGAAAGTTTGATTTTGCTCTTCTTCGCAAGTATACTAAAATATTGACTCGCAATCTTGATATCGTCATAGATAAGAACTTCTATCCTACCGAAAAGTGTAGAAACTCAAACTTGAGACACCGACCCATCGGAATCGGTATTCAAGGACTGGCGGATGTCTTTGCTCTTCTTCGTATTCCATGGACATCAAAAGAGGCAGCCAATCTCAATCGCGAGATTTTTGAGAACATCTATTTTGCTTCCATGCTTGAGAGCACCAACCGTGCGGCAGATTTGGGAGAGCACATGCACAATGGATATGTAGAAGCGGAGTCGTATCAGTCGTTCGTGGGTTCGCCTCTCTCCAAGGGCAAGTTGCAGTGTGATTTATGGGGAGAGAAGCCATCGCAGACACCTTATCTTGACTGGGATATGTTGAGAGGAGCAGTGGTATACGGTGTTCGCAACTCTCTGCTGGTCGCTCCTATGCCAACCGCGTCCACCTCCCAGATTCTTGGAAACAACGAGTGCTTCGAGCCCTTCACCTCAAACATGTACACTCGCAGAGTGCTTGCGGGGGAGTTCGTGGTGGTCAACAAGTATCTCGTGGAGGACCTTGTTAACAGGAACTTGTGGAACTCGGATATACGAACCCAAATCATTGCGAATAATGGAAGCATTCAGACTATCACGGATATTCCTTCTGAGATTCGCGAGCTATACCGCACCGCCTGGGAGATACCAATGAAAACAATCATCAACCTCGCGAGGGACCGTGCGCCCTTTATTTGCCAGTCCCAGTCCCTGAATCTTTTCCTTGCCGAGCCCACCTATTCCAAAGTTTCGAGCATGCATTTCTATGCATGGAAGTTAGGGCTCAAAACCGGATGTTATTACTTGCGTACAAAGGCAGTTGCCAAGGCCCAACAATTCACCGTGGAGCCCCCTGCCTGCGTTTCTTGCTCGGCCTAATATTTTTCTATCCTGTTTATCATAAATGCATCCTGTTCCAACTGTTGTATCACATCATGGCCACGCAGCTGCCGCTGTACCAATGCGAGGTGGTGTTCTTTTATCACCCCTTCCATATGCTGCCGATGGTGGCAAGAAAAGACGTGCCTCCAAGAAGGCCAAGCGAATGACCAAGAAGGCAATCAAAGCCCTCAAGAAGATGGGAGGTGATGAGCTTGAAAAGGTTATGGGAGGTGCCGAGGAAGTCGTCTCCCCATCCGTTGTTGAGGAAGCCGTTGCTCCTATGGCCGAAGAGGAAGGAGGCCGACGAAGACGCAAGTCTCGTAAGTCTAAGAAGTCAAAGAAGTCTCGTAAGACCGGACGTGGATTCCTCTATTAGACCGTCGGTCTAAATAGACTGTCCTATCTCGGATACGAGGGTAAAAAGATCATCGGAAAAGCCATAATGACATCCGTTGGGCTCGTCCATCTTTGGAGGCTTTCGTGATGATGTATTCTTTTTATGAATCAAACTCACAATCACATCTTGGGGAGAAAACTCCCTGCACATGCTTTCGCGTCCGCGAATAAATGTGTTTCCTTCCGCAATCTGTTGATTTTCAAATTTTCGAGCATTCCAAAAATCCCGCGTGAAACAGAGCGTTGCTTCCGAGACTCGTTCGCTCATATTCAATGTCATTGGAGGCACGTTCATAAAGGACTTGCTCTCATGAATCTCGTAGCAAGGAATGGTCGTGGAAAATATACATTCCTTCTTTGGCGTTCCCAACATATGTGCCACACGTGAGAGAACGCTGTTGTTGGGATATACATCATCATCGTCCATCATGACGAGAATATCATGCGATGCATTTTCCACAGCAATATTACGTTTCTCACCGATGGTTGCGGGTTCGTCCAACAGAACATATTTCACATTTGGAAGGTCGGATACCAGTTCCTTTATCTGGTCCTTTCCATCATCCACAATCACCCATTCCATCTTTTCTTGAGGATATGACTGGGCCAAAAAGCAGTACTTGGCAAGTGGAATAAATGTGCGTCTATCACGTGTGATGGTAATCACAGATACTTTTGGCAAATCGTCTTCCTTTGGCAGAGATTCCTGCAAGGAGTAGGGCTGGATATTCTTAAAAAACTCTTCCAGAATCTCGTTGAACTCTTTCACGAAAAGCTGGTGTCGCAACTCATAGTCCCCACGCACATCTTCGCTCATCTTCTTTCTTTGATGAAATCCCATTTCCACATAGTACTTCAGTCCGTCCACAAGCGAATCCACATCAATATCCTCCAACACGCCCAAACAGGAAGGATGAGGCGTCACTTTTTTGTTGGATACCCAAATGGCCTTGTTGGTAAGCGCAAGGAACGGCTCGATTGGCGAGATAAGAGGAATACATCCTGCGGAAAGAGCCTCATTCACAGCATGACCGAAGCCTTCTGCTGCCGACACACAGATCACAAGTCCGCATTCCTGTAAGAGTTCATCGTATTCCTTTTCGGGTAGAATGTCCTTGATTACTTTGATTTTGGAAGAGACTGTTTCCGGAATGGTTGGAAAATCAAGCTGGTACACGATCGTCAGCTCCGGAAGCTTGGAAAAGAGCTCTGGCATGAGTGCCTGTATTTTCATATAGGCCTGAACAATGGGCTTCGGATTTCGCCAAACGTTCTTTCCAGAAGGAGCAATGGCCTTGTGATAGTTCTTCTTTTCAGGATATACCTTATCAATGGATGTAAAGCGAATCAGTCTCACCTTGCAGTTCCATTCATTAAAAAGACGAAGGGCCTCCTCGGTCTTCACCCAGATTTCGTCCACCATCTTGGCATACGGTTCCCAGGTCTGATAGGTCCATTCAGGATTTGGAATCCAGATGTTTTTAGAGGCATAGGAAAAGAGAGCAGGATTGATGACTTCGATAAAGAAATTGACCTCTGCCTCTTCGCACTGAGGAAAGTAATGGGGAACGTGGCGAATAGTCGTCTCCTTCCCGATTGCGTTCACAATCATACCGTGTAGGATATGCATATCCTGCGATACTCCTGTAGTTTTTGACAAGTTTCCAATAATGTTGACTCGCATTATCATTTCAGTAGGTTGCGTTTCGTAAACCGATTACGCACCAGATTTCTACATGTTCTTGCTCGTGTTCCACATAGCATTCGTCTCCAAGAGTCTTTGGTCTTCTCAACACAAGGACTGACGGCAACCATGCGGTCGCGAAACCAGACTGCGGAGTGTGTCGCAAGAGTACTTGCTTGTTTAGCATTTTTTATATCATATTTTTCGGAAAGAGCGGTACAGAAGTCCATCATCTTCTTGCTTCCATATCCATAGAACTCGGACGTGGGGTCGGAACAGTATGATTTATCATGGATTACAAACTTGTTTCCATTCCATGATACATCTTCTATAGGGCGGTAGGATTCCCAAGCCGGTTCCCAAAGAAACCAACTCGAACCAAGATTCAAAAATACGTTGTCTTGAAACTTGACTAACATTACTTCAACAGCAGACAATAGAGACGTCTTCTTTTACGAGTTGTTCTTCCTCTCCTCCATCGTCATGTCTATTCTCCTTGTCGGGCACAAGTGTGGACTGTTTTCTTTCCTCGGCCAGTTCGGGACAGCGACTCGTAAGGTGCTCTTCTTTACAGATACTACAGGTCATTGCTTGATCAGAAGAAACTCTTAAGCTCTCCTGTACGCGTACCGTAGATATGAGTATCGATAGGACGGGAAATGGGCTCTGGAAAATCAAGAATATCCTTGCGATAGTACTTGTAGGCCTCAATCTCAACCATGATACGATTGGAAGAGAAGCTTACGACACGCTCATTGAGCTGAGCCAACTGAGTCTTGGCATCGGAGTTGTCGGCGTACTGGAGGTAGTAGCTTCGCATGATGGTCTTTAGGTTCTCTTCGGATTGGTCGTCAATCGTATAGTTCTTGTCTCCGCTCATCTTGTTGACGGCCTGTTTGATTGCGCTCTGGAGATAAGTGATGTTGTCCTGACTGAAAAATACCTTATTCAAATCGGTATCCTCATGTCGGTAGAAGGCACGTTCTGCAACACGAGTGGAAGTCATGTAGGGCTCGGGAGCGAAAAGCACGGCTGGCGGAGTGGTCAACTTTTCCTCGGAATCGCTCAGAGGAAGACGACCGGTGTGTTTGGGTGCGCCTTCAATGGCAGTTCCTGTGTAAAATTCGGCGAGGGTGGAAGTGATATAGTCAGCTATAGATGACATTTGTATCTTTACAAGACAATAGAACCGCCAATCTGACTGGTATCGGGCTGCATGATATCCAGCTCCAAGGTATACACTGGCTGAAGAGTGGTATTCATCAACTGAAGATTGGAACCGACTAGGGTATTGGGCTCAATGACTGTTCCTGTGATAGGGTCGGGTGCATTGGTATACGTTGGCTGTACATTACCACCTACGTCGGCTGTTACAAAGTTGGGAATCAAGAATCCGTTGTACGATGATAAGTAGGGTGTGGTACGTGCCTGGTTGGACCCACGAGGACTGTAGATACCGTTGGAGTCCGGAACGTAATCCAGAAGCTCAAGAACAGGGAAGGTATTGCTCAAGAGAGAGGAGATGAAGAGTTTCTTATCCGAGTTCAACGCAGAAAGAATGGGTGATTTCAACATGTTGGTAATCGTATTGGAATAGAACAGAATACGATCACCCACACGAAGCTCATTGCCATTGAAATACGAGAAAGAGCTTGTGAAACATTTCAAATACATTCCAGAAGGTGTGGCCTGAATCAACGAGATTGAGAGTGTGTCATTCTGCCCGAAGATGTTTCCTACGGGGTCCGCTACCGATATCTGAAGCTTCTGCAAGTTGGTAATAGGACTCTGAAGGTGCAACGTTTCCGCTCCCCATGGCTCATAGTCGTATTGCTGAACTCCTACTGTGGTCTGGAAATTTGTTTGTGTTCTCTGCTTTTGTGTCATCACTGAAAATGACCTACGAATGGGTTCGTTTCCTCCTACGTATTGGCCAAAGTATTCGTTGAGGTAAAAGAGCAAATATGGATAGGTGGAGAAGGTAGAGTAGGGCTTGTCCGCAATACTGGTCTGGACGAACTGAGAAATGATTCCATCATCGCTTCTTGCCACACCGGTTGCGTTAGTCTCTGTTCCTACATACGCATTGACGATTATGAACTGGGTTGTGGTTATATAACTGACTACTCCTGTTACATTGAAGTTAGTATTTGTCATTCCAGATATGGTTACATTCTGTCCCACCGTGAATCCGTGGGGCTCAATGGTGGTATAGGTTATCTGCACTCCTGAACCCGAAGCAGAAGAAATGTAAAGTGCTGGCACAATCGGCAAGCTCAGAAATTGACGCTGAGGAAGAACGGCTCTTACGAGACGAATCCCAGCAACGTTACATGGTGTGAATACACTCTCAAATCCAGACCCAGATGGCTGAATAAGATACCCGCTATCGTATCCCACAAAGTTCCCTTTCGGCAAAGAGGAGTTGTATGCAGGAAATTGGATGTTAGACGGACTTGCTGGCAGACTCCAACCGCCTACATTCGGAAGGCCGGGAACAGGAGCAGGAAGAGCAAGCTGTTCCACTGAAAAGGTTGGAACAAATGGATTGTTGTAGTAGACCGCAGGATTGGATGAGGGTTCGTTCTGCTTTCCGAAAGCAAAAATGAGATTGCTATACGGATTGGGTTGTTTTATCCAGTCTCGTTGAGAAGTGTCCATGATGACATACCGTTTGACCAGATGTGTCTTGGGTGTTCCCTGAACGATGCTCGGGTCGGAGTGGGAGCCGGTGGGAACATCCGTGTACAAGGATGGGTCTATTTCTGGATTGGACTTCGGAACATTGCCAGTAAAGGGCTCAATTGAAAAATTGGAAAAGTTGTTTGCAAACTTGATTCGCGGGTCGAGGTTAAAGTTGCTCCGAGCAGTGGAATCGCTGTTTATCAGCAACTTCTGATAATCGCTCATTACTATTTAGACAGTTTCTAAATCAGTAAGCCACAACTCAGAAGCTTTCAACTTTTCAAGCCTTGCAATCTCCGTCTCAATATCCTTCAACTCTTTTTCGTGTTTTTGTATATTTTCGTTTGTGAAGGACGATACTGGAAGTCGCATGATATACTCATAGTCCCCCTTGAACTTGGCATACTTGTGTTTCTCCAACAGAGCATCACACTCTGCTCGTGTCTTTTTCTTGAGCTCGGGTTCAGGTTTCTCCTGGCACTGACTTCGTATGAAACGCACCACGTTGGAATGATACGGCAACTCTGCTTTGAGTGTTTCAATCTGATGAACACGTCTCTTTTCATACAGGGCCAATCTCACAGTCGCATACTCCTGCAGAATGTCGTTGAGCGTATCATATTTGGTGATGATGCCCTTGTGATTGAAGGCATGCATGTTGGTTGTCTTCACCTTGTCCGTCAAGGACTTCAACAACAGCTCCTCTGTTATTCCCTGAATACGAATGTTGACATCCGTATCCGTGGAGGTGTCCGTGAAATCTTTCACCTTGCCCTCGGTCAACATCTTCTCCAACCATTCACGATAATCGGCCGTCCATGTTCCGGGTGGCAACTCCGTAACCACGAAGGCATCCTTTTCTTTGTGATACACTCCCTTGACAACCTCTCCCTCAATCTGTCCCTTGAATCCGTTGAAGTGGACATCAATCGCAGCATTCAATGCATTGGTATCTCCTCTCAACCACTGCTGAAGCATCTTCTTGAGCTTGTCGGGATTGCATGGAGGAACATAGGTCGAATACCCAGTTCCGATACCACGAGAGCCGTTCACTAGCAACATCGGCAATACAGGAGCATACCATTCCGGTTCCACAGGTGTTTCGTCATCATCGCGATAGACCAATACCGAGAAATCCGCAGAAGGAACAATCTTGCGAATGCGAGGATGGAGATAGGTATGGATATATCTTGGAGACGCCGAATCCTTGCCTCCCTGTAATCGGGTTCCGAACTGTCCTTGCGGCACGAACCAGTTGATATTGTTGGACCCCATAAAGTCCTGAGCCATACCGATGATGGTCTCGTTTAGCGACGCTTCGCCATGGTGATACCCAGTGTGTTCCGATACGTATCCTGCAAACTGGGCAACACGAATCTCCGCATTGAGATTTCTCTTGAACGCAGCGTACAGAATCTTGCGCTGAGAGGTCTTCAGACCATCCATCACATTCGGAATAGAACGCTCCAAGTTGTAGTACGAGAAGTGTATCAGGTCCTTGTTGATGAAGTCCGAATACCCAAGTTTGTTTCCTGCTGGAATCATAGCAGATTTGTCATAGGTCTTTAACCAGTCCTTTCGGTCGTCCGCTCTTTGCTTGTTGAACGCCAAATCGATACACAAGTCAGAATCGTTCGCATAGTCAAATCTCACAGCGTTCACGTGTGTGAAATACTCCTTTGCTTCGTCTCGTGTGGAAGTACCCAATCCCTTGTAATACTTCACTTTGTACCCTGCAGATGCAGGTGTCTTTCTCCACTGTTCGTATTCGTACTGCGAATAGAACACTTTGGTCTCTTTTCCTTTGGTCGCCTTGACAATCGGAGTTGCCATATAGGTCAAGAATCCTGGTATCTTAATCAACTCGTGCCAGAGCTCGTGGAATAGATTGATGAGCAATCCACGAATATGCGAACCGTCGTAGTCCTGGTCGGTCATAATCATAATCGACCCATAACGCAGACTGGAAGTGTCGGTATATTTCTTACCGGAGACCAATCCAATAATCTTTTTGAGCTCTGCAATTTCTTTCGTCTGTTCCACCTTGGAATCCGACGTATCTTTCACATTCAGAATCTTACCCTTGAGAGGATATACACCGAAGAACTTTCGCTGTTCTTGCGACAGACCCGAGAGAGCCATCGCCTTAGCTGAATCTCCTTCGGTAAGAATCAGTGTACATTTGGAACTCTGTGCTGTTCCTGCATAGACCGCATCATCCAGTTTTGGAATACCGGTGATACGAGACTGTTTCTTTCCATCAGTCTTGGAATTGTCCTTGGCATCCTTGATGGATTGGGCTTCCAATATCTTTTCCACTATTCCGAGTTTGCTAACAATCTTTTTCAATGTCTCTTCACTCATCTTGTGGGATGAACCGAAGGCAGATGCTTTGGTGGTCAGTGTCTCTTTGGTTTGAGAAGTGAAGCTTGGATTTTCAATCAGCGATACGATGAAGAGACCAAAATGGTCCTTTACCAAGGCTGGTTTGACCTTCACTTTCTTTTTGGTTTCAAGATAATCTACAATATGTCCCACAACCTGAGATGCAACAGCATCTACATGTGTTCCTCCTTTGGATGTCCAGATGCCATTCACGAATGACATATGAAAGAACTTGTCGGTTGGAGTTGGAACCACTGCGATTTGCCATCGGTCGTTGGGTGCTTCGAATATCACAGGTTCGCATTCATACGCTTTCGCATAATCCTGCAATGTTCTACATTTCACAAGCTCTCCATTCCAAGTTACTTTGACCTCCTTTCCAACTGTCATTGCCAAGTCCCAAACACGACGCTGAATGAGGTTCATCATCGGTTCTGGAATCTCAGTATATCCGAATCTAGCAAAGTCCGGACGCCAAGTGAGTTTGACATGAGGTTTGCTCTTGGATGCTTTTATGACCGGAGGAGATACCTTGGTCATATTGTCGCTGAAGGTCTGTTTGTAGGATAGACTGCGTTCGTTATCAATAATATCAATATCAAGTTGTTTGCCGAAGATATTCACAAGCTTAACACCATATCCATTCTTACCACCGACGAGTTTCTTTTCCTCCTTGTCGTAGTTGGTGGAAGTCAGAAGTTCTCCGAAAATGAGTTGTGGAATGTACATGTCATGTTCTGGGTGCTTGGCGACATCAATACTTTTGCCATCGTTTTCAATACTGAAGTAGTCGGGTTTGCATTCAATCTCGATGTGTTTCACAAGTTCGGCCTTGTGCTGTCTCATACGAATCACGTGGTCATGAGCGTTCACGAGAAGTTCATCAATCAGTTTGTAAAATCCTGGGTTAACGGGAACACTATGCAGCTTGAAATCTTGTAGAACAACGTCCTCGTTTGCTGTCTCAATGCTACCGATATAGGTATCTGGCAGAGAGAGAATGTGCTCACGGTGTGTCTGTTTGCGATAGGCTTTTTTCAAATCCATAGTACTTGCTACTTTTCTGGGGCAAGGTATTCCGTTTTTGTCATAAGGCTTTCACTCATGCGGAGTTGATTAAACAAATGCCCCCAAGAAAACAACTTCCGGAAGCCCCGGTTATTTTTTCACTGCGTCTGCCGGTGGAAGAAAACACGCCCGTTCCTGCAGACATGAGTACGAACTATTCTGACATTCTTCAAACCGTGGAAACGTCGAAAGTTTCGCAGAGATTCGGAACAGAAATGTTGAAAGAGATTCTCTCACGAACAAAGAGTCCGACCTACTCTCCTTCCACCGCTTGCTTCTGGTGTTGCCATCCATTTGGGTGGAAAGCGTGCGTACTTCCTATTTCCTATGATGCTTATGAGAACATGTATACTTGCGAAGGCAACTTCTGCTCTCCCGAATGTGCGCTTGCTTATCTTTATAATGACGTATCATTGGCAGATATAGCAAAGTGGAACAGACATGGATTGTTGAACGACCTATACAGAAAGGCGTATGGAACCAAAGACATTGTTCCCGCTCCTCATCGTCATATGCTTCGTATATTTGGGGGCCAGTTGGATATTGAACAGTTTCGCGAATACTTGATGAACAGTGATGAAATCGTATCCATTGCTATGCCTCCTATTCGTCTCCACGTTCCAACCATGAACTCGCAAGGACCCGTGCGTGATGTCAAGAAGTTTATTGCTCTTTCTCAAGAGACGGTAGAAAAGGCTTCGAAAGAACTTCGGTTGCGAAGAACCAAACCTGTCAACAACAACGTCGCTACTCTGGACAAATGTTTTACATTTTCAGCGTAGAGAGCTTACAACAATAAATGGCGATGAACGACCTCCTGAAAACGCAGATGCTTCTTCAGGTGGGAAGGGTAAACAATCCTTTATTGAACCTTATCACTTTGAACATCTTTGACATCGCGGTGAAGACATTCCCACAATGGTACACTTGGCTCAACAATCTCAGTTGCTGTCGCAGAAGAAATACCGGAACCATCGCTATTCCTCCGCCAATGATGAGTGTGCGTGCATCCATTCAGTTTGAAAAATCGAGTCAAGTATCCACCAACACAAACAATCGTCAGCAACCGATTACTCTGTATTCCAATCGTATGGAGGCCGTCATTCATTATGTCACCACTCTTCCTGCCATGAGAAATCTGATGTCCTTGATTAACCACGATTATCTGCCCAACGAGTTTCAAGCAATCGGAATAGATACGGACGTGTATTTCGAGCTCCAGGACATGAAGTTTTCTTCCGAGGGAAACCTGGATATTATCAAGTTCAAGCTCTTCTGCTACGAACACGATGTTCAACATTTACAGACCTTTGTGGATACCTGCAATACCGACTACGAACGACGCATGGCCAACAAGCTGGGAACGAGCAAGTATTTCTTTGACCAGATGGTTTCGGTGAAGACAAAGAGCAGTACACAAAATCCATTACCAACAACCCATCTCTTGTATACCAAGTCCAAGTTCACAACCAACCGAACATTTAAAAATGTCTTCTTTGAAGAAAGAGACCATGTGGAAAGCAGAACTTGTTTCTTTTTGGAACGACGTGATTGGTATGATAAAAAGGGCATTCCGTACACCCTCGGTTTCATGTTCCACGGAACTCCAGGAACTGGCAAAACCTCTACTGTCAAAGCCATCGCAAACGAAGCCCGTCGTCATATAATCAACGTCCAACTCTCGGAAATCAAGACCAAGCAACAACTCCAGCACCTTTTCTTCAACGATGAAATATTTGTGTACAACGGCACCAATACTGAGAAATACACGATTCCGGTGAACGAACGCTTGTATGTGATTGAGGACATTGATGCAATGGGGGACACTGTTCTGCGCAGAGAATGGAAGAAGCCCACTTCCAATCAAGAGCCTCAACAGAAGACAGGCGACATCTTCATGGATAGATTGAACGAAACCAAGGACGAGAAGGAACCGATTGACCTTTCTTTCTTGCTCAATCTTTTGGACGGCACACTGGAATCCAATGGACGTATTCTGATTATTACCACCAACTTTCCAGAAAGAATAGATAAGGCGTTGATTAGACCTGGTCGTATTGATATGATTGTCAAGTTCAAGAAATGTAATCGTGAGGTTATGCAGGAAATGATGGAGTCTTTCTATGATAGCGAAATAGACCTTCCAACCGATGAGACACTGGATTACAAATGGAGTCCTGCAGAGGTGAATCAGATACTCTTTCGAAATTTCACGGAACCGGATAAGGCACTTCAGGAACTTATTACTCTGAAACCGCAGGACCTGTATGGATTTGAAGAAAATGGAAATACTGAGCTTAAAATAGAATAGAGTAATGACAACTGTAAAAATATGTTTTATGCTGGACTGCACTTCTTCTATGGGTCCGTATATTGAAGCTGCAAGAAATCAGATAAAAACAATCATAGAAGATACAAGACGCGCAACGGGAAACGTAAATTTCAGAGTTGCGTTTGTTGGCTATCGTGATATCGAGGACAAGAATCGGGGCTCGTTTATAACATTTACGCCAATGATTGATACGATAACATCCATTCTATTCATTACTGAACCAAAAGGAGGGTATGATACTTGCGAAGATGTGGCTGGAGGATTTGATTTAGCCATGATTATGGACTGGAAAGACGCCGATGTGAGAACACTCGTTCATATTGCAGACGCTCCATGTCATGGAAAAGACTTCCATACCAAGGATGTATGGGACAATCATCCAGATAACGATTACGGTATTCTGGATAAGTGTTTGGCTCTGGTAAATAATGGAATAGATTACACGTTTGTAAAAATCAACGATAGTACAGATATCATGTATGATAAGTTCAGTGAAATATATGCTATGTTTCCAGAAAGAACTTGTCAAATGATTAGTTTGCCACACGATGTTGACCCAGATATTATGGAACGAACATTGAGTGCGGAGTTGACAAGAACGATTACGTCAGCAGTTACTCAACACACTTCTGCGATATCGATAGAAGAAGATTAGTGTAGTCCCAGACACATTTTTTGTTGTTTTCCGAAAAGCCCTTCCAAAGTCCCTTGATTTTGTTTATCATCTGAATCAGCCAATCATTATCTGCAAACTCGTTAAAGGTATATTCTAAAAAGAACCTTTCGTCTCTTTTTATGATAGAATCTTCAAACGACTTGGTCTGAACGATAAACTCGCGAATGACATACATTGGATTTCCTGTGCGCATCATCTTAAGGCCCATGATATAGGTTGGAAAATCAGTGTCTTCTGGAAGTACCTTCTCGAGCTGTTCCAAAAAGTCCTGAAACTGGTTGTAGAAGGCATCCACAAAGACCTTTTTAGACATTTATTTTATTGGCGAGCAATACCTTTAAACTCTGCATCCCTCTGCTTCTGAAGCTGCTCAAGTCGCGTTTTAATATCATCGTTTCTACCAGTCTTATCTCCATCATAGCTCTGCTTTGTTTGGGGCTCGGCAGGAGCAGGAGTTGCCTTCGTTCCTCCAAGATAGGAGTACTGGAGCTGGTCGTCCACGGAAAAGTTGCCGGGCTTGTCCCAACTGGAATAGCTTTCTGTCAACGACCCGGAGCCCGAAAAAGACCAGGCTTGAAAATCGCCTCCCGCGGTAGCGGCAGGAGCGGCACCAGCAGCAGGTTTAGCAGCAGTAGGGGCATTGGTTGGAATCTCTCGACGAGAAGATACTGGTTTGGAAATGTAGCTGTAAATAGCCTGAAGACCTGCGTAAACGTCCTTTGTTTCCGGAACATACACGGTCGGTACACTTTTCAAAAACGCAGGAAGTTGGTCTCTTGTTTTGCCATCGATAGGAACCATTTGAAATAGACTGGATTTGTTCAGTCCATTCAACGTGTCCAATACCTGTTTGCTGTTCGAGCACCGCGTGCTGTAAAAAAGATATGGCTGATTACTCATTGAAGTTTCTGGCGAAAAAAACGGATAGACATTAACGAAGGAATATAACAAGCACACTATGGAGAACGTTCATAAAACACTAAACGGATACCAGCTCGACTTCGAACTAAAGAATGTTCCAGTTGCATTCGCGAACGGCCTTCGCCGTATTATTCTTTCCGACATCCCCACAGTTGTCGTTCGCGATGTTGAGATTCTCAACAATAGCTCGCAGATGATTCATGAGATGTTGCGCCACCGTATTGAGATGCTCCCCATCAACGTCAAACCAGAAGAAGCCGCCGTTATTCGCGATACTCGTCTGGAACTTCGATTTGAAGGCGTGGACAAGGAACTGCTCATAACCTCCGACGATATCGTTGTTGCCGGTCCTCGTAAAGATGTTATTCTAAAAGACCGAGACCTCAACACGCCTCATCTTATTCTAAAACTCAATCCAAACGAAGTCGTTCACATTCGGGCGGGATTGGGAATAGAGACCAAAGGAGCGACACATGCGTGTGTTGCCACCTTCAAGAACCATATAGATACCGAGATTGCCAAGTTGGACAGAGATACCTTCACTGCAGAAGGAGGGGATGTTCGTGTATTTGACAATCATTACATTCAACGCTCGTACGTCAAAGATGAAAAGGGAAGACCCATTCATTTCGATTTCAAGATTGAAAGCATCGGTGTGCTCAAAGCAGATGAGATATTGCGCCGTGCTGTTGTCATTTTACAGAATAAGATTCAGGAATGGGTAAAGACAGATATTCTGCGAGAGGAAGCAGGATGGTATCGCATCGAGTCCGAGACCGAAGGACACACCATCGGGGCGCTTGCACAGTATATGATGTACGAGGGAGGGTTGGTTGACTTCGTCTCCTACAANATTCCGCACCCTCTTCTTCCCAAGATGGTGTTGCGNTTCAATACCACGCTCGACCCTTCTGCTGTCATCGACAAATTCAAGCAACAGGCGGTTGCCCTTTGTGAAAGCATTCTCAAGTCTCTATAATGACAGAGTTCCTCAACTTTGATTCAAAAGATTTTCAAGTTTTGGAGGAAATTGAGTTCGATGAACGAATTCAAAGACCTGAAAAAATAAGGTTTTTTACTCTAGACGAACAGGTCACTGATGCTTTTGAAAGAATGCTTCCAAAGGGAAGAATCAGTAAGTTTCAGATTGAAACCATTTCAAAAGAGGTGGACAACATTCGTGACCTATATGAAAAGAACATTGTTCCGCACGAAGAGACCTATTCCTTGCGAGAACCGGAATACGGCAAGAAGTTTGATTGGATTTTTCCAGTCTATGCATCTGCAAAATACAATACCTACAACTGGGACGACCTTGAGCCCTTATATAAAATGACCACCTCCGGTCATTACACTCGGTCCATTGTTGCTCTTCCTCGTCCTTATGAAGCGACTCAAGGAANCAACTATCCTATCACTGAAAAAATCCAGTTCGTGGACGAAGCAGGACTTGTGCCGATTGTTGCTCTTCCCAACTTTGAATCCGTTCGCACTCTCAAGCACGAAGATGGAACACATGACATTTACAAGCTTCCGATAGAAGGAACAGCGGACCAGATTGCGTTCAAAGGATATTATGCAAGAAAGCGTCCCGTAGATGTTCCCAATCCTTTGCTGGAGCATCCGTTCTTGAAGGACAACAACGCCTTCTTTTTGGAAACCACCGCTCCTCTTGGAGAAGTGGTTCCTTCTCTGGATGCCATCATGACACACGCAGTGCCAGTCACCACCGACCCTTACGGAGAGGGAATGAAGTATTTGAAAATATATGACGTATCCTTGGCNGATATTCCTTGGTCGTCATGGAAGTCTCGGTTTCCTCAAGCAGAAGTGGTTTCGGTTGTTCCTCAGCCCGCGGAAATAGTGTTTCCCAAGGTTGAAACCGTTCAGCCCCAGAAACAGTTATTAGAAACCTACAAGGTCACATACTCGCCAGGTATTTCTGCAAGAAACTGGTTGGAAACCCAAGTGGATGGAGGAGAGCTGCTTATCAAGATGTTGCTCTCTGAAGCAGGAAAGAATGGAAATGTCAATCAGGTTGTGGACGTCAACCTATTCGANCCCCAGTACCCAGAAACAACCGCAGAGGAGTGCTCGCTGAAAAACATTGATTTCAACGAGTTCATTGTTAAGGGACTCTTGAGAAGCAAAGTGAATGTCAAGGATGATACTGTCAGCATGAGCTGTATTCCTCTTGAAATCATTCGGCAGGAAAAGAAGATTCTCGGATACAAAAACCGACTCACCTGGAAAGAATCGACCGCTCACGATATTCTAAGCGAATACCTCAAGGTGATTGAGACATTCCGATACAAGGAGAAAAAGGAGAAACACGTTCCCGAGACCAAGACGCCTATGACAGAGGACTCGGAAGAACGAAAGGAGGTAATGGCTATTCTGAACGACATCCATCGTTTCAACGAAGACAAACTGCGAGACCTCCGAGAAGTGATTAAAACCAGTCCTCTCAACAATCACGTTTATCGAGCCCCTATCAATAATACGTTTGTGTTGTGCGAACACACACTTGCCATTCTTTCAGGGCACTTGGAAAAGGATAAGCGAGCATTTAATGAAACGTGGACTGCTGCGTTGAATGGATTCCGTGTCTGTAAGTTCTGCGGTGAAAGCATCGTTCAAACTGATTTTGTGGAGCAGGAACAGTATGACGCTCAAGGATTCCGAATAGAACGTGCGCGAGTTCTGGAAGAGGACGTATTCAAGCCAAATTTGATAAGTTCTTTTACATACGGTCTTCTTGCTCTCAAACCTCTATTTGACCTTGACAATCCTGCAGAGGATACTATCTTTCTTATTCTGTCGTTGATTCAGGTTCTTCCAGAAGCCTCTCAAACAACTGCTGTACTTTCTGTAACAAAAGACCTTAGCAAGGGTATTCCTGATAAAGTGAAGGACTCAAAAAGAGTGAAGGGAACAATAGGATTGGCAGCAGCATGTATTCTTATTCAGGCCCACATTCCTGCTCTCATTCCTCGCAGAAGTTTCGGAAGCATGCCACTGATGTTGGACGGATTTCCAAGAGACGACAAGGACCCCAAGGAAAATACGATTGTGGATACGCTCATGTTTGTCGTTCGAAAGTCGTTCCAGGCATTTCCAACAGCGTTCAAGGGCGCATCGGCGGATTTCATACGTGGTGTGATAGCAGAAAAGTCGGCAGTACGAAAACAGGCCCTCACTCTCATCAACGAAATACTCAAACGTTCCTCCACTCTGCGAGAGGCAATAAAAGAGTCCAAGCGTCAACGAGACCTCGCACCGGTTGTCAGAGAAAAGCCCCAGACACTCATTCCAATGATTCTTCCTCCCAAGGAACTGGGAACAATCACCAGCTATCCTACCTGCGAGAGCAGAATAACCTTGTGGACCGGTTCCAAGCCTCCCAAGTATTTTCAGGTGAAGGTCCAGGTGAAGGACAGAATACCGTTGACAACTGTTCCTATCATGACACCTGCCGTATCCGTGCGTGCTCTTATCAAAGAAACCGACGATAGCGAGGTTCGTAAAAATATCAAGTTGGGCGTACCAAAGGATTTCAAACTGAATATCGGAGACGATTGGCACACCAATCTACGACTCGCGACTCGCTTGGCAAATATCTTTCTCATTCCAGCACCAGAACTGGCGAGTTTGAACGTATCGCAATCGCAGGATACCTTGCGAGACGTTGTAAAGGCATCGTTGTACAGGATTCTTCATACCATTCACAAATCAGCAGAGATGAGACGAAATCTGGAGACCTATAAGAAGAATGATTTGACACTCTACGTCCTTTTGGCCGACCTGAGTGTGGAAGAGAAGACAACCAACACTTTACGAGCCATTGAACGTGTGAACTTCGTGGAACGCATGAGACAGAAACGAGATGATGACCGTGCGATTATGCAAGAACTGTTGGCACAAGGACAGGCTCCTTATGTCATAACAAATCTGGACCGAGAGCTGTTTGCAAGTCAGTTCTATGCCAGGGCTCAACAGGAAGAGCAGGAGAATGAGGAAATAGGTGTGGGACTGCCAAGAGACCTCAACGAACAGGGAGCGGTTGGCATGCCAGAAAATGCAGACAATGGCGACTACGGCGATTACCTCCAGCAACCAAACCGAGATGGAAGAGACCCGTTCGAGCAGGAGTTTGATGAGGAAGAAGGAATATAAAACGAAATGATTGTAAACAAGTTAGAGTAACGTAATGTTGACCCTGAACGGACATCGCTTGGACAAGAGCCAAATAAAGGACATTGTCGCTCTTAGAAGAACCTTGACCGTATCACCCTATGTCCCCAAGGTATTTCGTGGCGCATACGCACCCACACCGAAATATCCTGTTTTCAAAGAATCTGAAGACTATATGTATGTACCCAAGCACTTTGGCAAAATAACGTTTGGAGAACCGCAAGAAAGTACACGCAATGTTCCTACTACGCCAGATGAGTATTGGGAGTTTGCCGGTTCCATTCGTCCTCATCAGGAGGCGGTTGTGAACTCCATGCTCAAACCCGAGCCCAAGGACGGTATCATTTCTCTTCATACCGGCGGAGGCAAAACAGTATGTGCTCTTTATATCGCAAGTCAGCTCAAGCTTCCAACCCTTGTCATCGTTCACAATACCTTTCTAAGGGACCAGTGGGAAGAACGGGTGAAGACATTTCTGCCCAACGCAAGAATAGGCAGGATACAGGCGGATAAATGTGAAATAGAGGGAAAGGATATTGTAATTGCCATGCTTCAGACACTTTCCATGAAAGATTTACAGATCGAGGTATTCAAGCCTCTTGGATTTGTGATAGTCGATGAGTGCCATCACATCGCTTCCGAAGTATTTATTCAGGCCCTTCCACGTATCACCTCCAAGTATATGTTGGGTCTGTCTGCCACTCCATCTCGCAAGGACGGATTGATGTATGCTGCTCACTGGTTTCTCGGCCCGATGTTGTATGCCTCCGAAGCAGGAGATACGCGGGACACGGATATACAAGTGGAGGTGTACGAGTACGAGAATGATGATGAGGAGTTCAACAAAATCATATACAATCCTCAGGGCGTGATGTTCACCAGTCTCATGATAAACAAGTTGGCGGAGTGTCTCAATAGAACACAGTGGCTTGCCAAGATTATTGCCGACATTATGGAAGAGGACGAGCACAGACAGATGTTGGTTCTCACTGACAGAGTTCAGCATACCAAGGATATTCTTGCTGCTCTGGAACCCGAGTGGAAAGAGAAGGCGGCCATTCTATCCCAAGGAGTGTCCGCGGATAAGCGAGCGGATTTCTGTGCCTCCAAGCGAATACTGATAGCAACGTACGCAATGTGTAAGGAAGGCTTTGATGTCCCGACACTGAATACTCTATTGATGGCGACACCGAGACCCGATGTGGACCAGATTATTGGACGTATTTTGCGAGTGGAAAAATCCGCAAGAAAAACAAATCCTTTGATCCTGGATATTGTGGACCCCCAGTTCCGCCGTCAGTTCCAGGAGAGGAACGGGCTGTATAAGAAGAGGAGCTATACACTAAAAAAGATGAAGATAGAATAATGTACTGGCCACTGAAATATTACAAGGGTCTTTCAAAAAGAAAAGCAACTGAACGAAAGAAAGAGGTTTCCGCCCGTTCCAAGCTGTCTTGGAAAACACGAAAGGCTTATCGTCCTTTTAAGACGGACAAGGATGTAAAAACAAAGACATCCAAGTACAGTGCTCGGTTTCACAAGATGTTTCCAAAGGCACATTCACTGCCAGCGTATTCCAAAGCCACGGGTGTGCCTCTGCCGTTGATAAAAGAGTCGTACAATCGTGGAATGGCAGCATGGAGAACGGGTCATCGACCAGGAGCGACGCAGCAACAGTGGGGATATGCGAGAGTGGCAAGTATGCTCACCTGTGGAAAAACATATCGAACGACGGATTCTGACCTTGTGAAAAAGGCCAAGAAGACGGCGAAAGGAAAAGCATGGTATAGAAAAACGTGTAAGAACTAGTAATGGAAAGTGATGATATAATACGCAGTCGTTGCGGGTCATGTCTCTATGGATGTCAGTGGACCAGTTTTTTCTTTATGATACTTATCGGTCTGTTTATTTTATTTTTTCATTTATTTGGACACCTTTTTTGATTTTCTACGAGTGGCTCTTCGTTTCTTGCCACCGTATTTCATTTTGCCAAATAGATTGCTGATATCGTCAATCTCTTTGTCCTTTTTTACAACTTGCTTCTCTTTTTTAGGAGAGGTTCCCATTTTACCGAATAGGTCGGCAAGGTCGTCCACGTCCTTTTTCAGTTTATGTGTGANTTTGCGTTTTGCTGAANGTGCTTTCTGGAGAGCTATGGACTCTCTGTAGACCTGTCCTTCCTTTGTCAACTTTCGTTGTCGTTTTTCACCTGCTTTCATTATTTTCAACGAATATTTTTTGCTATTCCGAGAACAGAAACTTATCTTGTATAAATAAAAATGAACTGGATCTTGTTGATTGGTATTGCGATTGTCATTTTGACTCACTTGAGTATGCTCATGAGCGGATTTAGCACACATGCTATTCTCAATCTTGTAGCTGCCGCTTTAATCGTATATGGCTCAGGTTCAATCCTATTTTAAAACATCTCGTATCAATAAGCAAAGATGAACTTCGATAGACGAGGACAACAACTCACGCCTTCTACACCGAAAACGATTCTTCGTACGGTGAAGAAGACTCTACATATTGATTCTGCAGATAGAGACAGTACCAAGTACTATACATGTGGTGATATTGTTATATACCTTCCACGTGTATACGAGCGGCTTGTATCTCTTCGTCTTATGAGCGCAGAGTTTCCAGGCATGGAAGGACCTGCGTTTGCTCATTCCTATTCCAACGGCCAGAACAATCCTACCACAAACTTTGCCAATGATGTATCCGTTGCCGATACAACGGCTTCTGGATTCTTTCCTGCTTATTTTTTGATAGATATTGAAGGACTTAATAGAACAGATGAAACCGCATTCGGTGCTAACGGTTCCGGTATGGTGAACGGCTTCTTTGCAAAGATATCAACCACAGCAGGATTGATGGCTCCGGATGTTCCTTCTGGAACGTATATCTATTACAATGACCATTCTGCACAGGAGAACATCGGTACATACTCTCCACCCATTTCCAAACTTGATCGCATGCACATTCGTTTGCGAACACATGATCAACAGGATTCCAAGGCAGGATTTATTTATTGGACAAATGATGGCAATACTGCTAACCCGGCAAAAAATAACACAATATATCCCATTTCTAACTTTTCGTTGACTTTTGAGATTGAATACATTGACAATGGATTTGACAATTTCTCATCCTATCAAACAGGGTTGACCGAACGTAGTTAACGTCGCATAGTCTTTCCAAGCATCACAAAGGTATCAAACGTAAACAAAAATATAACACCCGTCACGACATATAAAAACATGTCCTGTTGAGACGGTTTTTCGTATCCCGTTCTGTTCTGCTCAATCAGCCGAAGAATACGCGATAGTTTGTCATCTTCCATATTTCCACCTCCTGATACCGGCTGCGGGAGGAGACCGCCGAAATGCTCTCGCACGTGTTGACGTTGAAGATGTGGTACCGCACGAGCTACAGTGAAGGTCTCGGTTTCTGCCGATTTGTCAAGGGGCAAGGACTTTGTCACTTTGTCCAAAAGTTCCTTGTGTTTTTCAATCTGGTTGGGACGGTTAGGAGCCGAAAGTGGCTTATCATCCTCTGGTGTTCCCTGAGTAACCTTTCCTCTGGACCCAAAGGGACTGCCATAGGCCTCTTCTAAGTTGGAATAGTTCATTAGCCTCGCTTGTTGAAAGCGGATAGAAAAATATGGACGATTAACAAATGAAAAAACTAACGTTCACAGCAATCTTGATTGGTGTCATTCTCATTCTTGCATGGAACAGCTACACACGCGAAGGCTTTGCGTCTGCTAAGGCAAGCTGTAAGAAAGGAAAGTGTACCTGCCCCTCCGGATACGCGTATGACATTGTATCCAAGGAATGCAAACAGTCGTCTTCCATTCAGGAGCCTATCGCACCAAAATCTCGCAAGTAAGAATAATGTTGGAGTGGATAGAAGTTTTGAATAACAACAAGTTCTTTATCGGAGTCATGATGATTCTCCTCAATTTGGGAGCGAGATATCTCGTGGATGAAATCAGCACAAGCGAAGAAGAGTATTCTCGCAACCTTGTGATGAGGCGTCTTGCCATTTTTGCAGTATGTTTCATTGGTACTCGCGACGTTATAACATCTATTCTATTGACCGCAGGATTCGTCATCCTTGCAACCGGATTTTCCAGAAGACGTACGCTCGAAGGAATGGAAAACAAGGCCGCTCATGCGGACTGTCCTGCCTACGATACGAGTGTTCCTGCTATGTTTACAACTTAATTACAACCGAATTCTTACCTGTAGAACCTGGCTTCGACTTCTTCATCGCACTCGGTGGAGCAGTGGTAGTACTCGATTTAATATCCTTCAAAAGGTCATCAATATTCACCGGTCCTCTCATTTCAACAGGTGCTGGAGCGGGTGCTTTTCGTGAAGCTCCGATTTTAATGGGCTTTGTTTCCGCCGGCTGTTTCGGAATCATGCTTGGAGGAGGTGGTGGAGGCATTCCCTGTTGCATGAAACTCATGAGGCCCGAAAGAGGATTGGGCGCGTTTTGTGGAGGAGGAACCGATGCTGTCGTTCTTTGCTGTTGCATTTGCTGTGTCTGTGATTGCATGGCAGCACTTGCCAACTGACGAGCAATGTCCGGATTCTGTCTCATGATGTCGTCAATGTTTGGAATATTGGATTTCATAGCAAGTTGGTTGGTCATATGTACCATATAAATCATCATACAGGTTCTCAATGGAATACGAACCAATGGATGCATCTTGAGGTTCTCACCGTACAAATCGTAGAGCTCCTCAAAATCGTCCTCCAAATCCGCCACGTTCATCTGTGCCGCTTCGGAAAGTCCGTCCAATCGCAATCCGAAGGCCTTCATCATAGAGACGTTCTTGGAGCCCCATTCCAGTCCCGACATTCCTGTCACGAACCATTCGGAGAACTGTTTGATAGTGGAGTCCATCGCCTTTTCTCGTTTGATGAACTCAAGTTCCATCTTCATCTCGTCAAGAGGGGAATCCATCGTGAAACGCTTTCGCATAGGAACGCCCAACTTGGAAAGCCTCTCAAACTTTCGCAGAATCTCATACTTCTCCTTCATCAACGACTCCTCGGACACGCGTCGGGGAGCGGACGACATGGCATACGGCTCCGCATTGAAGTTGTCAAATCCGTCCACTTTTATGGGACCCGCTTCCTCAATGGAAGGAACCAACTTTGGTGCGGGTGGCGAGGAGCTGGGGATGTCGTCAAATGACAACGTTGGAATATCTACTGTTTCTAAGTTGGCGCTTCCACCAAACGATGGATTTATAAGTAAGTCAACGTCCATTCCTTTACTTTCACTTTGGAGCAATGTATGAAGACTGGAACGCAAAATGGAATGTAAAAATGTAAAATCTTCAACAAGCAACCGAAATGCTTAAGATAATAACCCCGAACACACCCCTACCCAAAATCGAAAATCCATTCTCCTTCCCCCTGGACCCGTTCCAAAAACATGCAGTCGCTGCGATTGCGAATGACGAAAATGTTCTTGTCACAGCCAAGACCGGCTCCGGCAAGACCCTTGTAGGAGAGTACCAGATACTCCACTCTCTCAAAAAAGGCAAGCGTGTATTCTACACCACGCCAATCAAATCACTTTCCAACCAGAAGTTTCATGACCTGAAACAGATTCACGATTCCGTAGGCATCATGACCGGCGACATCAAATTCTGTCCTCAAGCAGACATCGTAATCATGACAACCGAAATCCTACGAAATCTCCTTTTCAAACAGGGAACGTCCACGGAAAATATCGGAATAACCGCCAATCTTTCCATGGAAAACGTGGACTCCGTCATCTTTGACGAGGTCCATTATATCAACGACGAGGCTCGTGGCAAAGTGTGGGAAGAATGTTTCATTCTCATGCCCCGCGAAATCAACATGGTCCTGCTCTCGGCAACCATTGACAAGCCAGAGGTATTTGCTGCTTGGTTAGGCAAAATAAAGAACAAGCCCATCCACCTCATCTCCACCGAGTACCGTGTGGTTCCTCTGATTCACACTCTGCCCAACGGGAAAGTTCTCATGGACGCAAAAGAAAAGTTCAATCCAACCGTCTATCGCGACTGGATACACGAGTTCAATCAGATGGAAAAGGATATAACACTTCACAAGAAAGCGGTGGCTGCTCGGGAAGAAGGCCAGGACGCAGTGGAAAAAACAGCAAGGGACTTTTCCTTCCTTTACCGAATGAATGACCTCATCAACAAAGGACTCAAGCTTCCTGCTCTCTTCTTCGTTCTTTCTCGCAAGAACTGTGTGGCCTTCGCACAAAAAGTGGAGGCAAATTTGATTACCAGTTCCGAGGTTGCTGCGATGAAACATATTGTCAGCTTTCATCTTCATCGATATCCTGACGTCATCATCTCAACCCAATATTTCCAACTGATGGCCCTGCTTGAAAAGGGCGTGGCATTTCATCACAGCGGTGTTCTCCCGATGCTCAAGGAGATTGTTGAAATCCTCTTTGCCAAGGGCCTGATTAAGGTCCTCTTTGCGACAGAGACCTTTGCGGTGGGTCTCAATATGCCTACCAAGACGGTCGTATTTACCTCGTTCCGAAAGCACTCTGACAATGGAGACGAGTTCCGCATGCTTGAGCCTCATGAATACACGCAGATGGCTGGGCGCGCTGGTCGTCGTGGAAAGGATACGGAAGGTATTGTGGTATACCTACCGATTAACCGGCCCGAGGATGTTAAGGCGATGGAGACTATGATGACCGGCAAGAAGGCATCTATCACTTCCAAACTCAAGTTTGACTATGCCTACGTTTTGCAGACGATGCAGTCCGGCAGAGATATTTCGGACAACTCGTTCTGGGATGAAGAGAATACGCGTATCATTGAAAAAATACAGAAGGAAATAGATGTTCTGTCCAAGCAGTTCAAGGAGCTTTCATCCTTGGAAGAAATAGAGTGTGACAAGCGAAAGGAAATAGAGGACATGCCAAACTCCAAGCAGAAGCAGACCAAGATGAATGAATGGGGCATGAAACACATGGGTCCCAAGTGGAAGACCGCGTGGGAAACATACTGTCACAATCTCAAACTTGAAAAGACAATCCAGAGCTATCACACCGACATTGAGGACTACAATAAAAGCAAGGAGATTGAAGTGAATAGGTGCAAGGCCCAGCTTGAAAAATGGGGCTTTCTTGAGGATGGCAAAATCACTCAAAAGGGCGTACTTGCTACCGAGGTCCATGAAGGAAATCCCCTTCTCATGTCCACAGCATTCTACGAAAAGATATGGCACTCACTGACTCCCAATGAGCTGGTAGTTGCTCTTTCATGTTTTCTGGAATACCAGAGAAACGATGACGACGTTCCTCTTTACAACAAGAACATAGCTCTGCTTGAGCCGATAGACGAATACACGGTGACTCACCAACACTCTGCATGGGTAAAAATGTGGATGGACGGCGTTTCGTCAAAGGAGATATGTGCGGATTTTATGGACGAGGGCTCGTTTGTGAGAAATGTTCTCAAGCTTTCCAATCTTCTTGAGGAATGGCGCAATCTTGCAACCATCATGCAGGATACGGATATGATTGAAAAACTGAAGGACGTGCAAATCATTCGCGAAGTGGTTGTTCCGGACTCTCTCTACTTACGAATCTAAACACCATTCTCTTTTTCCATGTGGGTTGGTTCATGTCCAGCGAGAAGTGAAGAGTGCCCCGGGTTCCCTCGGATTCATTCTTGCAGGATACCATTCGTTTCCAAGAAGGTACCCACACACGAGTGGATGATACAGATATTCCCTCTACCTGTCTCGTATTTCCGTGCATAAGGGCTTCCAGAAAGAACATATCTCGTTCATAGCGTTTTGCCTGTCTTTCCCAAGTATTGAGCTGTTCTATATTGAAGTCTGGAGGATTGTCTCCTTTGAGGATGGCCTGATTCACAATATCTGCATATCTACGAATAGGCGAGGATGCGTGACAGTAGACATCCAACTTCAATCCGTAGTGCGGAGTTTTTTCACTGCAGTAATGTGCGGACTTGAATGCGAGTGTACGAACATCCAATCCCATTGCTTCATATTTTTTCAGCTTCTCAAGGTCGGGCGGATCATGAGCACGGAATACGCCTCCGTCTATTCTTTTTGCGACTTCCATGTTGTAGAAAAGCATGAACTGTTCCACGATTTCGTGACTGTCTATTACTGGCCTTCCTGCGAGATGGGATGCGACTTCGTTTAGAATAGGCATTTTCGGTACATTTTCGTAAGTGTAACTGACATTGTTTGTTATCCAACTTTTCATGAATCGCAATCCGTATATCTGTTTGTCTCGCCAAGTAAAGGTCATGGATACGCCTGGCCTTTCAACACCTGGCAGAAGAGAACAGGCCTCTTCAAAGGCAAGCATGGGACGAACGGCTTTTCCATCCATATAGAAGGTCTGCCCTTGATGAACGGTGAGGGATGGATTGAGTTTGAACCATTCTGCTACATCTGCTATGGTGATTGTTATTTCGTCTCCGTTGAGAGTTATAACATCATCAATATCACGACAACCGGGAGGGTCGATGTTGAATGTTCTGCCCTCAATCAGTTCACGCCCTGTTTCAGATGGATTTTTTATCATGATGGGAGTGACTGCGGGCTTGAGGTGGGAGTAGGCGGAAAGAAGGGCCTTGCGTTCTGCTTCGTAGTCGCCGCACTTTCCAAGAATCTGTACAATGTTCGCACGTGTGAGGCCTTTCAGGTCCCAGTCGTCTATACGTGCAATTGCAAGAATGTTGGTGGATATATCGCGATGAGAGGAGCCGGCGATACACGGCGGGAAATCGGGGTTCAGGGGACGAAAGAGATATATGGGCACATTTCTTGATGTGAAGCCATATTTCACTTTGGATGTCAGTTCAAGTATTCCAGAATACATTTGGTTAAATGCCTTGCGTTAATAAAAATGTTTCCATTTTATAATAAATGCCTAAAATACCTTGTAAAAGAAGCCAAACCCGTAACAAGGTTACTGGTGCTTGCGAAGAACGATGCCCGGAGGGTCAGGTATGAAATCAAAAAACAATGGCGTGCGCCCCTCGTCAACGAAAGAGTCGAAGGTCATCATCTGCAAGTTCAAGTGTCGTTGGTTCTCCTGACTCGCCAAAAAAGACTCGTAATGCGAACCTCTTTCGTGAGTTGCCTTATCACAACGCAGTATTGACTCCAAATGGAAGTCCTAAGGGTCGTGTAAAGACACAGCGAGTAAAACGTGAACCTTGTCCTGAAGGTAAGATTCGTGACCCCAAGACCAAGGAATGCCGAGACCGCAAACGACGTACCTCACGAAAAACAAAACGAGTAATAGCTACTCCAACAGTTATTTAAGCTTCTTGTTCTCCAACACCCACAATCCTTGAAGGAAACTGTCTGCTAAATCGTCCTTCTTTGGATGTTTTAACATATGCTCTCTCCACTGTTCTGGAACCAGTTCGGTGGCGTGAAGAATACCCGTCTTCTTTCTTCCTTTGTAGCTGTCCACTCTGTCATCCGGTGTAATCATATTGCTGAGTTTATGAGTTGCAGATACGCCTTCGCAATGAAAGCCGCGACAGCAAAAATACATATGAAGCATGGCCTGAACGGCAAACATTCTGCGGTCGGGCTGATTTTCAAAGACCACTTTGTCGGCTCCTTTCCACACTTCTGCTCGTTTGTCAAGAGATGAAATGATGGAAGGTGCCAGGTCAATAACCGACCCTGCGAAGACAGATTTCACACACCGTTTCCATCTGTTCTGGCGATGATGAACGTAAATCATAGTCACAATGTCTGCCTTTTTCTCGGTGGGACACACGAGTCCCAGGGATTCCAGTTCTTTTTTGAGGTCGGTTACAGATTTCTTATTTAGCTCTGTTTTTGTGAGTTTGGATTTGGACTGTTTGGGTTTGTGTTTGGTACACGCCACTGCTTGGTCCGTCAATCGCATCCAGGTAGCGGATGCAGAACATTTGAAACAGCGCGGATTTGTTAATCCATTCTGTTCCGCCATAACATCGATAATATTCCAATCGATAATCGTGACATCAGAACGATTGGTTCCAGAAATCACGGAGTAGGCCAGATTTCTCAGGCCCACGTCAAAAGAAACTAACTTCATTACTTAGTTTAGGAAGATGCTTTTAAAAGGGAAATAAGGACGTTCTTGCTGTCTCGTTTGCCGAATGGAATGCCTCGTTTGGTCAACATGTCCTTGAGTTCTTTTGCAGTCTTCTCGTCAAGGTTGTCGGTATCCACAGGTTCTGGTGCTCCATCAACGACTTCGGTTTCCTCTTCCACGGATACGCGGTCGTCCTCATCGTGGTCAATCACAACTTCTTCCGTTGGTTCGGCAACGACGACTTCTTCTGGTTTGGATTCCGCGACTGGCGCAGGGGTGGCTCGTGAGGCAAGCTCGCCGATGGCCATGACAATGTTGTTCATATTTTGAAAAAGGCGGGTCTGTTGCCAGTATAGCCAGCCGACCATGCCGGCAAGGACGAGAATCATTGAGGACAAGAGTGCTATTGCTGCATGTAAAAACTCCATTTATGACTTGGTCGGACAAGAAGCAGGGTCTTTAAACGAAACAAAATCGTATGAGTATATAAATGGCTAAACAAAAAGGAGGAGATTGGTTGACAGCGTTGGAGTTGGGCACTGCGTTCTATGCCGCACGTAGGTCCGGAAGTTTTTACGGCTTTTTATGGCGATTCTTCAAGTACGCACTCTTCGTAACACTTGCCTTGGCAGTTATTGGAGCTGTTCTCTCGTACTTGGGTCTCTTAACGGTAGAGAATTTTGTACCCGTTGCGCCTTCGAAAGAAGGGGATAAGAAAGCAGTAACTCCTGCAGGAAATGTGATTCTATATTAGGTTCCAAATATAACACATCACCATAACTAACATTGTCCGGTAACTCGGCAGCGTTGTGCCAGACGTTTCCTCCATAGATTATGGAAAACTTCTTGACAGGGGCAGTGAACCGAACCTCTTGGCTGGCGGTATACGCATGGGCTGCTTTGAAATCTGTGGGTGGTGTGAGATAGGCTTTGTCATCAAGAATGTATTGACCGTAGAGAAACTTGCCTTTGCGTCCATCGATTTTGAAGAAATGGCCGTCCACGAAGGGTCCGTATCCACATGCAAATCTCCAGAAGGAGCGGATTTCAATTGGTGTGAGCTTGGTTGGTGTAAAGATAATCATTTGTATACCTTCATTTCTACAAGCAAAAACGTTTCCGTTTTGACTATTCATAATATTTTTGAATGTTCTTGTTTATTTCCCAATGATATCCCCATCTTCCTAGGTATTTATTATCAGGAGTTGGTTTCGTAAATATATAACGAAGAAATATGCGGTACAACATTTTAGAAACTCGGTTAAGTGTCTAATAAAATCCGTTTTTAAAAACAATGAAAACCAGAAAGAACAAGTTCAAGTATCCAAGAAGGTTCAGTCGGGCACACTGCATGAAAAAGACGTGTAAGAAAATGGGCTTTACTGAAAAAGCGTCCTGTCGTCCGTATAAGAACTGTTACAAATCTAAATCCCCAAAATAGGAGCCAGTTTGTATACCGCAGCCATGAGAATACCTCCCCATGTAGTATCTGCAAGAGCAAAGCGGATATCGTAGTTGGTGAGTGTGCTATAATTTGTAAAATCATAGACCGCGTACACAGCAGAGCCCATCAAGAAGGCTTCGAATAAGGACTTAGGGAACTTGCTGAGATAAGCCAGTGCAATGTACACGACCAATCCAGGAAGGAGGCGCATCTTCAAATCGCTTCCCTGTATTTTTCGGACCATGGCAAACACGAAGACGGAACAGGTCGTCAACCAAATAGTATCAATCGCTATGAACAGAGGTATTCTCAGGAGTAGGTTGCTCATTTGTATCTTTAATAGTTATTTCTTCAAAGAACTGTTTTAGCTTCTCTTCGTATTCTGCAGTTGGAAGAGTAATAACCGGGTCCGGCTTTTTCCACTCAAATGGTTTGAGCATGTCTTGGTACAAATCGTCCGGTTTGTCTTTAGAGACCTTTGCCAGGTCAGCTCCAAAATCGTAGACTACTTCATACCCATCGGGTTTAAAAGAGGGCTCAAAGTTCTGCATTTGAGTATTCTTAAAAGTCTTCGTCTAAACGGATTGCTTCCGAAGCAGAGGAAATAGGACGCGAATACTCGCTTACCTTTTTCTCGAAGAAATTGGTCTTTCCTTCAAGGGAAATCAGTTCCATAAAATCAAATGGATTGGGCGTGTTGTAAATCTTGCTCATTCCAAACTGAACTGCCAAACGGTCCGCTACGAACTCAATGTACTGGGACATCATCTTTGAGTTCATGCCAAGCAACGAACATGGAAGGGCATCGATAATGAACTCCTTTTCAATCAGAACGGCCTCTCGGATTATTTCGGAAATACGCTCACTTGGTACAGGGTTCTCAAGGGTATGATACAGATTCACTGCGAAAAGGGTATGAAGTCCTTCGTCGCGACTGATGAGCTCGTTAGAAAACGTCAAGCCTGGCATCAGGCCCCGTTTCTTCAACCAGAAGATGGAACAGAATGCGCCGCTAAAGAAGATGCCCTCCACACACGCAAAGGCAACCAATCGTGTAGTAAAATCCTCTTGGGAATCTATCCATTTCAACGCCCAGGAAGCCTTCTTACCAATGCAAGGAATGGTATCAATCGCCTGGAAAAGCTTGTTCTTCTCCTCGGTGTCCTTGATATAAGTATCAATCAACAAGGAATAGGTTTCAGAATGAATGCCCTCCATCGCGTTTTGGAAGGAGTAAAAGAGCTTGACAACTGGAGAGTCCACTTCGCGTTGAAACCGAGAGGCTAGGTTTTCTTGGACTATTCCGTCCGACCCAGCAAAGAAAGCTAAAATGCTCTTGATGAAATGTTTCTCATCATCATTGAGTTTAGACCAGTCGTCGGCGTCCTTCGAAAAGTCTATTTCTTCGGGTGTCCAAAAGACACCAACGGACTGCTTGTACATCTTGTACAGATGGGAATACTTGGAGGGGATAGGAAAAAGAGTGTAGGACATCGCTGTATATATAGCGGAGAAACGACCTAAATGATATTTTGGAGTAAGATAATAATGAGTAGCACATCTAACGCGCAAAACTATCTTGTGAACGTGTTTCGGCCAGTGTACACGTACGACCCAATCAGCAACGTCTTTTCGTCCAAGCTCGAGTTTTCCAACGTTGATACCGTATCGGGAAACTCATTATCGGTCTACACTGCATCGGTCGGAGATGCAAACAGCAATACCTACGTAGGAATCAACGCAGGAAACTCATACAATCTGCTCAAGAACTGCGTCGACAATACTGCGCTGGGTTCCTTCGCAGGGAACAATATTTCCAACGTATCCAACTGCGTCTTCGTAGGATACCATGCAGGAGATAGTGTAAACGATTCTTCTAACGTCATTGCTATCGGTGTCAATGCCAACGGTATCGGATCCAACAACATATACATTGGAAAGTCAACTGGAGGACCGGGAAATGGAAATATCTTTTTGGGCCACAACCTATCAAACTTGACTGCAGTTTCCAATACCTTCTACCTCGGAAATGCCATTTCAAATATTACGATGTCCGCTGATCTGAACAATAAGTACGTGGGCATCAACTGTAACAGTCCTCAGTACTCTCTGGATGTAGGAGGGTACGTTCATATTTCCAATGCAGGACTCGGAATCAATACCAATCCACAGGCCCATTCCCTCAACGTGAACGGCGATATGTACATTTCTGACGGATATGGAAGCTTCTATTTTGGAAAAAACGTCTTCAATACCACATGCGAGGTCAATGCCAACTCTGGATTCAGTTCGTTTGTATCTTCCTTGTCCAATGTATCCAATACCATTGCCGCAACCTCGCAGGTTGTAGCTGCTACAATGGTGAAAGGTGTTATTCAGATTAGTGTTATTGATGTCACATCATCCACATACGATTATGTAAAAATAATGGTATACACTACTTCAAACAGTCCTGCTGCGTCTCTCATTCAGCGAACGAGCAACGCAACCATCATCAAGTACACGACTGGCGATTCTAATATCTACATCTCCAATGCGAACGGAACCACTCACACCTTCAACTGGAACGTCACTTACTTTCCATGTCCCGGTTCTTAAGCTTTTCTGCCATTTTGCGAATGGATACGACCGATACGCCTGTGGCTTCGGATACTTTTGGAATCTGGCCTCCGAGAACATGACTTACTACGCCTGCAACGATGGTCTTGGGCGTATGTTCCATTTCTGGAAGGTTCTGAAGCATGAGAATGATTCTGTCCCTATCACTGTCTCGAATATTCATATCCACACATACACGTTCTGCTATTCCGAGCTGAGTATTCAGAACACTGGACACTTCTGACTGAAACTTCATGAGTGCCTTACACAGAGCACGAATACTGACAAAGAACATGGACGCCACTTCCTCGTGTGTCCGTGTAGCATTGTGCTGACGACATGCCACAAATACTGAGGCTGCCATCATCGCTCGTCGGGTCTCTCCTCGTGTTTTCTGAGAATCCTCCACCTGTTTGAACATTCCACACGCATCCATAATAATTGCTTTTGGCAGACTTGCTCTATTACACGATGCCTGAATAGCATCAAATATTCCCATCCATGATCTCTCACCATGTGATGAGAAAGACCACGCTGAAAGCTTGGCAATCGTCTTCGCTTCTTCTGATTGAACACCGAATCTCTTTCGCATCATAACTGAACCATATGATGCATTTGGTAAAAGTTCATTTGTTATTGTTCCCGTTCTTGAGTTTGTAGTTTCACTATTTTCATACGACCTCCATTCTGCACTTTCATCAATACATATACCCACTATCGTTCCACAGCAGGTACACACTTGCTCTCCATCATCTATTTCTATTACGTGTTCGCAATTCATTGCTTACTCTTTACAAGGTTCAATATCTTCCATTTTTAAGCGCAGGTCAAACACAGAGACCCACTTATTACCTTCCTGCACTTCGCANTCCATTCTGCTTCCTATCAACTGCATACGAGAAGGATTGTATTCTCGTATGTGTTCCAGTGCAAACCGGCTGANGGAGTCGTATTGCCGTCCACTTTCTTCCACAATAGCATTTTTGGACTTGTCAAACTTCGCGTGCTTGACAGCGAACTGAGCCTTGCTCTGTACCCATACTTTGTGCCGAATAATCTGACCATCTTTCAAAAAGTTCATATCCCGTTTGGGTGCGAGCACGTACTTGGAGTCCAGCTCTTTGTACTCTTTTTCATCCACTTTTGTTGGTTCCCACCACTCTCCGTCTATGAGATTGAATACCTCTTTTGCGGTGTCAAGAGGAACGTTGAAGAACTCTCTGCGAACATTTGGACGAAATCCCAGGTTCTCAAATATCTTGTGCATACTGGATTCTTTTGCCTTGGGGTCGTCCACTTTCTTGGCAAACTCCAACTCGTATGGTGTAGGAGGTTTCCAAGTATCCGATTTGTTTGCTTCTTTTAGTCTTTCCGTTGGGTCTCTGTCGGTCATGCCTATTTTGTATATGCCAGGCATCGACCTGTTCGAACAGCAGTAGATATATCCCATTACATTTTTACGAAGTTTCCCATGAAACCCATTTTTCATTTATACATCTGGTTCAAATTAACCGGCTCATACACCATGGGTCGGTAGTTCGTCGTAAGTTGTGGACGGTAGGAAGCCCTGTTTCCTCCCTGTTTCTTCAACCATGAAATGAGAAGGTATTTCTCGTCCACCACCCACACCAAAAATCCACACTCCTCCAAACTCTTGACAAGGTAGTCCCGAGCCTCAGAAAGCTGATAAATCGGATATCCGAAGACATACGGTGGAACCTCGTAGACGATGTAAGGAGCGTTAGGAGAGTGAATGGCCTGCTTACGTATCTGGCCCTGTATTTGGGACAGGACGGGTCTCATTGCTGCCATTCTGCGTTCTTTTCGGTATTCCTGTTCTTGAAGCACGTCATTGGCTTTAAGCATTCTTACATAAATCAGACAGAATGTTTAATGGACTTGCACTCGGAGGAGGAGGTGTTAGAGGTGCTCTTCAGGTCGGGGCCCTGAAACTTCTGGAAGAAAAAAGGGGCGACCTTCAGTTTCGCGATGGAATATACGGCTGCTCGGTGGGCTCCATTATAGGCACAGCAGTTGCCTTCGGATTGAAAGCCGACCAGATTCGAGAGATGATGGATTCCTTTCAGATTGAAAAAGTGATTCCACCTATTCGTCTTCATACGCTGTCTGAGTTTGTAAGCAAAAAAGGTCTGTTCTCCATGGACCTATTAGAGGCTTTGTTGATAGACTCTTTCAAGCGGTACGGAATAGAGCTGGAGGGCAAGCTGATAAACGATGCTCCACAAAAACTGTATATTGTTGCCTGTAATCTCACTACGAACAAGACGGCATTTCTCACTGGCGATATACCTCTGCTTTCTGCAATCAAGGCATCCTGCTGTTTGCCGATGGTGTTTCAACCTCAGGTGATTCACAACAACGTCTATATAGACGGAGGTGTCAATCTGGACTGTATCTCGGAAATAGTGCCCTCGGAGTGTCTGGTTCTTCATATTGGCAGTCCTGCTACGCCTCTCTTTCCGTCGGAGTTGGAGAGCATCAGTGTATTCACGATGATGAGTCATGTGTATAGGAACATGCGAAAAATAGGTCTTCCGAAGAACGTGTGTTGGTTGAAGGACTTTGAAAAATCAACGTTGGATACACTTTCCGACGCGGATAAGAAGCGTCTCTTTGAAACCGGATACTCACAAGCTAGCAGATTCATTTCCCAGTCTCTGCTGTAGGAACAGAACGAGGTTCTCTGTAGTCACTCCTTTCTTGAAGTCGTGTATTCCTTCTTGGGTCTCAAGTTTGATGGTTGGGTATGCATCCACTCCATAGAGCTCGCACATGGACTTGTCGTTCTCGCAGTTGACAGCAACAGGAGTTACGTGAGTCTTTCCGTAGTAAGACGTCTTTTCAAGATGGGCCTCCAAGGATTTCCAGTGGGGCTGGGCTCTTTGAGAAAATCCGCACCAGTCCGTGTAGAAAAAGTAGAGCCTTGCTTCGTTTTTGGGAACAACGCGTTTTGGAGGGCTAATAATAGGCTTCCATAACTTGTACACAAGGAAGGCCAGAATAGCAAAGCCAAGTGTAAGTACGAGTGGATTCATTGTTGAAGAACGCGAGAAATTTTGCGCTGTTTTTCAAACCATCTTCGGTATGCTTCTTCGGGTGTCACTTTTTCGATAATCTGAATCCACNCTATGTCGGTAGTCATGCGTTCAGGTTCGAAGTGTTTGGGTTTGATAACTGCCATTTGGCCGTTATATCTTACGACGTACTCCATTGCTGTCATACGGGGTATTTGATTAAACTATTTCATTTTACACGCGTGGGAACCCGACGAGGTTGGCACCGATACCGAAACCAGCACCGGTACGAGCAGAGGCACCGACGGATGGGGCATAGATGTCAAGGATGGCGAAGGTGGCGAGGGCGACCAAGGCAATCATTCCAACCTCGGATGCCTTGAGGGTCTTTCCAGGAAGAACGAAGGCAGCGATGGCGACGGCAAGGCCTTCAAGGGCATATTTTACGAAACGAGTGATGATATCACCGAAATCAATAGAAGGGGCAACTGGTTTTGGGTTGCTATCAGGCATATTATATGATATATATAAAGAAAAAATCACAATACTTTTGTGTAAGAAATACCCCTCTGAATATTACTTACAGTTCTAAATCCAGTACTATAGGTAAAAGATGCTACATAACATCTGATGACAATAAGGTTTTTACACATTATTCCTTACTTGTAGCAATATCAAATAATAAAACGATAGGTTGGACTTTATGTGAATAAGTGCCGGTTTGAAATGCCCGCCGGTCTAATAGGAGAATCACAAACACTTTGACCTATATATGATTTGCCGTTCTCTTTACATACAATTCTGTAAATACATCCCATTATCTATCTTATTTATTTTACTTGGTCGCGCGTATAAAGTATTTTAACCGTTGCTGTCCTATAGGAATAAACATGACGACTCTTCCCAAAAAAGACGAACTCGGCGTGGTGATTGATTACCTCGACGAAGACCCAGAAGTTCCTACGCAAAAGTATTGTGTGGTATCTTTCCTCTCCCCCGAAAAGATTATTAAACAAAAACAGCAGTTCATGTTTGAGAAGTTCGTGAAGTGGCAGGACTACGAGTGGAAGATTAAGGGCCTTGAGAAGTTTGTTGCCTTTCTTTCCAAGAAATACTCCTTGAAGATTGATGACCTTCTTACTGACGCAACTGATTTCGCAAAGGTTCATAACGACGACATCAAGGCAAGCGACATTCAAGAACAGTATCAAGTATTCTTATTGAAGAACGAAAAGAACCTTCAAGAGGAATATGATAACAAGGTTGAGTTCCAAACCAATGTGCGTGGTGTCAAGATTAGACGTTCCTTTCCAACTGTGGAAGAGGCTCAGTTATTTGCCAAGGTTTTCCAACGCAAGTATCCTAACGACAACATCTACATCGGGAAAGTTGGAGCGTGGTTGCCTTGGGACCCATCGGAACACTTGATGCCAGAAGTGGAATACGCCGAGAGGGAGTTGAACGAGTTGATGAGAAAATACAAGGAGAACGAGGCCAACCGTGAAATCTTCTTTGCTGACCAGAAGGACGAAGCCATCCGAAGACAGAAGGATGAGAACACAAGACGACAACGAGAGAGTCAAATGGCTGCTCTTACTGACCAACCAGCGGTTCATCCATCAGAAGGTGCTATTCGTGAATAAGCTATTTTCGCTTTGCATCCGGGTCCTCTTTTCTAACCCAAACCGAGGGTCCTTTCTTTTTCATACCTGATGGGTCATAATCATCTGCTGTCATCATAGCAGAATGGAATGGTTTATTATCAANCCATAATGATGTGTCACACAACCTAAAAGGTGGGTGATCAGATGCTTTATACCAAAACACCTGATCTTCTAGCTTATTTGAGGATACGTTATTACAGATGACGAGTCCTTCGTAGTTTTCCGTACACTGGTCCATGAAAGAGCAGAACATTTCAAAGGTAGGAAACATACCTGCGTAGTTCTCGTATATTCTCTTTCGGTTTCCAAGAATGTTTTCACGCAAAATAAAGATGAAATCCACGTTGGTACGAAGATTGGGTGTGATACCCAATGGGTACTGCATGGTGATAATGGTCATCAAATCTATATGACGACCGTTCATAAACACGTACCGAGTGGACTCTTCGTTGATCCATGCCTTTGCAGCGTACAAGCAGTCATCCAGAATGAGAAATGCACGAGGATCGATGTTGGAGTTTCCTCCCTTTGCTGNCTTGTCCCTGTTTCTTGTATTTTTGACCTGCATCTGACGCTTGATGACGTTTGTCACGATTTCGGGCTTGTAGGTGTCGTGAATCAACTTGGAAGGAACCATGTTCTGAAAAAACTCGTTAACAGCTTCGGTTGCTGAAATCACAGTGCCGACAGGAAAGCAGGATTGAACGTTGAAGAGAATATCTCTTACCAAGAAAGACTTGCCCGTATCCTTTTTGCCTATCACTACAATCATAGGACTTTTGCGCGAATCTATATCGCACCTATCACGAATCATATCGATATTGAACTTTCTCAACTGGAAGTTCATTCTATTACTCTGTTGATGTGGAAAATATATGAACTCTAAAACGAGCGTTTGCTTTTGNTTTTTGATTGCCTATCCTTCAAATAATGGGAAAGGACCTTCGAACAAACTCTGTTCCTCTCAAACTGCACAAGTACTCCAAGCTGGATGGGACTGCTTGGGGGCTTCAAAACATCCAGCCCTTTTTCCCACCCCTTGAAAAACTCTTCAAGACTGAGAACCTCTCGAGCGTCCACGACTACGGGGTCCGCCTGAAGGAAGAGGTAGCCAGTGTCATGGATGCCGATACTATCCGAACCTCTCGAGGAAAGGTTGTCAAGGTTCATCGCAAGATAACCTCTATTCTCAATCCTTTTCGCTGGATGAGAGGCGACTATGGCGGAATCGGCCTTCCAAATCCTTCCAATGTGGACGAGGAGATTCATGAACGAACCCAGAGTCCTCACAACGCAGGATATGTGGGTGCCATGTCTTCCATCGTTCTTTCGGAATCGGAATGCCGCCACTTTCCACAGGTGTATGGAGTCTTTGTNGGAATCGCAAACAAGCACACGATTGATATTTCCGACGACTACGAGGACCTTTCTGAGAAACACTGGTTTGCCGAGAATGTTGGCAAGACCTTTGAGCTCAAACTCAAGAGTCAGGAAACACATTCCAGTTTCAAACACACGCGCANCAATCGCATGGACATTGAACTCGGAGACGAAATGAAATTGGACGGTATTGAGGATATTTCAGCAGAACATANCGAAGAGCCGGAGAACGTGGCATCCATAAGCTGCGATTATGAGGAGATGGGAACAAGCGGGGGTTCAATCTCTCATCCAGAAGACGACCAGGAATCTCCCTGGGATACGTTTGATATTGAATCGTGTGATTGCGAAGACGAAGAAGAGGAAGAGGAAGAAGATGAGGAAGAAGAGGATGATGATGCGTTTGCTTGGGCGACGTTCTCAAATATTCCTGTCATCACCACTGTCATGGAAAAATGCGATGGAACAATCTTTGACCTTTTTATGAACAATCCCGACCCTATCAAGCAGACGGCATGGATTTCACAGGCAGTATTTGCGTTGGCATACGCTCAACGTACTTTTGCCTTCACACACAATGACCTTCATTGCAACAACATTATGTACGTACCTACAACAGAGGAGCATTTTTACTACAAGGTTGATGGCATTTCGTACAAGGTTCCGACCTACGGATACCTTATCAAGATTATTGATTTTGATAGAGCTATTCTNTCCGTTCGTTTGCACGGAATGAAGGAATCACGAACATTCATGAGCAACCAGTTCCATATTGACGAAGAAGCAGGGGGTCAGTACAACGTCGAACCATTTTTCTTGCAAGAGGTTCCGTATATTCCTCCCAATCCATCCTTCGATTTGGCAAGATTCGCGACCTCTATTTTCTGGGACATTTTTCCAGAAGGTCCGACTCATTCCTACTACCATCCGCTCTTTACGGTATTCAAGGACTGGATGTCACAATCCGATGGAACGTCGGTACTTTTCCGAGAAAAGATGGACGACCACGATAGGTACCATGGATTTCATTTGTATAAGGCCATAGCAAGGTATTGTAAAAATGCAGTTCCAAAGAAAGAGCTGAAAAGATTGACGTTTTACACTGGTTCAAGTATTCCAGCAGGAACACCTTTCTTGGACATTAACTAATACTTTTAAGATTGTTCTTAATACGTTCTTTTTGATCTTCGGGCATTTTGTTGTCCGAAAGAAGTTTGAGAGAAGCCCTTCTTGCTATATCCTTCTCACCACAGTGATAGGCTATAATCGAGAGTTCGTCCCACACTTTCCAGTCATATATTTCGGTTTCAAGAAATAGCAATTGGTGCTTGGACTTTGGAATACTGGATGCATACATTGCCATTGCCAAAAGTTCTCTTGACCACATCGAGTTCGCACGACAGTGGCTCATATAGGCAACTAACGATTCTATACGTTTTGGATTGCATTCATGTGCTTTCCATGCCCACTCTTTTGAGTTGAGCAGTCGCGTAATCCAAAGTCCTGCTACAAACTGTTCTTCCGGCCAGCCTTTCATTTCAAACCGTTTTTTGTACCACTTAACTGCTTCCTGTACATATCCATAATCTCGGTATGTCATTGCCAAGTAAAATACGTATCGTTCATTGTTCGGTTCATCTTTGATTCCTTTTAACAGAGTATTGATGTCTCTCTGTCCTTTGTTTGGATCGTTATTTCGTGCTCCGATATGACGACATGTCATATAGATGTCATCAGGAAGATGAATCTCCTTTCTTGGACCGTCGTGAGTTGGATACTCGTGTAACACGCCCACGTATCTCCATCCATCGTTCGCCTTGAAAACCTGCCCTCGTCTGTATTCACACTCCTTCTGTTTGAAAAGCACAGTTGCTACATTGGGTCTTTCTCTGCCGAGAATATCTAGAATCCTCTGCTTTGAGTTATTCGGAAACTTCATGATATCGTCTGCATCAATGACTAGAATATAGTCCATCTTTCCATCGCACAACTGAAGTGCCTCTGTTCGGTTGTGTCCGAAGTTCTTCCAAGGACGTTGATGAATCTCTCCCTCTATTCCATGCTTCTTGTAAAAGTTTTTTATGACCTCAATCGTATTGTCGCTTGAACCCGTGTCCACAATACAATAGGTATCAATTAGTGGCAAAGTGTATCCAAGTGCCTCTTCAATGACATGGCTCTCGTCTTTCACAATCATGTTGAGACCGATACGAATACCACGCTCTTCTACATGACGATTGTCCCCGATATGACGAAGATATCCTGCTGGATTTTCTGTCAGTGCCATTTTCAGTCCCTTATTGCAACACAAGTCGTTGATTGCTCTTTCTGCTTTCAGTCCTTCTGCTTTGGATGTTTCAGAAAACGATCCGTTGAAAAGAGTGTGAAAATCCGACGTTCTACGCAGTCCGGGATTGAAGCTGTAGTGTCCCCATCCTCCCCAGCAATCTAGGAATGGAGGATTGTCCGACATCTTGTATACTCTGTCATCGTGCTCTCTGCACATGACAGCACTTACGCCTTCTTGTAGAGCCTTGAACGATGCTTCTATGACACCTGGCGCATAGGTTTCCCAGTCGTCTTCCAAATGGAAAATATAGGGTGTTTTGACTCGGGAATACGCATCATCAATACAGGCTATCTGTCCGCGATGAGGTTTGACTATCCAGTTGAACCATGGAAAGTCTTTCATTACATCGAGAGGAGCAGTACCACTATCCTCGGTCACTATCCATTCTTCGATTGGGTAGGTATTGAACACTATAAAGGATTCGATTGTCTTCTTGAGAAGGTCAGGCCTTCCACAAGAAGTAATCACTACCGTTACTTTCGATTCCATTTGTTAGTTTCTTCACAGGTGTCTTAAAGTTAAAAAGCAGGTTTGCCAACGAACATATCCTGCACGGTTGAGGAGACCGATTCTACGACAGCAGCGGCCTCTTCGGAACCGACNGCGTATGCGACTCCTCCGGCAATGACTCCTGCNCCCAAGCCTATCTTGGCAGCACTGGACGTGTCAATCTTTTGGTTCTTGGTTCGCGTATCCCATACATACAAGATGATTGCTACAATGGCAACTACACCCGCGATGATTGCAAGTGTCTGATAATCCATCTTTGTTGTGAAAGAGTTTTTTTAGTTTCAAAGATTCAACGAGATTACTTCCTCCTTTTCGGCCTTTTGCTTGAGCTCCGTTTCTGTATCAACCGACGCTCCGTCAATCTCATCTGCATCCAGTTCCATATCCTCTCCGAGCTCGATGCGTGGAACATCTACCTCATCTTCATCATCGTCCGTTTCAAACTCAATGACATCGTTCTTTTCATCCTCAAACGAAATGGATGGTTTGAGTACAGGCTTTGGCTCTGGCTCTGGTACTGGTGCAGCAACAGGAGCACTTCGGGCCTGGAAATAGGCCTTGCTAATCTCCTTCCAAGGAATGAAACTATCGATGACTTCGTTCAACGAGTTGCCCAACATGGTCTCAATGTCCCGACGGTTTCGTGCCTGCTGTTCCGACGACACTCCAATAGTTTTGAAAAGATAGGCATTACTCCACGATTGACGAGCAGCAGATTTGTATAGGGCATGAATGAACTTGGATACCGATGGACGGTCGAAGTGAATATCAACATGAGTATCCTCGAGGTGCTGCATACTGGCAAAGGCACGAATGTAGCTGACAAAGACGCCGAGTAAAAGGTCCTCGATGTAATCGCATTTCGATGCAATTTCGATACGGTCCACTTCTGCCTTTAATATTTCATCTGTCCATTGAGGAACACGAGTAAGTAAGTTCTGAAAGGTCTTGATGGTCTGGTCCACTTGGTTGTTGCGCTCGCAGGCAACCCGAGCATTATCGTAAATGCTCCAAAGACCGTCGGCAACATGAGGAATGAGGACTCGCGAGAGGTTTTCGCGAAGTGTCTGTTTTACAAAGTCAGTGCTCATTTATTTAGAGGATGCGGACAGACTTTAAACAATACGGACGCACATGAAGAAGTTTGTTTTAATAATTATGGTTCGTAATGAGGAACGAATACTAAAAAGGTGCCTTGAGTCGGTAGAGTCGTTTGTCGATGCCTTCTGTATTCACGACACCGGCTCCACGGACAGGACGTGTGAAATAGCAAGCGAGTTTCTGAAAACACACCCCGGCTGCCTTACAACTTCAGAATGGAATGACTTCGGACACAACCGCTCTCTCAGCTTCACTCATGCTCAAGAATACATGAAAAATCTCGTCGGTGAAGAGGAACTCAACAACTATTACGGTCTCCTTCTTGATGCTGATATGGTATTTCAACCCGGAACACTAAAAGAACAGGACTTGACCTATGATGGGTATACCATCGTTCAGTTCAATGGAAACCTAGAATACCCCAACACACGTCTTTTGCGAATGGACTTTCCTTGGAGATGCAAGAGTGTAACCCATGAGTACTGGGCAGGACCCACCGTAAGCATTCCAAAAGAAATATGTCATATTGATGACCGAAACGATGGAGGATGTAAGGGCGACAAGTTTGAGAGAGATGCTCGTTTGCTTGAAAGAGGACTGGAAGAAGAGCCTGACAATGTTCGCTACATGTTCTACTTGGCACAGACCTATCACGGACTTGGTAAACTGGACAAGTGTATAGAGCTTTACAAGAAACGGATTGCTGCAGGTGGATGGGGAGAGGAGGTCTGGTACTCGATGTACATGATTGCGCAAACCTACCTGACTCTCGGAAATCCAATCAAGTTCGAACAGTGGATGTTGAAAGCATACGAATACAATCCGCGCAGAGCAGAATCTCTGTACAAACTCACGGAGTATTTCCGTACATATTCTCAGCACTACAAGGCCTACGAGTACATGCTCAAAGGAATAAATGCTGCTTATCCGACGGACAGTCTTTTCATTGAGAAAGATGTATATAACGGTCTCTTTTATTACGAAAAGTCTATTTTGGATTATTATGTGAAATCGGATAGAAGTGAGGGTCTTCTTTCCTCCATGCAATGTTTGTTGAAGACCGACCAGCACAGGGACAATGTTCTTTCAAATCTTGTATTCTATGCCACTCCATTGAAAAATATTACCATTTCATCCTTTGAATACACCAAGCAGGTATTCGGAGACAATTTCAAAGTGAGCGCTGTTTCTGTCAATNGAAACGTCATGAATCTGCGATACATCAACTACTGGATGGAAAACGGCGAGTACAAGACGCCAGAAGGACAGTGTGTTCAGACTCGGAACGCAATGTTTTTAGACGACTATTTGCCGGTTGATGAGGGCGACCTTTCAGAACAAAAGCGCGATGTCTATATTCGCGGATTTGAGGACATTCGTCTCTACACCGATTCGCATGGAACGCTGTCTTTCTTGGCCAATACTCAGGAATACGAGGGAGGAACCGTTCGCATGGTAAAGGGTAGGTATAATCAGTCGTTAACGGACTGCGTGCTCATCAAGAACAAGGCATCGTGTGAAAAGAACTGGTTGCCAATCAATGGAACGGACAATATAATCTACAACTGGTTTCCATTGAAGATTGGAAAACTCGAGGAAGACGAACTCGTGTTCCATACGGTTCACTCAACCCCGCCTCTATTTTCCTTGTTCCGAGGATCTGCTTCTCCTTTCGTGTATGAAAATGAGCTTTGGACGTTGGTGCATTTTGTAAAGTATGATACTCCAAGAAAATACTATCACTGCTTTGTATCTCTTGATATTGAAACTTTCAAACCGAAGGCGGTTTCGCTTCCGTTTGTGTTCAAATCAGCTTCTGTCGAATACTGTATTTCTGCAAGGTTGATAGGTCGCACCGTTCGTTGTAATGCGACCTTCATGGATGCCAATCCTTCTGTGATAGAGTTTCCAGTAGACTCTTTAAAATGGATTTCTTTATAACAATGGAATCAGTCAGCACATAAAGAATGATTGTAGAAGACTTTCCAAAATCTAAAAAGGACCTACGACGTCTTTTCGAAGACTCGCACAAAGCAAAACTTAATGGTAATGTAGAACTTATTTTAGCACTTGTTATTCATAATGCTAAAATAGGTCTTACGAGTTATAATAATCACACAATTCTATGCTTACATCAAAATCTGAGAGAATACGTTGAGTACTGCAACGATATCGCAACTATTTTAAGACAGAAACTGCCCGATTCCGTCATCACATTACACGAAAACAACATGAGTATTCAAATCGATGTGGATTGGACTTAGTCAAGATGAGCAATCACTGTTTTTCTCAGATTGGAATACGCAGGTCTTTGAAATCCCAGTTTGGTTCGGAAATAGTAGATATTTGGCAAGCATGTCCAGTATCTATCAATACAGCCATTGTGGTCGTCGTTTGTTTTTATCAGCTCCAGTCCTTGCGTTGCAACTTGAATGACCTTATCCAGATTCTTCTTGTTCAGAAAGTAGCCAGAAGAAGTGGTACATGGCTGTCGTGACCTGGAAAGCAGATTGTCATACGGCTCTTTTTCTCCGTCCTTGCTGATGGAAAGAAAGCAGATGTCGGCATCATATTCCTTTTCAAAATACTCGGATACACATCCCCACACATGGCTCTTGTGGCTGATGAAGGTGAAATCGTCCTCCAGAATGAGACAGTTTTCGTGAGGAGAGTTTTTGAAATGGTTCATGACATCCACATGGTTCTGCGTCGCACCCACGTATGGCGGTTGGCCATCCACCTTTGCTTTGTAGTGATGGACACGGTGTAGAGGAGCATGAAGGTCTGCCAGTGTAATCAAGGTTTCGTAGTATCGGTCAACACGTTCTTCAAGATTGATAATGTAAATAATACCTACTTTCTCCCAGCAAGGATTATACTCCACCACATCGTGTTTGATACGATGAAACATGGAAACATGGCGCAACACTTCTGAATAGCATGGAAGAGAGAGATACCAATAAGGGAAGTTGCCGTAATAGAATACTATTTCGCCATCCTTGGGTCTTCGGTTGGTATCGAAACACGCTACCTTTTTTAGGGTGAGATTATCAATCAGGAACTCGGAGTTTGCTATGGTATGGTCGTCCATTTCGGCAAACTCGTATTTTCGCAACCAGAGAATGGCACCATCAACCTCGTTCAAATAAAAGTTGGCAATATAAGCTGCATCGATGATTTGTCTTCTTTTATGAAACGGAACATTAGCAAGAGGAAAATAGTCTGTGAGATACTTCATCAACTTGAACTTGTCCTGGCCCTGCAAAAGGGCGAGCTGCTCGTGAATATCTATAAAGTACTCAAATTTTGGCACGCCGTTCCATATGACGTTTCCTATAAAATCGTACTTGTCCTTTTGCATAATCTCTATTCGTCTATCGTCCTCTCCTGCAAGAGAATAGATGTTGGTATGAACCAGTGCCCGGTCCTTTATGAAGGGATAGATGTGGTCTTTAAGAAGCGCCTCATCTATTCCATATCCCCTGTCCTCGGTTGTTTCAAAATCTATATCCAGCGTCTGTTTCCATCCGAACATTCCTGCCATGATAGGAGACTTGTGCCAATAGTGGTCGCGAATGATATGGAACTGTTTGTCCGATTTCAGAAACTCGTTGATACACCATCTGTCCCGTTCCGTTATGCGAGAATCGGCATCTCTTACGAATCCTATTTCCGCAAACTTCAGAGGAAGGTACCGATAGATAGTATTGATAGCCCCTTCTCGTGAAGTGTGAATAACGTTCACGTCTTTCAGAGGCCATTCCTTTTCGCATTTTCCACGGTAGACGAATATTTCGTAGTCAGGATAGTGTTCTTTTATGATTGCTATGTTTTCAAGAAGGCCGTTATAGTAGTTGTCATCCGATCCATAGAGACAGAATGAAAAAACCTTTGGCATCTTTATGTTTATGTATAGAGTCGTCTCCATGATTCGTTATCCTGACGTACGGTGTTTCCAAGTAGATGCTTTACATTGTTGACCGTTATGTTGTAAGGTAACGTGATTGGCATATAGAACTTGTAGGACTTAGCGGTGGTCTCGTCTGCTATTCGCAGAAGATTGATGCGAGTCAGCAGTGTTTCTACGCAGCGAATGAGTGTTCGGACGCCTTCCTCTTCGCCGGAATATTCTGAAATCATGAACTTGACCGCTTCATCCTCAATCGTCAATCCTGTCAACCTCACACGTTCAATGAGTTCCGGCCATATGTATCGTGTGATAATCTCCTTCTTTTCATCGGCATTGTATCCCGAGCAATCGATTACCTGCATACGGTCCCTGAGAATAGGGTGTACCTTTTCTTCATCATTGAAGGAGAATACGAACAGAACCTGCGAGAGGTCAAAGTCCACACCAGCAAAGTAGCGGTCATGGAACTGAGTATTCTGCGAGCGGTCGGTCAAGTGAATCATCATGCTCGCTATCTCTTCGCCGTGAGCGGTCGTTGAGATTTTATCAAGCTCATCAAAGTACATGACAGGATTCATGCAGCGAGCGTTGATAATAGAGTCCGCGATACGTCCCCACGTGGAGCCCTCATAGGTATAGGAGTGTCCTACAAAGTTGGCAGAATCGGTTGCTCCTCCCAACGAGAAGAACTCAAAGGGCCGTTTGAGAACCTTGGCAATACCGTTTCTTGCGATCGATGTCTTTCCTATTCCTGGAGGACCCTTGAGCGCAATCACGTTTCCGATGGAGTTGGGATTGGATATCCACTGTGCGATGATTTGCATAATCTGTGTTTTTGCAGGGGCCATTCCGTAGACCGCCTTGTCAAGAGTCTCGCGTGTCTCCTTGATGAAGTTGCCGCATGGCTCGGGACCGTCTTCCATCTTCACTGGAAGGGATACTATCTTGCCGAAAGGAATGCGCAAGAATCCATCCACCCAGGTTCGGAGCTTGTATACCTCGTTTCCTCCCTCCATGGCTTCCATCTCCTCCAGCGTGTCCAACTTTTTGATAACAGATGCCTTGACAGAATCCGAAATCGGGAGTTCAAGAACACGAAACTTTGGAGGAACGTCATCATCGGTGACAAGGTGGGCCAACTTTTTCATTTCCTCATTGAGCTTTCTGCGTTTTGCCTTTGAAAGAGTGTTGAAGAAATCCGCCTCACCTTCGTTCAACGTAATCGCAGGAGAGAGGTCATCTTTCTTATTTTTATTTTTCTTTTTAGAGACCAACTTTGATGATGGAACATACTTGTTCATCAAGTGTTGAATGAACTCGTCCTCTTCCTCCTCCTCCTCGTCCTGTTCATATCCATCAGAGTCGTCTAAGTATTCTTCGGTGTGATTGTAAGATTTGCCAGTTTTTTCAATATGGAGGTCGACGGAGACTCCCTTTGGAATTTTCAATTTTAAGTTGAACGATTTAGCATCATCGTCTTCGTTATCATCAAGTTCCATGTCTTCAAACATAGATTCCACTATGCTCTGTTCGTCCGAAGGGGGTTCGTAGTCCTCGTCCTCCTCCTCATCATAATCCTCATCTAATAAGGTGTCGTCCTCAACCCATTCCACCTTATTTTTACTCGGGTCGCGTTTTCTGAAGTTGTACCTGGCCATCTTGCTGCCTCCCGAGGAAATAACTTGGGAAATATTCCATTTTTGTTTAAGTAGTAATAATAATGGAACAAATAGAAGCCATTGCAGATAAGCTGCAAATAGAAAACTCCAAACGGATGGCTTCCGACCCCCTCATAAAATCAATAATCACGATTGTACGAGAGTTTATTGAAACGCACCCTGTTCTTCTTTATGGGGGGATGGCAATCAACAACCTCTTGCCAAAAAAGGCTAGGTTTTATGATTCGGAGACGACCATTCCGGATTACGATGTTTTTAGCAAGACGCCGCAGGAACATGCGATGACGCTTGCCAATAAGCTCTACGCTAATGGAATCAAAAATGTGGAGGTCAAACCCGGTATCCACCTCGGAACATTCAAGGTATACGCGAACTTTGAAAGTGTTGCAGATATTACGGAGTTGGATGCGCCTATTTTCAAGAAGCTTTGGGACGCAGATATTGTCATCAATAACATTCACTATGTTACGCCCAACTTTTTGCGAATGTCCATGTACCTTGAGCTTTCAAGACCGAGAGGCGATGTTTCTCGATGGAAAAAGGTCTATCAACGGTTGATGCTTCTGAACAGGTACTATCCTATCACTTGCGACAAGGAATACGAGCCGATAGAACTGACGGCAGAAGAGGAGGCTATAATAAGAAATATCTTAACCGAGTTTCCGGTCGTTCTTCTCGGCGCAAACGCTGCCGAAATCCATATGCGTCACAGAAGAAAAATGACCTCTCCCATCATCTTGTTGGCGGACAAGGAAGTCATCGAAAAAATAACCAAAGACCTCAAAAATAAAAAGACCAACATTCCAACGGAAATATTGCCTCCGATTACGGACATTTTCAACAAGGACAACAAACGAATCGTGCGTTTTTATGAAACAACCGCGTGCCACAGTTTCCACGTTGCCAATGGAATACGAGTTGCAAGCATTCCAACCATAATGCAGTTCTTTTTCGCCTATATTTATTCAGTCAACTCAAAGGATGAGTCAAGTGAAATATTATGTGTGGCCCAGAGTCTGGTTGAAATCGCAAACAAGAAAAGGTCAAGGAGATTTGCTATTCTCACTCCCATGAACTGTCTTGGAGAGCAGAGCACGTTGGTGGACTTGCGTCGTGAAAAATCGGAGCTGTACGATAAGCTTTCAAGAAACAAGTCATCCGTAGATTTTTTAAGATATTTCTTTACCTACGACCCCAGCGACTCAGCAACACGTCGAAACAAGAAACGAGACCTTCTCAAGAAGACACGAAGACAGCGACTCAAGCTTACAAGTCCAGTTATTTAGCCATTCTAGCGGCCTGTTCTGCTGCCTGTTGTGCGTAGAGCGCACTATTCTGTGCCTGTTGTTGCTGCATCATGGCTGCCCAATCCTGCCCTGCTTGGTTGGCTACGTTCTGGTCAATATTTTGAACCACTTGTGATTCTTTGTCCCCAACTTGTGCTTGAGCAATCACTGCTTGATCAGTTACTCCTGCCTGTACATTATTACCTACTGGTGCTTGTGTACTCGTACTTCCTGAATCATGTGGTACAACACTATCATTTCCGCCCCATATGCTCGAATTTAGATTTTTGTTGACATCATATGCCACTTGCTGTTGAACTTTAGGCAGTTCACTTGTTAGTTGTACGTTCTGTTGTGCTGCTTGGTCCACCGTTGTTGCGGGTGGAAGCTTTATTTGGTTCAGTTTTTGTTGAATATCCTTATTTGCAAAATCTGTGATTTGGTCCTGCGTTTTCAGTATTCCAGTGGATTGTTCGTAAAAAGCATTTGTACCAGCAGCTGGTGCAGGAGCAGGAGCTGAAGCTGGAGCTGGGCTAGGAGCAGGAGCAGGAGCTGGGGCAGGTACAACATCTTTATTAACTGCAGATGCTCCTTTTCCGGATGGCGACCAGAGTGAAAAATAGTTGTCCGGGAAAGTTGTGTACCAACTGATGTCAAAGTACTTGGGTCCTTCTGGGGGTCGGTATATTTCGGCAGGAATAACCTTAATCATCTCATCTATTTCTGGTTGAGTAATCGTGCGAGGCCAGTAAGTAATATTGCCAATTGTACCATCAAATCCTGGGGATGAACCAATAACAACAGATGCATCATTCTGTTTGGGTAGTTGGTTAAGAGTGTGGTGCTGTTTAAGGATTCCATTGATATAGATATCGACTGCATACTGGTTCACCACAATTACATAGTGTATCCATTTTTTAGCAGGAACGCCCTGAATGGAGATTGCCTCCTTTGCTCCGTACGTATCGATTGTCAACAGCAGAGTGTTGGAAGTATTGTCCAGATACAAGCTTGGGGCATCCGACTTGTCAAAAATGCATCGTGGATTTCCATAGTTGTAAGTGTAATCATTCACAAGCACCCATCCGGCATAACTGAAGGTTATACCTTGTGGCTGATTGAATGACCGCGGAATAATCACACCAGCAGTGGTTCGTTCTTTTCCAGATTGAGAGCCTTTAAGAACTATGACAGAACCGTCGGTATTATCGTTTCTTAGTTTAAAAAAGTACCAAAGCACCAACAGGCCGACAAAGACAGCGGCCAAGACATACACGAAGGTAGACATTGTTATTTATACAGAAACAAAGCCTTTTGGACCAAACTTAAGCTTCTTCTCTTTTCCCACAACAATCGGCTTTCCAAGAATCACGTATACAAGCTGCATACAGGTCATTTTTCGTTGGTCTTCGATGTCCTTCTCTTTTATTTCGGCACGATAGTTGTAGATATAATGAACCCTTGACCAACCCGAGGCATATTCGCTCTTCAAAAATCCACCCTGAGAAAGACGCACCATCCATTCCATGTCCTCTCCGTATCGAAGGTCTCCAAACTTGTTGAGATTTGCAATGTCTTTCAACATGATATTGAGGTGATTGGGGGGACGCAAGAACTCGTAGCCCGCTGCTGCAGGCCCCTCCAAGCTGTTTCGCAAACTGTGAGTGAACGTTGCTATTCCGATTGTTCCTCGAAGACGACACATATCATATTTTCCTTTTATACACTCCGCTGCGTCCTCAAAATATTCGTCCGTTACCAAATCGTCATCATCCACAAACGAAACATATTTTCCCTTTGCTCTTTCAATCAACTCCTGACGTTTGAGTCCCACACTCATTTCACGGTTGTCGCACAGCGAAACTATTTCAATTTTGATGTCGGGGCACACTCGTTTCATCTTCTCCTCCAACAGCTCTTTCAGAGCATTGAACTTTTCCACTCGCTCTTCCAGTGTTGGAATGAGAATGGACCAGTCGTATTCGTATTTCTTTCGCGCAATGTAGTTTCGCATGTCGGTTGACCAGTAGCGCTGATTGTGGTGATAGAGAGCGTCCTGTTTCTTTCCAAAAAGACCAGGATGTTCGTGCTTGATGATACATTCTTCGCTGTAGATACACTTATCCTTGAGCTCTCCTTTGCATAGGTCGGTCAGTTCCGTATCGCAATAGAAACTGTAGTATGATGGATGGTAGAGATACCCGAAATAGTTGTACATGGTTCTTCCAAAAATCGTGAGTGTATTCAGGGTATTTTTTTGATAGCCATCATTGAACCATAGTACACAGTCCAAATCAGGCGTACAAGCTTTCCGAATAATATCATCATATCCCTCTACTTGAGGAACCATGTCATCGGAGATGAGAACAATAATGTCCCAGGGATAGTCCACTTTTTCAATGTCGGCGTTGCATGCCTCAATTTTGCTTTTGCTGTTTCCGTAAAATACACGAGACCAAGAAAACGGAGTGAGATAGCTGGATAGGTCAATTTTCATAGAGGTGTCATCCAAATCACATGTAATAGCGATTCCAATATGTTCTGGATGGGCTGCTAGACTTGCGTATTTCTTCAAAGTTTCTATTGCCTTCTCAGGACGAGAGCGAGTCGGAAACTTTAGAAGAATATTCAACATTACTGTTTAAAAAGTATAATTTACTATGGACTTACCGCTTGCCTTGTCCTTTATTCCGAAGGTGAACGTGTATCCGAAAATTGTGAAAGAACTGGAGCCCGTATCCGTTCCGTCAGGCGCACTGTATCCACAGGTTGTGCCCGCAGCATGGAACGCGAAGGCGTCGGATGGAGCCAACATGTTTGGATAGCTGTGAAGGTTGCAGAGAGAGCCCGAGAATCCTCCGTCTACGCCGATTTGAATGTCGCCGACAGCAGGTTTGGGTATGCCTGGAAGGACTGCAGATTTCACGAGGAATCCGTTGATGTAGACATCGAGGTTTCGTTGGAAAACGGTTACAGAAACGGAGAACCAAGATTGAAGAGGGACGTTTTCTACCGTGCAGGTATAGATGTCGCCGTTGGCAGAGGTCGAGTTGGCTGGAGCAGGATTGGATGCGCCTGCACTTGTACCGCTTGGATAGATGCTCACGCTCACGTTCAAACTGTTGTTGGTGGCATCAAGCGCTATTTTGGGACTTACGATAGAGCCGTTTGCTGCATCTGTTCGTTGAAGAATAATCTTCTCTTTGCCGAACTTGTAGTCCCAGTCCTTGATGTACATCCAGAACTGAAGACCGTAATCGGAACCGGTGTTCAGTGGGACTTTCTTCGCAGGAATGGTTGTAAGTACCTTTCCATCTATGGCCTTTGGAGTTTGGTCTGCAGGACCGACAGGAAGCGGCGAGTACCCAGGAAGACCTAGAGAGGCTTGAATGATGTTGTAAATAAGTAGGACAATGATTAAAAGAATAGTAATACCTACGACGGTCATGACAATATTCTTAGGACTGAGATAGTCCGAAAAAGTTGAGGTTGTCTCCATTTACTTTAATGGAACAAGGAAAAACGGAATAGAATAAGCTATGGCTATTTGACAACAGCCGTTCATGTATTGCAATAATTGTGGAGGAAAAGGACACTTATTTAGAACTTGTAAAGACCCAGTACTATCATGTGGAATCATGTTGATTGATAAATCGTCTCTACCAGTATCCTGTGAGGATACGAAGGTATTGATGATACGCCGCAAGGATAGTATGAGCTTTGCAGAGTTCATGCGTGGAAAATATGATATCAACGATGAAACTTATGTAGCAAGACTGTTCTCGAATATGACAATCCGAGAGCAGGCGTCTTTGGTTTGCCAACCGTTTGACGTTCTTTGGAAACAGATCTGGGGTGATGACCGAAGCTCTCCGGATTACTTGATTTCAAAAGAAAAGTTTGAAAAAATAGACAAGAGCTATCTGCTTACCAAGTATCTCTCATCATATGTTGAACCCGAATGGGGATTTCCGAAAGGAAAACGAATACGAGGAGAGACCGACTTGGACTGCGCGATTCGTGAGTTCACTGAAGAGACAAATATTCCAAGAGATGCCTACGTGGTATTCAAGAACATTCTGCTTGAGGAGACGTTTGTAGGACTAAACAACGTTCAGTACAGACACGTATACTTTGTGGCACTCTTGAAAAAGCCGGAACTCGTCAACATTGGACAGAAGTTCACTCTCATGCAACGCCGTGAAATAAGCGGTATTGGATGGAAGTCGTTTAGCGAAGCCGAAGAACTGATAAGACCTCATCATACAGAACGATTGGAGATGTTGTCACAGCTTAAAAGTGTAGTGGAAACATTTGAGACTTTATAAAGCGTTTAAAGGTTCCTTACGTATATTAGGTAACCAGATGGTTTCTATTGTCAAACCATTTTTAAAATGGGTTGGTGGAAAAACGCAAATTATAAATGATGTAATCGAACTTTTTCCAAAAGAAATGAACAATTACCATGAGCCTTTTTTAGGAGGTGGAAGCGTTCTTCTTGCTCTTCTTTCCTACAAAAAGAGTGGAGAAATAAAGGTGAATGGAAAAATATACGCAAGCGATTTGAACTGCAATCTTATCAATCTTTACAAAAACATTCAATCCAATCCGGACAATGTAATTGCAGAAGTACAGAAACTGGTGAAAGAGTTTTCTAATTGCAAGGAAGGGACTGTCAATCGTAAAGCGAGTACACTAGAAGAAGCATTGACATCGCAGGAATCGTATTACTTTTGGATAAGACAGAACTTCAATTCTCTATCAAAGGAGGACCGATGTTCGACAAGAGCATCTGCAATGATGCTTTTTTTGAACAAGACCTGTTTTCGAGGCGTCTATCGTGAAGGACCCCATGGGTTCAACGTTCCTTTTGGAAACTACAAAAATCCATCAATAATTGATGAGGAACATATTCGATTGGTTTCGAGTTTGATTAAAGAAGTGGTCTTTACAGAATGCCCATTTGCATATTCTTTAGAGAGAACTGAAGCAGGTGATTTTGTTTATCTTGACCCACCGTATGCTCCTGAAACAGATACGTCCTTTGTAAAATATACATCAGATGGATTCACTATTGAAAACCATGAGACTCTTTTTAGAATGTGTGAAGAGATGAAAGCAAAGAACGTAAAAATGTTGATGAGCAATTCAGAAGTGACTCTTGTGAAAAAAGCATTTCCGCCTCATTCTTACATAACAAAGGTAATAACTTGTAGAAGAGCAATTAACTCAAAAAAGCCTGGTTCAAAAACCAACGAAGTTCTGATTATGAACTAATCCATGCATCGAGTGTTTCGTAGTAATTTTCGTCATCGCCAAATAAAACCGCAATATCATATTTTTTGTTGATGTGGCGAAGTGCCCTGCTTTTTATGCAGTCTGAAATGTAGTCATTTTTTAGAAATGCAGAGATACAGAATGCGTATCGAACACTGAAGTTTTCACCAAGTAGGTATTCGTATTCGTCAATAAAACCTTTTCCTGCAAGAAGTTTTGTATCAACACTTCCTGCAGTGTTTTGATTCTTTTTCTCAAGAATTTTAAGTACGTATTTATCACCGTGTCGAAACAGATAAGCTTCGTCTGGTGAACGACACATCTCTTTTTTGAGAAAATGTCCAAAGTACAGTCTCAATCCGCCTTGAGTGAGATAAGTAATACTTTCAGTAGGACTTAACTCCTTAACAAGATAGAAGCCATATTTTGTGGTGTGTCCTGGTATTGTTTTCCGAACAAATCCGTTCGATATAAGTCGAGATTCGTTCTCAGTATTCTTTTCAAATGATTTGCCGTTTATATTTGTATTCGCTCCACCGGCACCCGTTCCTCTATTTTGAACCTGCATTCTGACCTACATAAATTATGGATTATTATCAATCTTTCCATTTTAAAACCGAATACGGAAATCAGCAATGTAAACCGTAGCACAGTACGAGACCACCGCAATCACGAATACCCACCACCAGAGGGGAAAGATGGTGGCCTCCTTGTCGGCGGTTCCGAATGGTCGGATGCGACCCTCTCTTCCGAAGGCAACGCTGGGCTTGATGTATAGAAACGCAGAAAGTAGAAAAAGATAGATGGTAACCATCCATATTCGATGATTCTTCATTACCTTGAAGTCGGTATTTTTTCTATACGTTTTCTTCATTCTCTTAAACAATGAGTACGTATGTCCTTCCGAACAGGAAAGCGTTCGCAGATTCCATAACACGTATTTTTCTGAAATACAGGAAACTTGATAAGGACCCTATCGAGACACCACATGGAAACAGAGAACTTTTTCCATACCAAAAAATCATCCGCGACTACCTCCTGATTGAAACTCCTTATCGAGGCGTCCTTCTCTATCACGGTCTCGGTTCCGGAAAAACATGTTCCTCCATCGCTGTTGCTGAGGCCCTCATGTCCACCAACAAGGTATACGTCATGCTTCCTGCCTCTCTTCAGCCCAACTACGTAGGAGAGATTCGTAAGTGTGGCGACCCCATATTCGCATACGAACAGCACTGGACACTGAAAACACTGACCGATGAAAACCGTTCCGAGGCAAGAGCACTGGGTATATCTGATGGCTTTCTTGACAGAAACTCGCGGTACTATGTTACCAGTCCTGGTAAGGAGGCAAACTTTTTGAATCTTCCAAGACCCGATCAGGACATCATCAAGAAACAGATTGATGACATTATCAACCAACGTTTCACCTTCATTCGGTACAACGGTCTGAACTCCACCAACATCAAGAACTATGTTCCGGATGACGACCCACACAAATACGACGATTCTGTCATCATCATTGACGAGGTACACAACTTCATTTCCCGTATAGTGAACGAGTCCGAAATAGCCCGCAAGTTATACGATGCCATATACCGTGCGAAACGGTGTAAGATTGTTGCTCTTTCCGGAACACCGATTATCAACCGACCAAACGAAATCGCATTCTTAATGAATCTGCTCCGAGGACCCATTGAGCGCATCAGTATTCCTTTCAAGACACCGCCTACCTGGGACGAGGAGAGAATCACTCAGGTCCTGCGTGGATTTCCAGATGTGGATACCATAGAGTTCAACGTCGTCAAGAAATATGTCATGGTGACACGCAATCCTCCCAACTTCCGAAGCGTGTATAATGAAAAAGGCGACCGTATTGCCGTTCAGTATGTCAAGGACCTTCCGTATGTTGAGATTGCGTCGGAATGGGTGAATGGTTGGAAATCAAAGTTTGAGACCGAGGTCGGAGGCTGTGAGATTGCAAGCGAACGGATTACCACGGAGGAGCTGGAGTGTCTGCCCTCAAACTTTACTGAGTTTGTCAACATGTTTCTGGACGGACTCACTGTGAAAAATCCTCTTCTTTTTCAACGGCGTATTCAGGGCCTCGTTTCGTATTTCAAGGGAGCCGACGAAAAACTCATTCCACGCAGAGTGGACGATGACAAGATGCTGGAAAAAGTGGAGATGTCCGACGAGCAGTTTACTCGCTACTTGGAGGTGCGGTTTGACGAGATGAAGATGGATAGTCGGCGTGGCAGAACAAGTATGAACGATGACCTTTCCACCTTTCGTGTGGTCTCTCGGTTGGTATGCAACTACGCCGTTCCTCCTGAGCTCATGGCAAAGGAAACGGTCGTTCCAGGAGAGACGGAGGACAAGGTTCCGGAAAAGAGCGGCATTCTTGAAAAGATGAAAGCCAATCCACAACGATATTTATCAGAAGCTGCACTGAAAACACTCAGTCCCAAGATGCTGAAGATGCTTCAAAACATTAAAGAAACCGGGGACAAGAACCAGTTCGTGTACTCTCAGTACCGGTCTTTGGAGGGTCTCGGTGTATTTTCTGCTATTCTCGAAGCCAATGGATGGCAGGAATACAAGATTATCAAGCAGAACAACCAGTGGGTGGAGGACCCCGAAATGGACCCAGAAAAACCTGCCTTCGGATTCTATACGGGTGAGGAGAACGTGGAAATAAAAGAGTACTACCGTCAGATTTTCAATGAGGTCTACGGCGATACCTTTCCTGCTTCTCTGAAACAGAGCGTCCAGTCCCAGCCCAAAAAGAAGCTCACCATTCTCATGGCATCCTCATCAGGAGCAGAGGGTATCACTCTCACAAACGTAAGACACGTTCACATCATGGAGCCCCACTGGACACCGGCAAGACATGACCAGGTCATTGGTCGTGCCATTCGTATCAACTCTCATGCCAGTTTGCCAGAAGCAGAACGTACGGTCAGAGTCAGTTTCTATTTGAGTGTCTTCAATGAGAAACAGGGCAAGTCAAACGACAATAACGTTGTTCCGGTGCGCAGAAACGATACTGCCATCAAACGCTACGACGGAGAGCAGCCGGTGGAGGTCTTCATGACGACCGACGAGTATCTCTACGAGACGACATTTGAAAAGAACCTTGTCAACTCTCGTATTTCCATTCTGCTGAAACAGGCAGCCGTGGACTGCGAGATTCACCGCAAGCTCCATGGAAAAGAGAAGCCCGTCATTTCGTGTATGCGGTTCGATACCACTGCTACGGGTGAGGACCTTGCTTTCAAACCAAATATCAAGTCCGAGGACCTTGATATGACCTATATACGAAATACGACACGAAGACACCGAAAACTTCAGAAGGTCGCTATCAAAGGAATCGTGTTTCTCATTGACCCGGACAGCAAAGAGGTATTTGATGGAGTTGCATTTGATGACAACAAACGTCTACTGAGACTTGGTGTCATGACCAGTTCCACACAGATACGGTTTTTACTTACTTAAAGGTAGGTGAAATGTAATATGTAATGCGTTTTCTATTCGTGAGTACACACGTTGACCAGACCACTGGTTATTCCAAAGTTGCTTTTAACATTCTTAATCAGATAGCTGGCATTAAGAATGTCAAACTATTTCACTTCGGATTTCAAAGACATCCAAACCGTTCCGGTATGCGAAAGGTTCCAGAGGGAGTTATTCAGTATGATGCTGCTGCAAACGAGGACCCGAAAGAGGATGGATTTGGCTTCAATAAGATTAACGAATACATCGAGACCATCGAACCCAACGTTGTTATGATTTACAACGACCCCCTTATCATTCACAAGTTCATTGAGACCATGAAACACGAGCGAGAAACATCCCCCTACAAGTTGTGGGTATACGTTGACCAGGTGTATGAAGGAATCGCGCAACCATTGATTGACACCATCAACAAACATGCGGACCGTATCTACCTCTTCACTGAAAAATGGGAAAAGGTCTACAAGTCATATGGAGAGTGTCCCGAGACTCGTATTTTGGAACATGCAGTGGACCCGACCATGTTTAGCAAGCTCCCATCCACTGTTCGCGGAACCCTGCGTGCGAACCTGAAGATTCCAGAGGAGGCAATCGTTCTTCTCAACATGAACCGAAACAGTCAGCGCAAGAGATTAGACTTGCATATCATGGGATTCGTAGAGCTTCTCAAACAGAATCCCGACAAGCCGTATTACAGCATGTTTGTTACCAACCTCAATCCTAAATCAGGAGCGTATTATGACCTCAATCGTATCTACGGAACGGAGATGGATAGAGCCGGTCTTGATAAGGAGAAATACGCATCTCGTCTCATGTTGGTGGATACCGCACCACCCAATGTTCTCAATGACGAGTCCATCAATCAGCTCTACAACCTTTCGGACATTGGTGTCAACACTTCCGATGGAGAGGGATTCGGCTTGTGCCAGCTTGAGCATCTTTATACCGGAGCGCCACAGATTGTAACCAATGTTGGAAGCTACGAGAACTTTTTGAGCAATGAGGTGGCGACGTTCATTCCTTCTCATGGACGCACCTATTCCTCTGGAGGAATGCCACTGGGTCTCTTTGTTCCAAACTTTGATGTGGAGGAGGTTACGAAAGCAATGAAGGACGCTATCAGTCGTCTTCGTGATACAAGAAAAGCAGCAAGCGAGTACAAGTTCACTACCTGGAAAGAGGTGTGTGCTGGACTGCGCAATGATATTTCTTCTCTTGCCAACCAATAATGCAAGTCAATTCCGCTCAAGACTACTTAACGTATAAGAAACGACAGATTTTGGCACAGGCTGCCACTGTCGCACCATCTCCTCAGAAACGCAAAACAAATGCTCTGTTCACCTCTGTTACTGCCAACCAAGCCGACCAACGTGTTCGATTCATCGCTCCCATTCAAAGCCAGCCTCAACCATCAGCAACATACTCTTCTCGTTGCTGTAGCGCATTGAGTCAAGGAACCATATAAACATTCAGGAGTGTTAATAATAGAATGCCAGGTGGCTTACTTCAACTCGTTGGCGTGGGCGCTCAAAATGAATTAGTGAATGGAAATCCTTCCATGACTCATTTTCGGGCTGTATATCGTCGTCATACTAATTTTGCTATGGAACACATTCGCATGGCCTTTTCAAGTTCAAACCTAGAGTTTTCTACCACAGGAACTCGTACTGTCTCATGCCGTATCGACCGATACGCTCAAATGCTTCATGATTGCTATTTGGTTCTTACTTTGCCAAACATATGGTCGCCCCTCGTCTATCTTAACGCAAGTTCACCGCCCACCGGCTACGACCCTCGGTGCAACGCCATCGGATACGAGTTTCGCTGGATAGACAACATCGGATACAATCTGATTGACCACGTGGACATCACTCTCAACGGTCAGGTCATTCAAACCTTTACAGGTGAGTGGCTCAAGTTCTATTCCTACCTGACTCACGACAAGAACAAGCGAGAGGTAGTGGACCATATGGTAGGAAATCTACCGGAAGTAAGAGACCCTGCAAATGCCTATGACCGCAACGGCCAGTATCCTCATGCTCTGACCCCTACTTCCTTGCCCAGTGCTCTTCCTCAGACCACTGTTCCCGAACCCTCCATTCGTTCTCGACAGCTATACATTCCACTTCATTTCTGGTTCTGCGAAAATCCAGGACTTGCTCTTCCCTTGGTATCTCTTCAGAACTCGGAGGCATATATCAACGTAACACTTCGTCCTTTGTACGACTTGTATACCATCATTGATGTTGTGCCAAGCTCACCTACCTATGGTCAGCGAGTGAATCCGAACAAGGTTGCCATTCCAAACAATCAGCCCAACATGATTACTTCTTTCTTGTCACCACCGTTGAGCACGGGTCTTCCTAGCAATCCAGGTATCACTACCTTTTTCCCGGACCCATGGATTGAGGGCAATTTCATATACCTAACAGAGATGGAAATGAACCAACTTGCAGTTGCAGACCAGAGCTTTTTGGTGAAGACGGTCAAGTTCGTGAACAAGGAGGGCCAGTTCGGCGCAAACTCGGATATCGAGATGCCTCTTTTCAATCTGGTTACACGCATAGTCTTTGCTGCGCATCGTTCCGACAAGATTGACAACAATGATTGGGACAACTATACCAACTGGGACAATCCAAAGAGAGCGCCATGGTCTTCCATCGATGACAATCCACAGACCAATATGTATACTTCCGGACAGCAGCAGATTACGTCCATCTATCCTCGCGATACGCTTGCCGATTCTGTTCTTCTGCTTGATGGAAAGGAACGTTTCCAAACCAAGCCCACCGGCTTCTTCTCGTTGCTTCAAATGTATAAGCACACGACTGGAGATATTGAAAAGTATCTGCCAGGTGTGTATATGTATTCGTTCGCGCTGAACAACGACCAGTACCAGCCAAGTGGAGCGCTCAACGGAAGCATGTTCAACAAGGTCATTTTGCGAAACACTCTTCAGCAGCCATTGCCAGCATCTGTATCGGCCTCCAGTCAGACACCTATTTGCGTTCTCAAGTCCACGGTATTCAGTCCCAATCCAACCATCATTCCTCCTGGAAATATAGGACTTTACAATCCTGGTGATGTGGTTCAAATCATTCAGACCACGAACAATAACATTCTGTTTACCTACACCTATAACGTTGGCGTATATGTGGAAAATATCAACTTCTTGCGAATCGTAAGTGGTCTTGCTAACTTTGTGTTTGCTAACTAACAATGGTATTGATTAAACAAGCTACGTTCGGCGATGAAACAAGTGCCACGGACGTCACTCAAACACTTGCAAGCAAGGCTACAAATGGCTACTTGTCCATTGTCGCGGACTCAAAACTGCTGCCCGCTATCACTCTCAACTCTTCTACCACGGTTCTATCAGCCGACGATATTGCAAAGTCAAAACAGGATGCCATCGCACAGTGTGGTGGAAACGGACACGACGAAGCATGTATTAACGAACGTTCTGCAAAAATTCAACAGTCGCTGCTTCAACAGAGAGCGGCAGAAGCCAACGCAACCGACAAGACAATCGTTGGACGAAGACTCACTGTGACAGTTGTGGATGATAATGGGAATGAGAAAACGATTCAGGTTCCTGACGGCCAGACCTTCAATCTTGGAAATCCACCGGACAGGGCAACGGCTTCCTCTAGCTGGTCGTGGGGAACGTTCTTTCTATCCTTTTTCGGAGTCCTGTGGGTAGCCGTTCTTCTCGGTATTTGGGTATTCAGTGTCGTTGCAACTTATCGAACGCTCATGGATGCTGGATACCGTGTTCCTGCTTATTTGGGCACTGCTACTGCCGTACTCATTCCCTATTCTGGATTCGTGATTATGTTGGTCTACTATTTCGCAATGACATACTGGTCTTCTTCTTAAATATCATCTTAAAACAATGCTACGATTTGACTGGATAATCGCTGGTACCATTGCTGGCATGCTAATCGCATGTGTCATGGTTCCGCCAACACGGAAAGAAGTCTCTCTTCCCGAGCCCTATGATAAGAATACGTATCATACCGACAGTGGATGTGTCAAAGTGTCGTCCACCGAGGTTCCGTGCGGACAGGAAGCGGATTCGCTAAATCTAATCGCAAGTATGGCTAATAAGTAATGATAAACATAACAGCAGCCCTACAAAGAGCAGCGCCCTTCTTTTCATTCATTATCGGTCTCGGTATATCGGTTCTACTGTTTCATCGCGACTATGCTGTCATCAAGACCCTCGGATTGCCGTTGCCAGAAATAACAGGACGAGTTGTGAAGGTGGATGGAAAGTGCTATCGGTACCGCGTGGAAGATGCTTCCTGTGAAATCCCGTCTTCTAATAAACAATAATGGATGATTCTACGTCGTTAGATGCTTTGCTGCCATCTCCTCAAGGTCCACAGTCCGTGCCCCCCTTGATTCCAATGCCAAGTGGTCCTGCTGCTCCGCGTTCACATATGGTTCCAAGCTACAAGCCGACCTTACCAGCAATGCGCTTTATGATTGCCAACAGTACGATGCTTATCTCGTTCTTTTTGGCAGCTATGTTAATCTCCCTCTCCACTCCACGAAACCTCTTGCTCCAATACGTTCCTAACTCCTATACCTCCGGAGGTGTTGTGAGCTGGACCGGCGCTGCTGTTCTCGGTGCTGCTGCTGTTGTCATCATGCAAATAATCAACAACTTTCTTTCTGGCTTTCTTGGATAAATCCGTTAGTATATAATGTATCCTCCTGCTTGGGCTCATCCGAGAATCCTTGTTGGTGCTGGATTTGATTTGACACCTCCATTCTCTGAAAAATATAACATCACACATGTGATTAACTGTGCCTTTGACGACGCATCACCTGTTTGGTTCAAAAAATCCTTTCCAAAGAACTATGTCTGTTTGAATGCGATTGATGCCGAGTTCGTCAATATTTTACACTGGTATCCTGCGTTTGAGGAAGCCATGCACCGTTTTCTGAGAGAAGGCGATGGTGTGGTATACGTCCACTGCCAGCAGGGAATCAATCGGAGTGCGTATTTAGCGGTTGCGTATGTTTGCAAGAACTTTCACTGGGACATGGGCTTTATCATGAACAGCATGAGGAGTCAGAGGCCGATTGTTTTTCAGAACAAGAAGTTTATGGAACAAGTTTCAATCTTCACGAACAAGAAATAATAAATAATATGGACGTATTTCGAGTCAGGAAAATAAGGGAGAGTTCCTCCGGAGTTTCCAACATGGGAACGCTGGATTCCGTACATCAAGATTTGGTACAAGGGTTGAAAACATCCCAGACCAAAACTGATGAACTCAACAAAGAGTTAAAAGAGTTGAAAGACTCTTTGAAGCCTCTTGAAAAATCAAATGAAATAGACGATGTTGTAAAATACTCCAAGATAGAGAACCGTATCAAGGAGATTGAGACCGAGATGGCAAAGATGAATCCGGTTCAGGACTATTATATGAAAAATATGGATATTCTGATAGATTATTACGGCAAATCTGTTGCGGGGTCTCACAGCTCGTTGCCAAAGGATAATAATGCCAACACTTTCATGAAGTTTTTTGGCTCTGCACCTTCTCTTACACAGGATGGCTCTTCTCGTAAACAGATGTTTGACGAGTTCATTGTTCGGATGAAGCTTTCCTCGGGTCCGGAAGCCATACAGCTCATGACAGAGCACTGCAATCAGTGCAATATTGCGAGAGAGGAGATTTCCTCCGAAGGCATTCTGGTATGTCCCAAATGCGGGTCAGAGGAATATGCTTTGGTCGTGTCGGATTTTCCTTCTTTTAGGGACCCTCCAAAGGAATGGAACAACTATGCCTACAAGAAAATCAACCACCTCAATGAGATTCTCAATCAGTTTCAGGCAAAGGAGTCCACCATCATTCCGGAAGAGGTGATGAACGAGGTCATTCTTGAGATACGCAAACGCAGAATCAGCAACATTGCAGATTTATCCGAAGAGGACATTCGACAGATTCTGAAAAAGCTTGGACGTTCAAAGTATTACGAACACCGTGCTCATATTCTGAGTCGGTTGAACGGCAATCCTCCGCCAACGATTACGCCGGAAATAGAGGACAAAATACGCGCCATGTTTCAGGAAATACAGGCACCATTCTTGCTATACTGTCCCAACGATCGAACCAATTTTTTGAGCTATTCGTACATTCTCTACAAGTTCTTTGAACTCTTAGAGCTTGACGAGTACAAGGCCTTCTTTCCGTTGTTAAAAAGCAGAGACCGACTTATCGCGCATGACCAGATTTGGAAAAAGATTTGTGACTATTTGAACTGGGAGTTTATTCAGAGCATTTAGTGTAATGCTCTCCATACAAACTTATGAGTCAAGTGCCAGACAACTCCGAAGACAACTGCGTGAGTGAGGGCGACAGTGGTCTTAGAACCTCCTTGTGGGAGAGAGAGGAGGATTCCTGGGGTGAGGACGAAGAAAAGCGCTGCTGCGTATAAAGCCATTATCCACATTTTTATTATAACCTTCCGAAAATATCTTGAAATACCTCTTTCATTTTATCATCGAGGTCGCCAAGGAACAAGAATACCGCATACACGAAAATCATCTGACCCCCGAAGGACTCAAGGTATCCCTCGAGCCCCGAACTCACTGGAAGAATGGGAATATACATATGGACCAAGTAGGTTGTCCAGAACGCAGTAATCGCAATGATGGCTATTTCAAGACCTACGTCAATCGCCTGTCTCCAGTTTGGCAGCTTCTTCCAATCCTCATCGAACTTGGCGAATATCTTTGCCATCAAATACGAGACTGCTGCTCCGAGAAAGAGATAAAAGATGGCAATACAGAACAGGTTGAATGTCAGGTTAGTAATATGTCCCCTGACGGACGGAATCGTGTTCAGTCCAATATTCGGCTTAAACTTCATTACTTAGAACGAAGGAAATTCTAACAAGCACTGGCCGTTTTGAGAACGAGTGTTGTCGGGACAGGTGGTTGTCTCATTCGCAAAGGATTCGTGAATCATGGAAAAAACCTTGGAGGGACCGCCCTTGTTTCCGGGAACGCACTTGTCGGGACCCGAGACGCATCCGACGCCAGGACAGTTGTAAAGGGCATCCGGACATTGCTGAACCATTCCACTTGGAACGAACGATAAACCAAAATACAGAGCGACTACAAGGAGCACGGAAACCCATACCCATGTAGGAATCTTTAACTTACGAGCCATTAATATTTACATAGATTTATAAGTTGCTGCTGACCCACTTTTGGTCGGTCTTGTAGCGTCGTGAACGAGAAGGAACAGTTCGCTTGGTGTAGACCGCAACAGCATTGAGCTTACGAATGGCGGAGGCCTTTCCGTATCGGGAAACGGCCTTCTTCAAGGAGGCGTGTCTCTTTGAGGTGGAATCGTTTGCATGGTATCCAGTGGAAGCTAACGAACCCTTTTTCAAAGGACCGATTCCCATCATGTGCTTCACTGTTTGCCAACGTCCAGGGGCCCCGCGATCCTTGATACACGAAGACTTGACGTACACGCCTTTCTTGTTTCTTAAAGTTTTGTGATGAGCTTTTCGGGCAATTTGACCGACCTTGCANCGGATTCCGGCTTCATAATCATCGTNCATTTTATTCTAGAGGGGATACAATCTTTTTATTCGGACAGGAACTACACTTCGCTTTTTGAACGGGAGACGACCAGGTTCCCCACAGATACATAAAAAATACAACGCACGCAAGAAGTATCAACCATTGCCACATTTTACTTATAGAAAACGAACTTTATATATACAACTTAAACTTGTTTCAACCATGGGTATTCCTTTCTATGTTGCTTCTCTGATTAGGAAGCATAAGGATATTCAGAAAACCGTAAAAGATATCGTTGAAGTGGATGTACTCGGCATCGATTTCAACTGTTTCATTCACAAATACCTAACTCCTGAAAATCCAGTAGGAAGTGTCGTAGTTGCGCTGGACAACTTGCTGACAAATATCGTGAGAGCAAAGAGAGTGTTCATTGCATTTGATGGCCTCGTTCCTTTTGCAAAAATCGTCCAACAGCGATACCGACGTTTCAAAAAACCCGAAGGCGCTCAGGAGTTTGACAAGCACCAAATCTCTCCAGGAACGCCATTCATGAAAAATCTTGAAGATGCGCTTACACTCTGCTTTCCAGAATGTAAAGTGTCCACCACACAAGAACCCGGAGAAGGCGAGCACAAGATATTTACCTGGCTTCGTCATGAGGTTCCGGAGGAGGAACGCAAGAACATATGTATCTATGGCCTGGATGCAGATTTGGTACTCATTTCAATTGCTCAACACGAACTCGGAAACATTCATCTGCTTCGTGAAAAGGATAAAAGCGACGAGTTCTCACTCTTCTCCATCAACCGTCTCATAGAGGTTCTTCCACTCAAATGGGACGAGTATGTGGTTATGTGTGTATTCTGTTTCGGAAATGATTTCATGCCACCGATTGCCATGTTCTCATTGAGAGAGGACGGATATCCACGCGCGATTCACTACTTCACTAAGAAGGACCTGATGAAGGCAGCAGAGGATGAAAGGGAGGTTCTAATGAGACGAAAGAAAGATACGGATGCTCACATTATTTCAAGGGACGGTCATGCGTTGGAAGCCCGTATTGGTGTTCATTTGATGGACGGTGTGCTCGATTGGGAAAAAGTGACGTATGCGTTTTGGAAGACGTACGAGTGGACACTGCACTACTTTCTGTATTCCGAGGTGCTGGACTGGTGCTGGTACTATCCGTATCCAGAAGCTCCACTATTGAGCACGCTCAACGACTTTGATGTTCTTAAGAAGGACGATTTCAAGTGGGAGAATCCGGTGCCTCGGTACAAAATAGAGGACCAGCTCAAGTTCATTCTTCCTGTGTCGTCGCTTGAACGAGCGAACGAAACAGCAGAATATCCGGACGAGATTTATGATGAAAATAGCGAGGACATGCGACACATGTGGATGAAGCAGTTCAAATGGGAATGCGACCCTTTCATTTCCATGCCATGGAATCCTCTGTGCAAGCCAACAACGGTGGAGTTTATCGGCGGAAACGCAGACCACTGCCAGTCATAACCATTCCTCCGCCTGAACGAAGAATGGTAATGTTTTTTGGTGGAGTCACAATGGAAGCGCCTTCACTATTTTTCAGCATATTTCCAGGAAGAACAACCGTATCCTCCGGTATGTCCTCTTCAAAGTTGTTGTTGCGAGAAGTACAGTAATCAAACTCTATTTTTGACATTTCATTTATCTTTTTCAAGGCAGATATACCAGAAGCGTCACGTGAAGACCTCCAGTACCTACGAATATGTGAAAGATAAGCATTGCGATATACCGAAGCAGGCGTTACAGCCATGCTTTTTCGCAGAATACGGAAACACTCTGCAACAGTGGCATATATTGGTTTTGACAGTCTGCGATTGACTGCATTATGTGCTCTAAACGTGAACAGCAGAAAATCAGAACGAGAATTGAAAAGGGTAGGAAACTGGGGTTTGTAGGCAGCGAGTAACTCTGTAAAATGCTCTCTACAACTAGGACATGTGATGGTGTCGCGGAACATGTCCAACCAAGTGGACATCAGTTGGCGTTCGGAAGGAGTCGGAGTGTTTGAATATAACGATGCCATGGAATGGAGGGTCATCCATCCCATCGGGCCCCATATGGCTGTCATTGTATTATTTTAACACAATCATCCCAGCCTCCATACCGCCCTCAAGAATCTCCTTGGCGATGTGAGGAGGTGTCTTCTCACTCACTGGCATTCCTGCTTTCTTGAGCTCCTNTTTCACTCTGCGGTCGGTAAGATTTCTTACGGTTTTCTTGATGGTTTTTCTCCTTTTTTCAATCCCTTTCTCCGTCATTATTCGGAGGGTTCCTTTGTGAGACTTTTTGATAGGAGGAGATTTTGCAGGGTCGCGAACAGCTTTTATCGTTCCTTTCAGAATACCTCTTGGAAACGTTCTCATGGTACTACGCTTCCTTCCTGCAGTTCGTGCAGCAGGTATGGGAGGCGGTGGTGCCTCTTCCTGGCCGATTTTTTGGATTTTGTATTGGGACATACCCTTTACTAAAAACGGACGATATAACTTTAACAGAATGTTCTACTCATATACACTATGGAGTGGCAAGCAGTGGAAGCATATTTCGCAAACGGTGTCCGTAGACTTGTCGACCATCAAATCGATTCCTTTGAAGATTTCATTCGCAATAAGATTCCACTTATAGTGCAATCCACACCTCCTATCACGGTTTGGCACGAACAGGACGAAACTTTAAAAAAGTACAAATACGAGTTTAAACTTTCGTTCGAAAACCTTACCTACATCAAGCCTCGTATTCAAGAGGCGACCGGTCGTGTGAAACCAATGTTGCCAATGGAAGCCCGTATTCGCAACTTCACATACGCCGCTCAGATGCACGCAGATGTTCGCTTCGTCGCAAGAACCTACAAAGGACCCAATCTCGATACGTATGACGAAGAGTATCGTGTCTTTGAAGGAATCTCTCTTGGCAAACTTCCTGTCATGCTCGGGTCATCTCTCTGTCTACTCAAGGACTATCCCATGCGCTCCGACGAGTTCGGTGAATGTCCTTACGACCCCTTCGGATACTTCATCATTCACGGAACAGAAAGAACGATTCTCTGTCAGGAAAAGGTGGCGGACAACCGTATCATGATTTTCCAAAGCAAGAAATCGTCTTCCAAGTACACGTATTCCGTGGAGTTCAAGTCCCTTCACGAGAGTTTCACGATGCCTCCCAAGAAGCTTGAGATTCGTCTTTCCTCCAAGTTCAACGGATTCGGATATCCACTCCTTGCGTGTGTTCCTCGCTTTCGTGAGGACATTCCAGTTGTCATCTACTACCGTGCTCTTGGCGTAACATCCGATGCTGAGATTGCGAAACTCATTTGGGGAAATCTGGAGGACGAGCACGTAGAAATGCTCGGTGCCTCTTTCCGAGATGCTGCTGAATACGGCATCTTTACACAACAAGAGGCCATTCAGTACTTGACCGGACATCTTCAGTACACCACCAATCAGGAGGACAAGTGCGCGTATGTTCGTTCGTTGTTGAACAGCGAGTTCTTGCCTCACGTTCGTCTCTCTGGCGAAAACGCAGAGCAGAATGTCCTTGCTTCTCGAAAGACAATCCTTATGTCATCCATGATTCGTCGTATCATTCTCACTGTCTGCAAACAGATTCCAATGGACGACCGTGATGCCTATCCAAACAAGCGAGTTGTGACCACCGGGTCTCTTTTGATGCACCTGTTCCGACAGCTCTTTCAGAAGGTGTGTAACGACACTCGTAACGAGTTCGTTCAAGAGGTGAACAACGACAGCTGGAAAAAGGGCACACCAAGGCCCATGGATATTCTCAACATCAACAACTTGTACAAGATATTGAAACTATCAACCATTGAGGGCAAACTCAAACAGGCACTTGCGACCGGAAACTTCACGGTTCAGGGTCTGGGAACATCCAACTCCACCTCGCTTTCCAATGCGACCAAGGTAGGTGTTTCGCAGGTATTGGCTCGTATGTCGTATACCTCCACAATCAGTCATTTGCGACGTATTCAGACACCCGTTGAAAAATCGGGCAAGCTGCTTGCTCCAAGAAAACTGCACGGAACCTCTTGGGGCTTCATCTGTCCTGTGGAAACTCCAGAGGGTCATTCGGTTGGTATCGTGAAGAACATGGCGATGCTTACAAGTGTGACACAGCACATTCCATCCAATACTGTGCTTCATTTCTTGAAAGACCTGGGCGGAATCGAATTGATTTCGGAACCGAAGGTGTATCAAGGAACATCTATCTCGTTGAACGGAGTCATGCTTGGATATACCTCCGAACCAAATACGTTGGTGACCTCATTGAGACAGGCCAAGCGAACGTTCCGTCTTCATCCTCATACTTCCATTGCTTGGTACACGTTGATGAATACGATTATCATTGAGACCGATGGAGGGCGTGTTGTTCGTCCGGTCTTCATCGTTGGCGCTCCGTTTCCACCGGTTGAAAAGCGCAGACACTGGAACGAGTGGGTCAAGTCCTGCGTGGAGTTTGTGGATGCTTCCGAAGTTGAGACACTGCGAATCGCTGTTCGTAAAGAGGATATACATGCGTCTCACACTCACTACGAGATTCATCCCTCTCTCATTCTGGGACACATGGCATCCACGATTCCTCTGTCCGACCACAATCAGTCCCCCAGAAATACCTACCAGTCCGCCATGGGCAAACAGTCCATGTGTATCTATGCGCGCAACTTTGCAAAGAGACTTGACAAGAACGCGTATGTTCTATGCTCTCTGACTCGTCCGATTGTGGAAACGCGTATCATGAACATTCTCAAGATGCACGAAATGCCGTTCGGTACAAATGCCATCGTAGCAATCGCCTGCTACGGAGGATACAATCAGGAGGATTCCATTATCATGAACAAGTCATCTATTGCGCGTGGCATGTTCCGTGGCATCTACTACACGATGTACAAGGATGAAGAGCACCGAAATGTGACGTCAGGTCGTGAAGAGAAGTTCATGCGACCCCAAAAGCACAATACTCGCAAGTTCAAGAACACTTCGTATGCTGCGATTGCGGACAACGGAATACCCATTCTTCACTCCACGATTCAGGAGAATGATGTGGTAATTGGCAAGGTCGTCAATCTCAAGAACGATACCAACGGATACCAGTTCCGAGATGCGTCCACCACTCACAAGAACTCCGAACCCTGCCGCATTGATGGTGTGTGGCAGGACAAGAACTCCGATGGATATCCGTTTATCAAGGTGCGGTGTGTATCGGAACGTCTTCCACAAATCGGGGACAAGTTCTCTTCACGACACGGACAGAAGGGAACCGTCGGAATGCTGTTGAACGAGGAGGATATGCCATTCACTGCGAGCGGACTCCGACCCGACCTGATAATGAATCCTCATGCGGTTCCTTCTCGTATGACAATCGCTCAGTTGATGGAGAACATCTATGGCAAGATTGGTGTGCGCAGAGGAACACTCGGAGACGGAACGCCGTATTCCCATCTCAAGGTGGAGGAGCTCAAAAAGCATATGCTTGATCTCGGTTTACATCCTTATGGAAATGAGATGATGTATAACGGCCAGACCGGTGAAATGATGGAGGCCGAAATCTTCGTGGGACCGACCTTCTACCAACGATTGAAGCACATGGTGATTGATAAGAAACACTCTCGAGCAAGAGGACCGATTGTATCTTTGACACGTCAACCCTGCGAGGGACGTTCAAGAGATGGCGGTCTTCGTGTGGGTGAAATGGAACGGGACTGTATGATTTCGCACGGTATTTCGGCGTTCACCAAGGAAAGGTTGATGGACGTATCCGACCCTTTCCCAACCGGTATTTGTAAGACCTGTGGTACGCTTGCGGTTGTCAACGAAGAGGAGGGCATCTATTCCTGCGGTTCGTGTGGAAATCAGACCGATTTCGTCCAGAAGACCATTCCATATGCGATGAAGTTGTGGATGCAGGAGTTGGAGGCTATGCACATCGTTCCACACATGCTTATGGGTTAAATGTATGGCATAAGTATTGGATAATGCGCACTGCTATTCTGTTTACAGGAGGACTGCGAACGTTTGACAGAACAGCCCCTTTTTTGTTTGAAAACCTAATCAAGCCCAATAATGCAACGATATTTGTTGCATGTGAGACTCAGAATGACCCAACCGAGATACTTGAAAAGGCGTTTCCAGGAGTGGAAGTTGTCGTTTCCTACAAGCCTTCGTATCGGGACACTGAGTTTGAAAGGATTGCGAACGATTGTTTGTACAACTCTGACCATGCGGGTCTTCAGCCAGGAGTCTTTTTGCGTTCGGGATGGGATATGCACTGGACGATTGAGTGGTTGAAAAATATGAGCGGAAGCATGGTACAGTGGCACCAACTTGCGAAAGCATGGGAAATGGTGGTGGAATATGANATTATTCACAACATCAAGTTTGATGTNTGTGTCAAGAGCAGATTCGATATTCTTCTGAAAGAGAGGCTGGACTTGGTTGCATTTTTTTTGGGGTCGCCTTCTACAGAGGAGGAGATGCGTTCACTTGGAAGCGAGCGTATGAAAAAGGCACCGTATGTTGCCACTAATGGATACGACGACCCTCCAGGAATATTGGGAACGCGAGAGAATACGGTATGGACACTTGCAGTTGAGTTGGTCATTATTGCCAAGCGCGATACCTTCGAGCCTTTGACGAGTACGTTTAGTAAGTATGGAAAGTGGGACTCGGGCCTGAAGTATTCTTTCAACTCGGAAACAACTTTTCATCAGCACTGCAAAAGTTTGGGGTATGTACACTATGCTTACCAGGATTTGGGGTATCCTCTCTACTACTCTGGAAATGTCAATGACAGTCCCTGGGTGTTCGTCATTTTAAGGTAGTGCGTCGCCCTTAGATTTTTTTCCTGCTATAGAACATAACTACGAAATGGGAGGAGGTTTATTACAACTCGTCAGCTATGGCGCACAAGATATTTACATTTCAGGTAATCCACAAATTACCTTCTGGAAGGTTCTCTTCAAGAGACACACCAACTTCGCAATGGAGTCCATTGAAGTCACCTTCAACGGACAAGCCGACTTCAACAAACGTGTGACTGCCGTCATCAATCGTAACGCCGATTTGATGTACCGAACATACGTTCAAGTAGTCTTACCAGCAGTTGATTTAATCAACAATGCTACTCAAATCAATCGTTTCCGTTGGTTGAACTACATCGGTCACCGATTAATCAAGACTGTAGAGCTTGAAATTGGAGGTCAACGAATTGACCGTCAATACGGAGACTGGATGCAAATCTGGACCCAATTATCTCAAGATGCCGGAACCATCTCTGCTCTTGATGATATGATTGGTAACACCCACGACTTAGTCCTTGTCAAGGACAGACGTGGATATGCCTTGGACGTTTCATGTGCTGGTGCCGAGTTGACCAACTCTTGTGCTCCACGTGCCGGAACCCCAGCCAAGACTCTCTACATACCTCTCCAATTCTGGTTCTGCCGAAATCCTGGTTTGGCTATTCCATTGATTGCTCTTCAATACCACGAAGTCCGTATCAACGTTGAGTTCGAACAATGGTTGAACTGCGTCTACTACGAGTTGGTTGCTGGACAGACTGCTGCTCCTACTTCCATCCAATCCTTGACTGCTGCTTCTCTCTACATTGATTACATCTACTTGGATACTGAGGAACGACGACGATTCGCTCAACAAACCCACGAGTACTTGATTGAACAACTCCAATACACTGGTGCTGAGTCAATCACTTCCTCATCCAACAAGATTCAGTTGAACTTCAACCACCCAGTCAAGGAACTTGTCTGGATTGTCCAACGCGACTCTTATGTTGACTGCACTCCTAACCAACCATTCATTACTGAGGTTAACGGTATGCAACCATTCAACTACACTGATGACTTCANTACTGAGGGTATCGTCATGGATGTCCTTGGTCGTGGTTCTTTGGGAGGTGGTTCAACTGTCATCGTCCCAACCACTGCTGCCGATGGTCCATCTGGTCCTTACTTACCAGGTTTGGGAGTCCAATCCGGTCCATCCCTCCAAGGTGCCTCTTGGTTGGATTCCAACATTGGTCCAGGAGGAAACGATTCTTCCATCGTCTTCGAGGACACCACCAACTACTTGCTCGCCAAAGTCATCCTTGCCTCTGGAGTCAAATGCGAAGGAAAGAACCCAGTCGAAGTTGCCAAGTTGCAACTCAACGGACAGGACCGATTTACTGAGCGTGAAGGCCGATATTTCGACCGTGTCCAACCATTCCAACACCACACTCGAACTCCTTCCCGTGGTATCAACGTCTACTCCTTCGCAATCAAGCCAGAGGAGCACCAACCATCTGGAAGCTGCAACTTCTCTCGTATTGACAAGGCTACTCTCCAACTCACTGTGTCCGTCAACACTGTGCGATCTGGACGAACTGCCCAAGTGCGTGTATATGCAGTCAACTACAACGTGTTGCGTGTAATGTCTGGTATGGGAGGTCTTGCCTACTCCAACTAAACACTGGGTATGCGTGTTTATATATTGTTAGTGTGCTAGCAGTATAGGCTAGGGTTTAGCCATCATTTTANAGTGAGTTTTCACTCTGCAATGAGTTTACTTGTCAAGTACAAAAATACCGATTCCGTTCCACCAACCATTCTTTCTAACATCGCTTGGCATTTGCTCCGATTCATCCACAAATACTTCTGTTCGATAAAGAACTTTGACACCGCAATCAAGAAGAGCATCATACGTTCCTTTTCTTACCTGTTCCCAATTCCAGTCATCAATCATTANTATACAATGCTTGCTGAGTTTTGAAAGATAGTATGAGATTGCGGTATACTGGTCATGATAGGTATGACCTCCGTCGTATAGATAGATATCAAATACCGGAAGTTGGTCAACATTGACTTTCCAGGAATCGCTTTCAATCAACTGATACGTGCTTTCTCCCTTGTATTTTTCCAACGCATTCACCAAAATATCCTTATTTCCATTGAACTGAGACCAGTTGTCAATAAATGTTGCTTCAATCTTATTTCCGTATAGAGCACTTATACTCGAACTTCCGTACCAGGTTCCAATTTCAAGATACTTTGCATTTGGCAAGGAACATATNTTGTTGTAAAAATGACGTGTCTTTGAACCGGACATTCCTTCATACGCAAGAATATCAGGGGTCACTTTTGACTTCAATGCTTCTGCATCTGCAATACAGCGTTTGACATGCGCAACAATGTCCATATTTCTATTATCGCGATTATACAGTGTAAATGAAGTATTTGATTTATTTTACAGTTGGGTTTTCAAGAAAGTATATCAATATTCTACAGTTGTCGATTCGTTCATTACGTCGGTACTATGATGGAGATATCCTCGTGATTTGCGACGAATCTTTCAAAACCGAGTGTATTGAAAAATTNGGTGGCAATATAATCTACTTTTTGCAGCCCGATACAAAATCAGGACCAGANTCTTCCATGAACAAGCTGAAGATTTTCAATTTCCCAAATATCGGATTGTATGATAAGGTTCTCTTTCTTGATTCCGATATCTTAGTACACACACCTATTATTCCAATTCTTGAAGGAATACAACGACCTGGTTATTTGTATTGCTACTCTGAATCCAAAAATCCAGAGGACAACTCGTTGGAATACTGGTCATTCAATACCTACACTCCTTCCGAGATTGTAAGATTTCGTCGGGAAAACATACTTCCGTTCAATGCAGGCACGTTTGCATTTNTTCGGTGCGATGAAATGAAAGAACATTTCAANAATATTCTTACTATGGTTTCAACTCACAGAGGAGAGTATTACTACGAACAGTCCTTTATGAACGTATACTTCAACCGAATAAATATGACGGATAGAACTCTCTTTACCGACCAAAACTATAGAATGCACAGTATTCCAGATGACGAATGTCTCGAAGGAAAAATCATACACTTTGCAGGAGACCCAAGTAACGGAAGCAAAAAGATAGTCAAGATGAAACAGTATTCCATATCATTTTTAGAGGATACGGATATAGTCGTATTTGATACACGTGATGAGTTGATAGATACCATTGTTCCTAAAGGAATGAGATATGCAGAAATCGGAGTGTTTGAAGCAATGTTTTCCGAAAAACTGTGTAAGATACTTTTACCAAGATTTCTTGTATTGATTGACCTCTTTGAAGGATTGATTACATCCGGAGACCAAGATGGAAATAATCTAAAAACTGCAGATGTTTCAAAAACTTACAAGTATTTAGTCGAATATTCCAAACAGTATCCTGCACTTTTAAAGGTTCTCAAAGGAGACAGTTCCACACTTTTGAAAACATTTGATGATAATACCTTTGACATGATATATTTGGATGGAGACCATGAATACAAAGGTGTAGTAAAGGACCTAGAAGTCGCTTATCAAAAAATCAAACCGAACGGATGGTTGATGGGACATGATTATGAAATGAATATGAAAAAGGCTAAAACAAGCTGTCATTTCGGAGTGAAACAGGCAGTTGACGAGTTCTGCGAAAGATACAATCAACGAATCTATGCGAAAGGAATGGATGGATGCGTATCCTTCGCAATTCAACTTAAAAAGTAGGAATGTATAACTATAAATGTCCTGGAAAGCAGACGATATTATAAACACGGACAGATACCTTGCAGCTTTTCCAAATGACTATTTCAAAACAGACGTATTCTATACCGGTCCGTGCTTTTGGAGAGGAAAAGTGGCATATCTTCCGAAACCGTGGCAATCATTGATTGTAGTCGGACACTCGGACTACTGTATAACCGAGGAGATTGCAAACAGATATCCCAAAGCAAAATGGTACTGTGTCAATAAACAGACAACAAAGGTAAACGGCTTGCCCCTAGGAATAACCAACGACTGTGCGGATGGAGATGTTCATCGTATTTTTGGAAACATTCCTATGATGGTGGAAGTTGCTTCCCAGCCACGTGAGATTCGTAACCTTATGTATATAAACTTTGAGGTCTGGACATATCCTGCAGAAAGACTGCCTATTCTGGAAAGATTTCAAAATGAGTCTTGGGTGACCCATGAAAAAAGTGTAATATCAATGGAAGGTCGCAAACACTATTTGCAAAGTGTTCGGAATCATACCTTTGTAGCATGTCCTCGTGGAAATGGAATCGATACACATCGCTTGTGGGAAACTCTTTACATGGGAAGTATTCCGATTGTAAAGAAGGACCTTGCACATTCCGATTGGCTGGATTTGCCAGTGTTATGGATTGATGATTGGAATCAGTTGAACGAACAATATTTGAGAGAACAGGAAATAGTAATCCGAAGCAGAGAGTGGAACATGGAAAAACTCAAGGTTGGATATTGGATTAAGAAGATTTCTCAAAAATAGCCCATCCGTTTCCTTCATATGGCGTACCGTCCACAAATTTCCATTCAGGAGAGGATGCCAAAAAGTTTTTGACCTCATTATTTTTTGCAGCTTCTGTATCATCGAGTAAAAATACTTTGATGCTAGAGATGCCAATAAGCTTTTGAAATTCGAAATAACTAAGATACTCTCCTCCGTCCAAAATTACCACTTCTGGATTGTTTGGAGGAACATAAGGAGTTGACCAAAAGTTCTGACTATCCTCCTGATGCCACTCTCTTGAAAGATTGGGAAATTTTACATATACTGTCTGAAAGGATGGAAACTCGTTGTCATCCAAAATACGTCCGGTTATGATGTTTATTTGCGGCTCATCCTTCCATGTCATAATTGCTTCTCTTGCTCTCATTCTATTAATTTCATAACTCTGGAGAACTGCATCTTCATNGGGTCTTCTACAAAATCCTTCAAATACTGCACATGTGCTTCCTCGGCCGTTCCAACTTCCGATTTCAAGATATCGTGTGAACCGAGTATCTGCTGCATAGTCCGATATTCTTTTACCAAAGTTTGAAGTAACCTTAATCTGACCTGTATTTGCGATTGGATTTGAAAAACGTTTCATGACTCTTCTCCATTGAGCTCTTAACTTGTTCTTGTAAGCACTCATGTCGACTGGAACATACACAAAGTTCTCCAACAGTTGGAACAGGTGCTCTACGGAATTAAAAAAGTGAACGTTTGGAGAGTCTGTGAAGAGGTTATAAAAATCCGCATTATCGAGCCACAGATTGTTGTCATCAAACTCCTTTAATGGTTCAGGGGTGTTTCCTCTCCAATATGCGGTTATGCTTTGAATCGGAATAGTGTTCATCATTTCTCTGCTTGGAAAAAACATAGGAAGTCCTGCAGTATACTGTTCAAACATGCTCATGGTGCTGATTTCATAAGGAAAGTGGATTATACCCCGATAGTTGCCAAGCTCTTCAAACCGAAAGAAATCGGGTCGTTTTTCAACAAGTGGATGGTCAGGAAGACTTCCACGATAAAGCATGAAGGTTGATTTGGTCGGTCGGTAGGTTGTATTCAAGTAATCGCATAATGATGGGATATAAATCGAATTGAGACCAACTCCTTTTCTAGTATAGAGGACATCTGCCTTGTTATTGGATACGATTGTCAACAATCCACGCTCTCTCATCGAATGCAGACGTTCGTGATAGTATTGCCGCAACGAAAGATTGTTTGCAAAGCAGAATGGAATATCGTATCTGCACGTATTCATGAGAAGAATGGGCTTGTTGTATCTTTCAAAAATCATCGCAAAGGAGTTTGGATGTCCGCAGATGAATCCGTCGAACTGTCTGAGAAAACTGTCGTATTTCTGACAGAAAGCGTCTATCAACTTAGGACTGAGCGACTCCCAAGTATTTGGATTGATGATTTCAGGGAACTTGGTCTGCTTTTTGAATGCCGGAGCATGATAACTTAGAGACCAAGCCACTACCTCTATGCCAGGATTTGCGGACTTGAAGTCCTCTATCACAGAGGCATGAAGGTCCATATTGAAAAGTTTCATTTGCTTTAAAGATACATATTAGCATTAAAACTGGCAACGCCGCTCGGCACATAAAAATCGTCGTTCCAAGAGTTCACGATGCATACTGGCAGCTTTTCATATAGGGTCGAGAGCGAGTTGCGCAGAATAACGGGTGTCGCTCCGCACAAAAGTGATTCGTAGACACGGTGCGCATCTATTCCTGTTCCCTCGGGACATAATACAAATTTTGCTCTACACAAGTCATTGTAGTATTCCTCTACGCTCAGATTGGATTTGTGAACTAACTTCGGATTGTCCTTAAAAGAATCGATACATTCATGNCAAAGTTGGCATATATTTCAATATCTCTCTCGACATTCGGTCTCTTAAAGGACATGATGAATGGCAACTGTCTGTCCACAAATCCTATCGGAATCGTTTTCAGAAGAGGATGCGAAACTGTTGTATTGATTGCATAGATACGGATTGCATAAGGAAGAAGGNATTCCAGTTCACGTGGTCNGAACGGTCGGTCGGTATTGTGAACCACCCAAACAAACTTTTTGCGAAAGAGTGGAATCTTATACAAAAGGTCTCCGTTGATGAATACCCAATCGCACCTGTCTGCGAACGTTTTTCCAGAAATCATCTTTTATTAACATAGTAAAGGAAATGGTAAATGTCTTTTCATTCTGTATTTATGGACCACCAAATCCTAGGTACTATCCTGGTCTCATTCAGAATGTCCAGTTGATAAAGAAATATTATCCAGGTTGGTATGTGTTTGTGTATGTAGGGTCTGATGTTTCTGATGATTTGATTATTCAGCTTCGAGGCTATCCTCATGTCATTCTGCGCTTCACAAATATAACCGGTCCTGGAAATATGATTCGCAGGTTCTTTGCGATAGATGAGCCTGGTGTTGATCTAATGATGGTGCGCGATGCTGACAGTCGCATTCATTGGAAGGACCGCTGGGCAATAAACGATTTTTTGAGAAACAAGTTTTTTATCGCTCACACGATTCGGGACAATATTGACCACACCTCTTTTATCATGGGCGGTCTTTGGGGAATGAGAAAAACAGACTTGAATATTCAGAAGGAATACGACGACTTTACCAACAATCCTGTAGACTGCGGTGTCGGTCATGACCAGAGCTTTTTGATAAAACGAATATATCCAAAAGTGTTAACAAAACTTCTCGTTCACTACAGTCATGAAAAGGTTTTTTACCAGAACGAAAAGGGAATAAAGTTTCCATTCCCCTGGATAAACGATATCTACTGCGGTAGAATAGAGGATGAAACTTTTCGAGACGAACCCGGTCCTGTTTCAAACGTTAAAAAGTTTCCATGGTCTTAATAAATGGAAGAAGGTATGAGAAAAATAGGCTCACGAGCTCAAGTTATGCACGGAACCGCACACCACACTTCGGGTGGATTGACACGAAAGGACTTAAAGTACAATAAGTCGGGCAGAATTGTTTCCGCAAAGAAATCACACACTGCCAGACGTGAAAAGAGACTTGAGAAGCACGGATACAAGACTCGCAAGGGCAAGTTCGGTGCTGTCAAACATGATTAACAAGATAGATTAGTTCCGCTGTTCGTATTGTAAGAAATACATCCAAGCAAGAACCGTCCATCAAGGATTGTCATACGATAATCGTTGCTTTGCGGAAAGTAGTAGCGAATGGGCATGGCTGTCTTCGCCGCAATGATTTGACGAGTTGCTGCTACCACGTCACTTGGATTCTGTTGTCGGTAAGGAGCACCGGAAACATCCAAGGGGTATCCAAGAGTTGCTCTATTTGTTGTTAGGGGCTGTGCGCTCATTTGTTATGACGACAGAAAATGGATTTTACGCAGAGTAAATATTGAAACGTAAGATGAATATATTTTACCTACATCCTGATCCAAGTAAGGCAGCGAAATACCACTGCGACAAACACGTTGTAAAAATGATAATCGAATCGGCCCAGATGCTATACTGTGCTCATTGGGTTCTCAATCCGGAAGGTCTTCCAGAAAATGCATACAAAATGGCGCACAAGAACCATCCATCCACCATCTGGGTACGTGAGAGCTACGACAACTACATATGGCTATGCTCTCTTGCCTGGTGGCTCTGCAAAGAGTACCAGCATCGGTATGGAAAGAATAAGATCCACAAAACGGAGGCACATATAGAGTGGCTGGTCACACATCCTCCAGAAAACATACCAAAAATAGGCTATACAACAGTAAGACTGGCAATGCCAGAGGAATACAAACGAGAAGACCCGGTTGAGGCTTATCGTTTATTTTACAAAGAATCCAAGTTGAAATCACGAAACATTGTCAACTATACTAAACGTCCCTGGCCCGAGTTCTTGGCAAATACTGATTAATTTACATTGATTATACAATTTCTTAACGTCTACGACGACCTCCCATTAACATAGGAGGAGCGCATGGCTCGTTCAATACGAGTGCGTAGAAGGGATAGTAGAAGTATGGAAACAAGAAATCAAGAAACGCCCAACCAACGGAACCATATTTTACATAGGACAAACGAGAGGCACCAATACCGAATAGAATACTTGCAATGATTCCGATGGTGATGGTAAAAACACTCCCCCCGGAGACGATGGATAAGAGACCGGTGTCTCCGACGGTTTGGGTCTGTGGTGGTTGATCGGGCTGTGCAGCTGGAGGAGGAGCAGGAGCAGGTGTTGAGTCACTCATTTATAAATGCGTAAAGATACTTTCATGCCGAGACACCGTACTTAATAAATGAGTGACGACTTGGTAGTAGCTAAAACTGTTCAAACAGCACCTATCCGTATTCTTGCCGAGGGTCTCAAATCTATGTTGGTCGAAATGAGTTTGGTATTCGACAAAGATGGTATCCGAATGATTGCAATGGACAATACGCGTACCGTGCTGACTCATATGCGACTCCATGCAAACAAGTTTGAGCACTACGAGTACAATCACAGCGCTCCAAAGTTGGATGTCGGGCTCAATACCGACCACTTTTATCGCGTGGTTAAAACCGTGACAAACGACGACACCATCACTTTTTCCGTTTCAAAATCCGAATCCAATCATCTTACCATCACCCTTGAAAACGGCGAGAAGAAACGCCGTATTCGCTACCGACTCAATCTGTTGGATAGAGATGAAAGCGATATGACCATGCCCGATACGGAGTTTGCTACACGTATTACCATGCCTTCGTTGGATTTCCAAAAGATCTGTCGCGATATGACCCTGCTCTCCGCAAAGACTGTCGATATCAAGAATGTTGGCAACACGCTTACCTTCACTTGTAAGGGACCGTTCGCGTCTCAAACCGTGACAATGGGAGATACTGCGTCTGAAATGGCGATTGTGAAGAAGGAGACGGATGAGATTGTTTCCGGTACATATTCCTTGCCACATTTGGTGCTCTTTACCAAGTGTTCCAATCTCAGCAACAACTTGGAGATCCATATGAAAAATGACTGGTTTCTCATGATTCGGTACGTGATTGCCAATCTGGGCGACATCAAACTTTGCTTAATGCCATGTTCCAGCTAAAGTATTTACTATCAATCTTTATTCTAATAAGTATGGAAGGCTTCAAACCAATATTTGACAATGCAAGTGTTGCATTTGATAACTACATTAAGGAACACGGAGAAGAAGAGCTCTTTTCCTCGTTTCGTTTACATCCTGAGATTTATGGATTCATTCATAACGGCGACAATCCTCCAGATGTTGAGGCAGTTAAGATTGCAATGACTATCTCTCCCGATCTTTACAACTTATATGTTTCAAGAAACAAACATAAGAAGGTTTTAGGATATGGAAACTTGACCGTAAGATTTAGTTCCTATGACAATCTTGATAGTCGTCACATTATGATGAATGCAATCTTGTGGAATACGGTGAAAGAGCCTATCAATCGCGTTGTAGAAGTGGGAGGAGGATTTGGTAACTGGAGACGATTGAATCCAGATATCAAACATTGGACGATTGTTGATTTGCCGTTTGTTTGCAAGCTGCAGGACTGGTATTTGAAAGAACATGGATTAACGTGCGAAAGAGAGGTTCCAAAAGAGATTGATTTGGTTATAGGAACACACAGTCTGAGTGAACTTAGTTGGGATACCTTTGAGAAATATTTTTATGACATTGTCATGCGTTCAAAGTACTTTTTTTACTCCTATCATCTTTTCAGTACAGGAGAAGAGTTGGTTCAAAGAAAGATTGCGTTGATTGAAAAATATTTTGATTTAGTGGTGTACATTCCTTCCGAAGATGGAAACTGTGCAAACTGCGTATATAAAATAAAACCAATCGATCCGA